CACACACAAAAAAAAAAAAAAAAAAAAAAGAAAAAAAAAGTGGAGGGGAGGGGGGGGGGGGCCCCCCCCCCCCCCCCCCCCCGCTTTTATGTCGACTCTTAACCGGTCTCTTAAGAGACCACATTCGAATGTAGTAAAAACATTAATCTTAACTGATCAATAAGGTTATAAAACAATGGTAAACAAATTAGAATCCACACGTTACACACTCGCTAACATTATTGAGTTAGTGACGGCTGTAATGTATAAGGTAGAAGGGAATGGTGTAAAGTTACCTGAACCTGCTCCAAATTCAGACGGATGCCCAGATGGTGATTACACTGAACGTTGTATCCAAGAAACAGTTGCACTTGCGATCAAGAATAATCTTGATGTGTGCCCAGTAGAGGAGAACGCGTAAGATGTTAACAAGTTACTCAAAACAGTTAGCAGACGATTTAACCGAAGAGTTCTCTCGTCAAGGTACAGCAGTCGTATTTAACCAAGCGGGCACGTTCCAAGATTTATTGGGTCGTACGATGCCAGGTCTTATCGAAGAAAACGGTGTTGCGGTTTCATTAGATGCAAATCAATTAAAAGACTATCAACGTCAGTCTGGTCATGGTCAACAATTAGAAGCGATGGCTGAAATCTACGCTAAACCGTTATTACAGCGTTTAGACGTATTACGTAACCAAGTGTTACCTTTCATCGATCGTGTTGCTGCGGGTATCCGCTCGCAATATAATGAAGGTTTCTATAAAGTATCTGATATTCAAGAAATTGAATTCGCTGATATCTATAAAACCAAAACTTTCTTAGATTACATCCAACGTCATGCACCATTGGCTAATTCACAAATCCAAAATGTGACTATCCAATCTGGTTTCATGGATCGCAATGAAGATGATATTATTGGTTTATTAAAATCTGGTAATACTTCATTAGATGATGCATTGGTTGATATGATCGCACGTCATCCATCTAACTGGTTAACTGATGTCTATACTCGTTATCTTGTAAATGGTAATATCGTCCCAACTGGTTTACGTGCTCCACATCAGAGTGAATTAGTTGATGAAATCGTGGTATTGTATTTCATCCATGCTTCATTATTAGCAAACGATGTTATCGATGGCACTGTAAATATCCCATTAGTACAATATCGCAATTACTTATCTGAAACTTTTGCTCAGTTAGGTGGTTTATTAAATCGTTACGTGAACCAAATCAACTTAGTTGATCAAGGTGGTCAAGTAGTGGCTTTCAAAGATGAAAACACTAACGTGATCTACGTATACAAAACCAACTATGAAAAATACCTTGAGCAAGGTGGTAATGCAGATGCGGTATTAGGTGCAGTAGCATTAGGTTCAGTAGGTAATATCAACGACCTACTTGAAAATACTGAGCGATATGCCAATGAATTCAACCGTGCTTACAACGAACAAATCAATGCAGTAAAAGCGGCTTTCCGTTCAAACTACATCCGTTTGTTCCCACAAGTGTTCATTGAAGAATTGAAGAAAGAACCTTCTGATTTCGTAGCTTTATTTGTACAACCTGGTACAGTGATTCCTGAAACAGGTTTCTCTTATAGTGATCTCTCTGGTCGTATCTTAAACTCACTTGCTCCAACGCAAGGTTACGACAACATCTATGATTTCACTAAAGCACTGATTTTAGATATCGGTTTATCACATTACAGCTTAGGTGTATTCTATCGCAAAGTAGAACAACAAATGAAAGCAACTGGTGAGGAAGATCCACAAGTTGCAACCTTCGCTGTAGCAGTAGATGAGTTAGTCAAAGAAATCTTAGCTAACGCAACGGTGAGAACTAAACTAGGGCTATAATTATGGCTAGTTTAAGAAAGTGTAATTGGGCTGGTCAGGTGGTAACACTTGACCATTTCATTCATAATACTACCATTGCACTTGAGTCAGCGATTGAACTTGATACTGACGTTTCCAATGAAGGTGTAAGCGATGCATTAAAAAACTTCGCTAAGAAAACCATCGCATTATTGAAACGATTCCTTGAGAACATTAAGCAAACGATCAAAGCACTTTTCGCTAAATTGGGTGTGGGCGTAACGATCAAAGATCTCATGGATCTATTAGGCGATATCCGTAAGTCACGTGAGATCAACTTCTCTTTCCTTGAGTTGAAGAAACTCACCAAACTTGGTTGGAATGTTGAAGTCACCACAACGGATGGTAAGAAGGCTGAATATACGGCAAAAGATTTGCGAAATGGTTATGATGCTTATGCAACCGCAACTTTACGTATGATCGACTTTCTAAGACATTCAAGAAACATCGAGCTGATGACCGACAAAGGTGTTGCTCAGATGATGTCTTCTGCTATGGATGATACGTATATGCTGTTTGGTTCTAAACCAACTCGATTTGTGTATCACAATAATGAGTTTGGTATCATCCACGATGAAATCGCAGAAAGTAAAACACTGATGCCATTTGCTTACCAAGCTCACATTGCTGAAGATGATATCAACTATCTCATTGAAATCATGAAGCGCTATGAGATCACAGGTCCATCAAGTAAGTTCATTGAAAGAAATATTGATCTATCATTAAAATGTCTATCCGACATCGAGGACTGGATTGGTGAGAGCTTTTTGAATCGTGATTATCTGCGCAATATGAAACGTTTGATCTCTGACGTATTTAAAGTCACGATCAGTGATGTGAGTGTCAGTCTGGTTCGTGGTATCCATGGTGTTTACCGTGTTTACTCACAGGCTGTAAGACGTCTCAAGTACAGTGATAAAACAGAATAAAAATAGAGGAGATATCTATCTATGAATTATAATGATATCACCGATGATATCTCCCTATCATCGGTTTTAACTCGTGATCCTAAATATATCTTAGGGTTACTAGAAGAAACAAAAGACGATCGAATCATCGTTAAAAAACCGCTTGATGTTATCTATCCGGAAAACTATCTAACGAAGAAACTAGCCAAACTTGACCAAGACTTAACTGTACTTGGTATCGTGGCGCTAGTTGACCCGCAAACCAATAAATATGCTGTATTGTCCATCCCAGGTATGATCACAATTCCGATCACTGAGATGAAACAATTCACTTATCAAGATGATGTTTATCGTGTCCTTTCGTTAGATGCTTACGATACACTAGTCCTTAATACGAATATCGTTAAGGATGAGACATTGGACTACTACATGTATAACTATTTCGTTGAGTTAGCGCGTATTCCGTGGTATCTCAATTACTTGGATATTTTAAATATCTACAGTAAAGATAGTTACTACATCGGTCAGAACTTGATTGATATTCCTCAGGTACTTGAGATGTTACTCGCTAACATTGCACGTGATCCGAAGAATGACAAGTTCATGTATCGCGATAAATTAAAATCCATGGATGATATCAAAACCAATCCACCATCTTGGGTACCACTTCGAAATGTATCCTTGGGTAGTGTGGATACCTATAGTAAATTAATGGGTTCTTATTTCGAGGAAGGACTCACTTCTGCACTCGCAGATAAGTCTAAGAAAATGACTCGTATCGAAAAAGTATTGAGAAGTTAAGGATAGAGAGATGACCGAATATGAATCGCTCGTAGAGAGCCTCAGAATCGCTTATGGAGACGAGTTCTCTAAAATGGCGACCATCATCAAGGGTAACGAAAATACCCCGCTCTATCATATCTCCTTTGACGATAAGATCAAATCCTTCGTTCCTCGTTTCTCAACTAAGTTAGTGAATGGTGAATCAAGAGCGATCCCCCGTACTTCTACCTCATCAAGTATACTAGGTTGTATGCTTGGTTTTGGTGACATCGGACGTGGGTATCTTAATAATGCTTTTGATAGTAAGCGAGATAATACTCTCTATATCTATAAGATGGAGTATGGTCTCGCCGTTAAACCATCAAAAGATCTTGTACCTGATGTAGATTATACAGATGAACATTGGTTGATTGCAGCCAGTGTCAATACTCGTGAATATAAAGGTCAGATTACCGGTAAAGGATTCTTATCTAATATCGGTATTGATCTTTTACGTAATGGGTGTATCTATAACTATACTTGGTATTTCAGTTTAGATGAGAAAACGAAGTTCATTAAAGGACTTGATTTAGAACCAGGTTGTTACCGTATTAACTTACTGGATATCGGTGGGTATGATTTTATCCCGAAAGTCGGTGATAATATCAAGGTGGAAAAGATAACGAAAGATGAGTTCCTCTTCCATGAAGGAAGACGAATCGAATCGATCTCTAATAAACGCCTTTATTAAAGAATAAGAAAGTAGGAAATACTCATGAGTCAAATTAAACTCAACTCAGAAGTACTACTTGGTGTGAATAAAGCAGGCACATTGAAACCTGATGCACAAGGCTGGTATGATGTGATTTTGGGTGCATTAGAATACCCAAATAGCTATGGTGCCGTCTATAAGCAAGATCCAGTTCAACAACTTTTAAATGGTGATAGTATCTTTGCTCGCCGTTTACGTAAAGGTTGTTTGATTGGTGAATTAGGTCACCCGATGCCTGAACCTGGTCAGACTCAAGAGCAGTACGTAGCACGTGTGATGCGTATCGATGAAAAATTCGAATCGCACACAATCAAAGAGGTTGTAATCGATACTACTTTGAAAGATGCTAAAGGAAATCGTTATATCGGTATCCGTGGTAAAGTAAAACCATCTGGTCCGTATCGCGATGTCTTAATCCAAAAATTCGCAGACCCAGATATGAACGTTTGCTTCTCCGTTCGTAGCTTTACGAAAGACCGTTTCCAAAATGGTCGTTTAGAGAAGTATACGACTTCTATTATCACCTGGGACTGCGTAGGTGAACCTGGTTTAGAAAAAGCCAATAAATATAATTCACCATCCCTTGAGTCTTATACTGCTACCGTAGATCCAGCCATGTTACGCAACATCGCCGCAATGCCTGTTGGTCTTGGTATGGAATCATCTGGTATCATCGAACAAGCTAAAGAAATTCTTAAAGCTTCAGGTGAACCAATCGAACGCGTTAAAGTATCAATGGAATCCGCTGAGCCTAAATGGCACGCTAAGTGGTAATACAACATAAAGCAGAGGCATCATAACGATGCCTCTTACTTTTGTCCGCATATCGATTAACCCAGTACGACACCTAATAAGGCTGCGATACCAACCACAGCATATTTAAGTGGTTTAGGGCAACCATCAAAAGGATCATATTCAATTTTTTCTGGGGTCTTCTGGCCAATTGCAATTTTAATGTCACTAATCGATGGATACTCGAGATCTTTAGAACTTAGTTTTGAATTAGCTTCACTTATCGCATTAAGATGCTTATGAATGTACTTCTGCCATTTTTCTGCATCAGGTACTTCATCAAAATAAAATACCGCATTTTTACTGCGTTTCTCTTTTGATTTAGTATGAACATCGATTACATCAGTATTATATTCACGTTGGTTGATATAAACTTCATCGTGATCAATCACAAGAAGATAACCATCTTTTCGAACAACACCATTTACTACATCACTTCCTGCATAAACTGCATTGTTCTTGTTACGATAAAGTAGTTCACCTTTACTAAGTTTAATAATCCACCATTTGTGTTTGCTTGATAATTTTGTACTTGCCATAGTTGTGCTCCGATTTTAATGAGTCAGAAAGAAGACAATGGCAGAGACAAGAATCCCTGCCATCATACCGAATAAGAATCCTCTCAACGTAGGAAACTCACCTTTTGCATAAGTATTAAGGATACGATCCATGATATCCGTTCTATAGGTATAATGGACACTTCCGGTAATTAAACTGAGATGATGATCCATTAATGTACCCCATACATCTGGATCTGGTTCTGACTCAATGGAATAAGTTGCTGTTTCTGATTTCATATCGATCTTACTAATGCAAACGATATCTTTGTGATCATCGATAATGATTCTGACATGATACCCAATAGTTAAAAGATATTTAATTCCTTCGGCAACAATAAGCGTGTTGTTACCGAGTTTTACGGTGTCACCTTTTCCCAGTTGTAAGATCTGACAATCTCTATTTGTAAAAATACTAATAGCCATTACATTAATTCCTTATCTCATGATACCAAACATCGCCGCTGCTACACCCAAACAGGTGATGATGAGATCTTTAGGTGTATATGCAATAGTATCCATAAATGATGGTTTCTCATAATCCACCGCTAGATCGATTTCGGATAGATAAGGTGAGTCGTCACTATAGTTCATTGATTCACTAATTAGCTTCCACCAGCAAACTGGATCAGGATTCTTCTCAGTTAGTACATCTATATCTTCCCCTTTCACCCTAATGACATCATGTACGTCATTAACATCACTCCAGTCGTGATGTATCTTTCTAACTTCCCATGCACCATATATTAATCTATATTCCACACAAGAGGATTTTTTAATAAATGTTTTTCCATCAGTAAATCTATCACCTACTTCAAATTTAACAATGTGATAGTTACCGCCTTTCCATTTAATAGTAGCCATAATAAGCTTCCTTCTAGTTTAGTCAAATGGCTCTGAATCGACCACAGAGCCATTATCATCATTAGTCAATGCGATTCTTCATGTGATACATGAAAATCGTCTTATACGTCGATTGAGGGCTATTTAAAGCCCTTTATTCATCTGAATCGTTTTCTACATCTTCCGAATCATCAGATTGTTCCTCTTCGATGTAGAATTTTTTATCCCACGATTCATATTCTTCACCTTGACCTTTCGTACTCCGTCTAATCGCATCAAGTGTATCATCCTTATCTGCACGCCAGTCTGCTAAGAATTGAGGTTCGATTAAATCAGGTCTTTCATCTAAAACCATAGAAGTTAACCAACGATTGACACGATACTCACCAAATACTTCAAGTAAGATATAGAAAGGTTCTAGACATGAGAAGATCATTTTACGGGTATTTAGAGCCGGTCTGAATTCTTCTGGGATACCGATGTTTGCCACTACATCCGCCGGAAGAATAACAGAAGCCACCGATTTCTTATCGTGCATCTCCATGAAGTCGATATATTTCTTACGAATGTTTTCATCCTTGATATTATTTAACCAAAGATCTAACGCTGTTCTGTTAGGAAGGTTCATTTTAATACGAACCCCAACAAATGGCGGTGCTGGACATTCACCATACTTATCTGCAAATACGTGTTGCCATAACTCGTAATAGAAATATTCACTACTCATTGGATTGACGTAAGCTTCTTTAGCTTTCACCGTACAGCTTGTTAAGAAACGACTATCCCCACGCATAATCGAATGGAAGATATTGGCTTCCTCTTGAGCAATCTTATCAAAGAGCTGATTAACATGAACCTTCTCACCACGACTGATTGATTCCATAATTCCAACTGCTTCATCATGGAATAACTTAATCAATTCCGGTGGTGCTTTAGAGTTCTTTAATGCTACCCCTTTCAATTCTTCCTCAAGATGTTTTAACGCCATCCCTTCTTGGATACTTGCAATAGAGAGATAGTGTTTAGTCCGGTTAGTTGGCATAAACACATCGAAGTAATATTCAGACTTCATTTTCAGATTGTGAATATATTTCTTCGCCACACCCATCTGACCTGCAGCCATAGCAAGAATATGACGAGTAATCACATTAATCAAATACACGCATAAACAACCTGGTAATTTCGTCTCACTATTTACCACGATAGTCCCACTATACCACTCTACCCATTGCATTACGGTATACAATACTGAGTCAGTATCTCCACCTAATACACTCTTACGAATCACAGATGGGAATAATGCTGTCTCGGCAGGGATAAATTTATTCACCATAAAGAATTTAAAGTAATCGCTATATTCATATAAGGCACTACGCATGTGTCTTGCATAAGCCCCAATATAACCATAGTAATCTTTATCTTCATGAGTCTTATCTTTAATCCCTTTACCATCCAAGTAATGCGATACGGTAATGGTCACCAGAGGTTCATAGAACTCATCAATCAATTTAAGTTCAGCCTGCGTCTCTTCGAAACTTAACGGTTCTTTATCCTTGAATGCTAAGATTTTATCAAACATTCCACGAACAAAATTATCGTTATATTTCTTAAGGTGAAATAAATCACCCATATAAAGATAGATCGTTCTTTCAAGATCCGTCAGTTTCTCAATAAACTCATAAATCTTCTTATCCCAATACTGAGATTTGTAATACGTATCCGTATTGTATTTCACCATTTCAAATAATTCATCTACGGTGATATAATGAAGATTATATTTATCAATCAATCGTTTTGCTTCATCATAATCGACTTCTGCTAAAACCGTTACGATGTTCTCTAACACGATAGGACCACTATAGAAGTGCCGTCTACCCATAAAGAAACGTTCAGTAGAAGCATTTGTAAATGCCGTTGCAGTACGACAAACTGATGTTAAAGTCGAGTGACCGCTTCGGTTAGCAAGCGGCGTACTACCAATCGTTAATAAACCCGAGATACTGTTGATATCTTCCTTAAGTTTATTTTGTTTGTTATTCTTGGTTACAGCCTCATCCATCCGACCGTAACTCTTAGCTATTTGTGATTCCTTCTTAGTACGAGCACGTTCGTAGTATTTCACTTCCGTATAACCACTTACTTCACTCACTTGTTCTTCTGTTGGTGCATAACAAGTTAAAGTGGGTGCCATAATAAGATTACGTTCTTCTACCTCTTTTAAGAACTCAGTTAATGTACAAGTATCTTTAAAACGGTCACTCATGTCATCCCGTCTAAAGATCTTCATGATAGGATCATTAAAATTGATCTTACCATTCTTAACACCCCAATCTAAAAACGCTTCTGCTTTATCTACTGGGATATCCCGCATCCGGCTTAAATACCAGCCCGTATACTTTTTCCATTGACTTGGTATATCAAGATTTCGAACCGTTTTATAGTAATCCGTTGGTTCATATAAAAATTCCATAACCATTCCCTCTATAAATAATGAGTTGAAAATATAAACATGGTTTTCCCTAGGATAATGAAAAAAAAAGTCGGACAGAATAAGAGCCATCCCGAAGGATAGCTCATTAAATTTATTTTCTAAAGATGTAATTGATCCACGTACTTTTGTAATACTGTTTCATAGAAAGATAAATATCACTTAAGTATTGGTTTGGTTGCAAGCGAGCAAATAAACACTGTTCGCTGTGAATCACACCAAACTCATTGATATCAGAAACGTACTCATCAAAGTTCTCACGCATCTTTTCTTTGAACTCATCGTTATCGATCTCACGGTTCCATCGATTTGCCCATAAGTCATAAGTGACATTTGAGTCTGGACCCACTAACATGAATGGATATTTTCTTTCAAGTAAACCCTGTAATACCTCTGGGTGCGTGCTAATCAAGAAGTCATAATCTTGATAAGCTGGACTGCTGATCAGTAAATCAAGCTCATGTAAGTAGTTCTCGGGGAAGTCTGGTTTCTGACTCCAGCCAAAACTATCCAAATCAAATACGTTTTTGTATTTATCAACGAGGGTCGATTTACCACACCCACTAAATGCGCAAATAATCATATTAAAGCCAACCTGGTAATAGTTTATTCGTAACCTGTCTTCCTACCTGCATGATAAGACAAGTGACCGATCTTACTGCCCACACTAAAGCAAAAATACCGCCTACGACAGTGTAGACAACGAACATCATCATCACTAACATTAGAGTGAATGCGCTACCCATTATCTTTATCCTCGTATTCATCCCAGCGGAATCTCATTCCACCACGCCATCTTTTCTTGGTCTTTTCCTTCTTCGTTTGTTCATTAAGGTATTTCCCTTTTGCCCACCACGTTGTCATGACAATGCTCATTAGTGCATACTGACCAATTAAAAACAACGTTGCAATGAGAAATAAACTAAAGACTAAACCCGTCATTTCTTCTTCCTTTTCTTTTTCTTTTGTTTATGCTTCTTCTTAAGCCTGTGATAGCAGATCGGTGTATCGGGTGGCATCACCCATTTCTTTTTCGAGAAGATATCTAAAATAAAGTGAATCGCGATTGCGACACACAAACAACAGAAGAGGCATAGTAATGTTACTATTTCGTTATGACTAAACATTTGCGTTAATCAAAACCCCACAATTAAAACGAACTAATGTTTGGATCTCATATCAATAATCACGAGACCCACTACAAAAACAATCGTTCCGATGAATGTATAAAATTCAGGTGATTGTAATGTTGACATAAAAATCCTCCAAGATAATAAAGGACTAGATTAAAACTAGTCACCACTACCACGGATGCTTCCTGATTGACCACCAGATGGGAAGTCAACTGGACCAGAAGCACTGAGGCTACCTTTAATAGATTGACTGCCACTAACATCCATGTTACCTTTCACACTACCGTTACCAGAACCACCGTTACCTGTAACAGCCATACCACCCATGTTAACTTGACCAATAAGATCAATCGTTGGGCATTTAATCTCAACCTTACTACCCACTTCCCATTTAACATTATCTGCTTTCAGATTAAACGTTTTACACTCTACATTCCACGTTTCGGTTTTCATGTTGATGGTTTTATCAGATTGGATGTTGATTACCTGTTTATCTAACTGGATATGAGTACGATCTTTATTTTGAATATCAATACAAGTTAACGTACTATCGATTTGGATGAAGTTACCATCGCCATCAGAGATAACAAGCTTACCATCTTTACCGTTCATCTGAACAGTCCAAGCTGCTTTTTCACCGTTAGCTTTAGAGGTACGCATCTCCATTAAACCGTTAGCGGTATCTACAGTACGGGTATAACTGTTTTTGATATTCGTCGGCGTTTCTTCTTTTGCGGCTTCTTTTGGTTTAGCCGCATAAGCTTCTACCACCACTTCTTGCACACGTTTATTCATGTGCTGGTTAGTCGGTTTCCAATAGAAGGTTTCATCACCATTAAAACGATAAAGGTGTACAGTTTCACCTTTCATTAATTGAGGTGGTGTAATACGGTTACTGTCTTCATTCAGCCACTTAGCTGTAACAGTTGAACCTGTTTCCACTTTTGATTGATAAGCCTTACCGCGACTATCCACCCCTTTTGTTGTAAACTTTTGCGGGTTTAATTCCAATCGACCACGCATATTTGGTAATTGGTCTTGAGGGGCAACATGCAATAATTCTTCATGCCCTAAGATAGCATTCTCTGCGACTACCCCAATTCCCATATAACCTGATTTTTCTTGTTCTTCTGTCATTTCAAAATCACCACTATAGTAGAAAATGTTTTGATTCCTATTTTTACTTCATATAAGGAAACCAAACAATGTTAATCAAAAAACTTGTTTTACATCATTGTCATCGCTTACATCTTTTAGAAGATCAAAGCTTTGAATATGATTTTACCCAGAAACACACGATACTCGATGGGGTCAATGGTGCAGGGAAATCATCCATCTTTAATGAACTTTCCCCATTGCCCGCCAACATGGATGATTATCTTGCAGATGGGTATAAGAAGATCACGATCGAGCACAATAATAGTGAATATATCTTAACCTCTCAAGGTAAACGACCAGGTAAACACTCTTTCTTAAAAGATGGAGAAGAACTTAATCCTGGTGGAACATTAACAGTTCAGTATGAGTTAGTTGAGAACTATTTCAATTATACACCTGCTTATCATCGGGTGTTACAAGGTAAGTTACTCTTTACTGAAATGTCAGCAAAAGAACGCCGAGATTGGTTTGCGGATATCTCTGGAATGGACAGTGATTTCGTCATGAAATTCTGGGATAAGATTCGTGCAGGACAACGTGATAATACGGGCGCGTTAAAGAACATCAAGAATAAGATCGCAGAGGCGAATCTTCAATTACTTGATGATAAAGAGATAAGTGAGGTAGAGGAAAAGCTTTCTGATATCATCAAGCTATTTAATGGATTAACGGATTTATTAAAACAGTTCCCAAGAAGTGAGGTTCCGATTGCACCTGTTGAATACAATGAAGATATTGCTCAACGAGTAAAACACCTTTACTTTAAATACTTGAAAGAAAGTGAGGGGATTGGTGGTGTCAATCTGACTGAACGTTATCAGCTTCAAAGTGAGTTACTGGAACAAGATCGCGTCCAGATGAATGACCTTCAAGAACAGCTCGTTAAACTCACAGATGAGAAACATCGTTTCGACTTTAATAGTGAAGATAATATCGAAGAACTCGAACGTCGTTATGATGAATATAGAGCAAGACTTGCTTCATTTGATCAGAGTACGATTGATCAATATAAAGTAATTCTTCAGTATCCATATTTCAGTCGTGGCGATGGCTTAACGCAAGTTTATCAAACTTATAACAATCAACTTAGATACGTTGATGACGCATTGCTTGCATTCCAACCATTTAGTCTTCCTTATAGACAGGCTAAAGAGCAAGTTAATTATAAAAGTTCTGAACTCATGAAGTTACAGGGTGAGCAACAAGGTGTACAGTTTAAGATTGGTGAGATTGATAAACAACTCCAACATCTTAATCAACATCCTGAAACTCAGTGCCCTAATTGTTATCATCGTTTTAAAGAGGGTAACGTGGATGCAGAGATTCAACGTCTTAATCTAGTAAGAGCGCAACTTATCCAAAGAGATAACGAGCTAACTGCTAAGATAGATGCGTTGACAAAAGAAGCCGAGTTTGAACAGGCTAACCTTAAGAACTATGAGATGATCTTGTTAACTGTCACATCAGATGAGCATGGCTTAAGTGAATATCTTAAAGCCACCATGACTAACGATGGAAGTCTCGGTACATTGATGCGATTGATTCACGATAATCCAAAAGCTTATCTTGGTGCATTCCAGCAACAGATTGCGAAGATACCAACTTACATTGAAGCGGGTAAAGTCTTAACGGAACTTGAAGGATTAGCGGCATTGATTCAGAAAGGGAAAGCACAAGCCTCACCTGAGTATATTCAGTTAGTCGGTCGTATCGAACAATTAACTCAGTTACATGATGAAGCTTCATTTCGATATCATAAACGACGCACACTAGTTGAGAAGATTTATAATGCAATTGAACTGCAACGTAAGTTTACTGAACAGTTAGATCGAGTTAATCAACTTGTTGAGAATCAATCTAACTTCATTAAAGATGAAACAACCAAACTCTTCCACCAAGAAGTGAGTGAAGTCTTAACGAAGTTGAAGTCAGAGATTGATGAATGTAATGACCGTATCCAACACCAAGCAGGGATTAAGTTTGTGATTCGTTCACATGAGGAAAATAGAAGTGGGATTGAGAAATCAATTGATCTTCATACTCAACTGATGCAAATACTTGATCCGAAAACAGGACTCATTGCGAAATCGGTGATTGGGTTTATTCGTCATTTCGTTAAAGAGATGAATAACCTGATGAGTCAAGTCTGGACGTATCCAATTATCATTGATATTGAATCAGAAGATGATTTCACAAAGAAATATCTTTTCCCGGTTGTAATCGGTGAAGATGCGATTAGACGAGATGATGTTTATGAAACCTCACTTGGTCAAACAGAGTTAATCAACTTTATCTTCCGTATTACTTTAGTGAAGTATTTGAAGTTAGAGAACTACCCACTTTATCTTGATGAGGTTGGTGGACACCTTTCAGTACAACACCGTAATAGGTTATATAACTTGATTAAACGAATGGTAGATCATCATTACTTCTCTCAAGTATTCATGGTTACCCACCTTCAAGATGTGAAAGTGATTATGGAACCTGCAGAAACGATATTACTGAAATAATTAAGATATGTCAAAATCACGATTTTGATAATTTCATAACTTTTTTCCGATAATACGATGAAATGACAGTTTTCTTTATTGTTGCGAAATAAAAAAGAAAACGACAAATATGGAGGGTACCTTTCGGTACCCTCTTATTAAGCCGAATGATTCGGCTCTTTCGGAACGTAGCCTTCTGGACGACGTCCTTCTGCTATATCCTCATATCGACCACGACCAAGATGTTCATAACCATCTGGGTTAGCCATCTCAGCTTCAGTCACACCTGGCGTCACATCCATTTGTACTTCATCTTCCAATAATCCATCGACTTCATTTGTTGAGTTAGTATAAACTGCATCAACAGTGACAGCACGACGACCATCTTCAAATTCAAGCTTCACAGTCATTGTCACCTTCGTTGCACCCAAAGCCTGAGTGAATTTTTGGAATACGGCTATCGTTGCATTATCACCCGCGATCTCTTTATTAAGATTACCGCGATGTGTTGCAATACGAGATAACAATTTCTTCTGATTGTGATCACCTGTATATTTCTTCGCACCAAACTTACGTTTTAACCAACGCTCACTGACCATGAACCAGTTTAAATAACTTAAGTTCATTTTCATCATGATCATACGGATCATGTAAGTTAGAATATTCTTACTCTCACCAATGCGGTAAGTTGGATCGCGGAATAGCGACATCAAATCGCTTTCTTTCTGATTAGACATGTTATCGCCTCCTATTTACTATACTTGATAGATTCAAAACGACCCACACGGAATTCTGCCACACGGGTAATGGTAATCAACATCGGATTGATGAGATTAACTAAACGACCCACGAGTTTATTCGTGTTATTATAAGCCAACTCTTTATCTTCACAGGTTAATAAAGAATTAGCATGACTACGCATGAAATTATTGGCAGCCACCCACAATAGACGTAATGCATGGCGAAATGCGAAACGACCTTCCGTCACGAAATAATCTTCAGCATGTACTTTGATTTCTTTCGGTAATGCACGGAAGTCACTTGTCATGATACGTCCACCTTTCTTGATAATATCAATCAAATGAATGAATTCAGATAACTGATCATAGATCGCATTGAAACGAGTAATGAGCTCGTAGTTCGTTTCAGTGTATAAGACCGTATCCAATTCCTTATTATCACAGTCGATATAATCATACATCAAGTTGATGATATCGCACATGAGAACCAATTCCTCATATCCGTTGATATCAGGACGGTTCAACTTTTTCAATAATCGATTAAGTCTAAACTTAAAAAGCTGAGTACTTAACCAAGTTGGTTTTTCCATGATTTCCTCCCATAGGAAACTTACGCTATTCTATTAATAGAACCCTTACATTTGTGCATAATACTAATACCATGTATAAGTATAGATTAACGAGCACATAATAAGGAACGACTTTGCAAAGTGAAGAAACGGGATTTATGTCATTTCTTCATGTAGATAATATAGGGTTATAAATACCTATAGAACAAGATAGTAGAACTTAGAACGTGTACTTTATTCGGATTAGAATAAAAATTAAAATGGAGTGAAAGAATAAAATCATGGCACGCGAATTAACCTCAGACATGATCAATGAAGATGTGACTGAACTACAGACGAAAGATATCCCTTCTCGTCTTGAGATGATTCAGAAACGTCGACTCAAATACATGGAGAAGATTGAACGTAAAGGTGATGACTGGTTAGCTGATGAAGGCTTATCGATTACCTATATGCAACTTCTCAATGGCTTTGAGAAACAAGAGCTATATAAACACAAATCAGCTCAAGATAAAGAAGAGGGCGATAAAGATCGTAAAGCTTACGAACAAGCCGCAGAAACCTTCCGTCTTCTTAGACAACAACGCCGTGATGATATCGCAAACGGAAACCCAATCATCGATAATCCACCTGCACCACCAAGATATAATGAAAACTTGGCGGCTCAGTTTGGTACTGATGATATTGCTGCTCAATATGATAGTTATAAAGAGCAGGATTGGAAAGATTTCCATAAAGATATTATCCGTGCAGGTAAAGACCCACGTCACATGATCGATGATGATGGTAACATCGTTGAAATCGTTGATGACGAATAATGGGAACACAAATCGAAGGGGGGGCCAGGCGGCCCCCCCCCTTTTTTTTTTTTTTTTTTTTTTTTTTTTTTTTTTTTTAATGCAGATGTAGAATTCATCTACTAACGCTAACACCACACTATAAAGTGTAGCGTATTGAGCTGTTAAGTATAACACTTCTGAAATGTATTCAGATTGTTTCTTATTCAATACGTATTTGCTATCTGGTTTATTAATCCCGTCAGCAATTAAGTTAGCACGATCACGAATAAGCTGAGTAGACTTCTGAACTGTTTCAGGTAATAACAACTGAGTATTCGCTGATACTTGTTGCATTACTTTACGGAACTGTTCCACATCACCATTGTTATTGAAAGCACGACCGAAATACACTTTCTCAGTAGTCGCACCAGAGAAGATACGTTTCATTTGCATTTTAATCGCATCGTAATCTTTTTCTTGATACTTAGGTTTAAACCCAATAGAAGAAAGATTATCTGGTTTATTGATTGCACGACCTAAGTACTCAGCAATCGGTGCTAGCATATCACGATCAATACTACTTACAATAGCAGTAACATCATTTAACCAATTTGCATAAGTTAACCAATCCACACCCAATTGATGAGGTTGATATACTTTAGCTACCTTACTAATCGCAAAGTATTGGCGACCTGATACGTAACGAGATAATTTACTTAACCCATTATCATCCACACCAACAAAATCTGATTTGATCTTTTGACCTAACTCAGATAACTTATCTGCAGCTTCACCAAGTTTATTGGTAAATGATTTAAAGAAATCAGAAACAGAATTCATGAAGTCTGTACCTGGCATCCATTGAGTAAAAGCTTCTACTGCAACCGCTTCTACTTCACTTTCACCACTATCACGGTTTACTTGGATAGGATAAAGGATAGGGCTAGTTTTACGGATACTATCTAAATCACCTTCAACACGTGTTAAAGCAGAAGTCACCTCAGGTTGTTTAACTTCTTCTGCCACTGTAGTTTCTTCGGGTGCTTCTTTATTCTCTTCTACTGTGCTTTCTGGTTCATCAGAATTCACATCCACTACACCAGTCGGTTTTTCTGCTTCCTCAGCATTTGTACCTTGAGGTTCTCTGACCTCTTCAGGATATCCCTGCTCTTCATTAATGATAGCAGGTTCATTAACAATTTCAACTGTCATATCTCAATAACTACCTTATTATTTTAGTACTAAAAATAAACACCACCCAATAACTCGTCAGTTTAAAATAGGATGATGCTGGCAAAGGATATCGATCATATTTATCCTTACCATACCCTTACTGGCTCACCAAAAGTTCTGTGATTACCCAAAATAGATAGTAACCTTGCTGTCTATATGTAACAAACTCAAACTTATTTTTATAAGACTCGTTTTATGGAGACTTTTTACTATGGCTTTTAAACCAATGACGATGAACGAGTTCATCGATACAGCACCCCCGCTTCGTCCACTATTAAACGTATCACCTATTTTCGATGTGATCACAGGTAACTGGGAAAATGGTCAAAATGGTGCGAAAATCTTAAATGGTGGGATTATGCCTTTCATCGCATTCATTGGTGAAGGGAATACCTTTAAATCTACGATCATGAACAGTGTCATGATTCGTGTGTTAGCACGTCATCCAGCAATGACACTTTCTACCTATGAGACAGAAGGCTCGTTTTCTATCTCTCGTATGGTACAACTGGCAAGCCCATATCCAGATCTTGCTAAAGAAGATTTCTATACGAATGAATCACGTTATTCATTGACTACATCAACTGATATGGATGGTGAAGACTGGTTTAATGGCGTGAAGAAATTCGCCCAGATGAAATTAAAAGAAAAATCGCAAATCGGTACGACACCGTTTATTGATGCTTCTAAACACGATGGTAAGACATTATTAACCATGCCTTACCCAACTGGGATTTGTCTTGACTCCATGAGTGAGTTCCGTACTGGTGCTTCTCGTGAGAAAATGGATAAAAACAAAATCGATGACAAAGAGGTCAACGATTACTTCATGCGTGCAGGTCTTGAGAAATCTCGTATGATTACTGAGATCCCTCAATTCGTAGGTCGTGCAGGTATTTTCCTTGCAACAACTGCGCACGTTGACGACACGATTAATATGACCAATAAACCAGAACGTAAGAAACTCACGTACATGCGTCAAGGTCAAGATATTAAACGTGTACCGAAGAACTTCTCGTTCTTAACGAACCACTGTTGGGAGATTATTAAATCTGCCCCTTATTATAACAGTGATCGTACGGGTCCATACTACCCATCAAAAGAACACGGTAGTACGGATGGTAAAACCGATTTAATGCAAGTGACTTTCCATGGTCTACGTAATAAATCTGGTTTATCAGGTATCCCAATGCAACTTATCGTTTCACAATCCCAAGGTGTACTCTGGAATCTTTCTCATTACGATATTATCGCGTCTCGTGAAGGATTAGGTGTGACACGTAAAGGCCATAGTGCAACGGTTGACTTCTATCCGGATAAAGTCTTAATGCGTACTACAGTGCGTGATATCTTAGATGAAGATGAGAAACTGGCTCGTGCTGTTGAACTTTCCTGTGAGATCGCACTCATGTACATGTACAAGGATAGTATCGACAACAAATATCGCATGACCTTCGAAGAGATCAAGCAAAATGTTATCGATAAAGGTTATGATTGGGATAAGGTACTTGATACTCGCGGATATTGGTTGTATATCGAAGAAGAAAAAGAACTGAATGCGAAACCGTATTTAAGTGGATTTGACTTACTTCGTGTGGCAACAGGTGAGTATAAACCGACATTCTTATCGAAATAAAAGAGATGAATAGAGAAGATAGTAAGGGTAGTCGCAAAACTGCCCTTACTTATAAAGAATTTAAATGCAGTTTGTTTCATTGCTATATTTCGAAATAATTTTAGAACGAAGAATTAAAACATTTTGGATTTATATGACTATGAAGCAAATAATCGATCACGTTGTCGATACAATCGAAGATAGACAGGAGGGATTATCTGATAATCTCTTCCCAAACTATATCGTTGATTATATCGGAACACTTGAATCAGACCAAGCCCAAATTCGTTATATCTACGAATACCTTGGTTATGGTGGTAATCCACCGGCAAACTTAAATGAACTATTAACTTTATTGAAAGAGGATTTCTTACCCTTTCTTGGTTTCTAGTTTATTCAACATTTAAAACGAAACAATTAGAAAGGATAATGAGAATCATGGAACACGAACCGATTTCTTATATCAATGCTTACTTGGCATTACCAAGTAAGTTTATTGAAAATGGTTACTATCATGCAGTGAAAGAAGGTGTCCTAAGTGTCATCAAAGGTAAAGCAGAAAAAGATCCACAGCGATTAACACTTTCCTATGGAAGTGAAGATAAAGAAGCACAAGCTTTAGCCGTAGAAATTAAAAAGCTTTATCCTGAGATCACGATCAAAGGACTTGAACCTAATTTTGTTAAGCATAAACGGAAAGCGTATATTAAACGTAACCAGAATGCTTGGCTTCGTGCGACCCACGTGATCATTATCCGTGAACAACGTGAAACCCTAACTCAGCGTTTCTTTATTGAAAAAGCGGAAGAAGGCAACACGAAGTTCGTCATGACACTTTGCCTAAATGAAGAGGATAAATCAGATGAGCAACCGCCAAGCTTTCATCCAAACAGCGGTGAAGATGTTAAAGGAAATTGATCCTAAAAACAAATCAATCGATATCTGGGCTGATACAGTAAGTAAAATGACCAAAGCCCAGTTTGAAGATTACATCGAACGCTTAAGAAATGGCGCTTCTGAAACTCCAGATCTTGATAAACCACGCGAGCTAATTCCATTGGTTGTTCCCACTTTAGATGATAATCGTATTACCGTGAAACGTAATCTGGCTATTGCGAAGAAATGGGGCCACAACTTCTTTGAACGTTGTTACATCACTGACGGTAAAACTGGTCAGACAATGTTAACCAATGTCCCTTACGGTACTTTCTTAATGCCGATCGTCAGACAAGCGCAGACATTAGAGAAAGGGATCGCTTATGAGAAAGACGGAAGTAAACTCGATGATCGTACTAACCAGATCGCCGATCACCAGAAAGGTTCATCCTTCTCTGCTCCGGAAGTACAAGCGTTACTCTCCCAAGGTCAAGAGAAAACCGTCATGGAATTCATGAAGTTCCGTGGTGGGGATTCGAAAGCCTACCAAGCCATGTATAAAGGTCTATTAGAAACTGGTGAATTCGAAATGAGTTCATACCAAGACAGCTCTCGAGTTAAATCGGCAGATGTCGCCGGTATCTACTTGAAAGCATGTCATATCGATAACGATATTTAATGAAAGGAACATGCTACCATGATCAATGACGAAACAGGTCAACCTTTAACACCAAGTCACTACACTGAAATCGCTGACTTCTTAAATCAGCGTCTACGTGATAAGATCCGTGAACTATCAATTTACTTTCTACAAGCGAATGCTAATCGTACTGAACGAAATGGCTTTGGTGAATTAAAACAAGGTAAATCAGTTCGTGAGCAGATCTTAGATCTTACTTGGTTGTCTAACCAACTTTATTTATCTAATCTCACGACACCTTCTGGTTTACGTCAGGTATTAGTTTTACTTGAACAAAAAGAAAAAGAACGTACTCGTCTAGATTTTATTATTAAGATCACCGCTGAACTACGTCTTTATCTTGGCCAGCAAGGGTTTGTTGATTTAGTTACTGAACTAACCAGATCCATGAATCTTGGTCCAACGGATGGCGGATTAAAATCGAAATCCGTAATGAGTCAGTTAAATCGTGAGATCAATACTGTTGATGCAGAAACTCTCGTGGCTAACCCATGGATCGTACCGATCATCATTTATGGTTTAGACAGCCGTACAGCAACGACTATCCACGCAGAAGCCAATAAGATTGAAGAACTAATCGAAGGACAATAATCGAATGGCATTATCAGAAAGACATTTACTTGTTGATATTGATATGCTGTTTGATGTGCGTTATGCTGAACTATCACACTTTGCACCAGAAGCAGGTGTGGTATTATTACATGAAGGGAAGTATTTTGATAGAGAGCGCGATAGCGTGCTTTATTCGACCGCTAAGGTAGATAACGAGACTTGGTGGGGGACTTATAAGGATAGATTCATTTCGTTGCTTAAAGACTCTCCTATTACGTTTTTGATGCACAATATCTATCCTTTAACCAATGACTATCTTGAAGATAACCACCCAGGACAATCAGTTGTGAAAAAACTCACGATCAACATCCCATATGGTCGTCTTGATGATGAAAGTTACTATGAGTTAAAAGAAGCCCTCTCTGAGCATTTCATGGGGTATTTCGAATCAATCAATATTCTTCATATACCACATGAGAAACTTGATCTTCAATACATCAGTAAGTACTATAGCGATTACTTCTGCTATCGTTGGTACGATTGGATGAAGCTTCATTATGAAACGTTAGATAAAGGCTTGCGTCCCTCATTTAGAATGTGGTGGCCTCGCATGTTATCCGATGTGGAATTTGAAGCCACAGATAGAAGAGCAAAAGAATTCATCAAACAGACAGATGTCTATGAGTTCTTTTTATATCTTCACTTACCTGCATTTGAGATCCATTGGTTAGATCGATTTCAGACGTGTTTCTACGTAGAATCAGAACAGCAACAAAAACAAGAGGCATCTGAATGATGCCTCTGCTTATGTCCGAATGATTATTCTGGTATCGTTAAACCTGAAGAAGTGATCTTATTCTCAAGAACTCTAATACGTTTTTGGAGACTAGCGATTAATCTCTCATTGTTCGCATCTTTCGTCTGAAGTTGACCGTACTTCTCATTAAGTTTATTATACTCACGTTTCTTCTCTTCAAGTGCACGTTGGTTAGCCACACTGTTATCAGTGAGTGCTTTCTCACCTGAAGCAAGTTGTTGCTGAAGAGCAAGACAATACGCTTGTAAGTTTCCGTAGTCTTCAGTCATCTTTTGAAGCTGACCATAAGTGGTTGATGTATCACGTACACCACTTAAACGACTTTTCTCTTCACGAGTACGTTCAGTTGGGGTAAGGTCATCACTCTTAAGTGGCGCGATGTGAGTAAGAACAGTGGGTTTACGACCTAATGCACCCTCTACCGCATCACTTACTTTAGGGATAAGATGAGATACATCCGTATTACCTGGTAGTGTACCGAGATCACAACTTAAGATGAAACGTTTAAAGACATCACCACTTACATCAGGATATTTATCGATATAAGTATCCGGTACGTAAATGCGTTCACCATCACCTGCAAGTAAAGTAACGATAGAGGCATAAACCTTACTGTCTGCTTCATAGATGTCTTTACTTAGCTCACGCGGCATATAGTACGTTTCATAGACATTCACGCCTTGAAGCTGAAGCATACTAAAGCTACGGATTTCTTTGCAACTATAGATCTTACCTGGTTTGGCTACAAAGGGAGCACGAAGCCCCCAATGTCCAGAAACACCATAAGGAGGGGTCATCTTAGATGCCATCGTTTATCTCCTTAATTATTCAGATGCTTCTTCGGTTACAGCTGCACGACGATTACGAACTAATGCTGCGCTGGTTCCTTTAAGCTTACCACTGGTATAATTGTGACGAGCTACACAAAGGAACTGGATGTTGTCATACATCACAGACGCATAAAGAACACCGTTACGGGTTACTTTAGTTAAGTTAAGACCTGTATCAGTATCGGGTTCAATATTTTCCGCAGCTAATAATAACTCATTAAGTTTAAGTACCATTAACTGATGTTGTTTATCCATGCGGTTGAAATCATCCGTACGTGAACCAATTAACGCATATTGAGGATATTTCTCATAGAAGCTGATCGGTGCTAAACGGTTCATGGCGTTACCACAGATCAATAACCCAATTGATTTATAAAGACAAGAACTAATTTCGAGGTTAGCTTTTAAGTGTGCTTCCTCGTAACCTTTCATGGCTTCTTTCGCAAATGGGATAGCATCTTTATAACGAATGGTTGGACTGTACATGGATGCAATAGTACGGAAACCCGGTACAGAAGACATCGTCCAAATTGGTGCAATCACGTACTCGGTTGGTACGAAGAGATCCGGGAAGATCTTTTCCCATTCAGCACGAGATTTCTTACTGTTCGCTAAGATGTATTTTACTAACTCATCTTTAATGATATCTAAGTTTTCACCGATACCACCATAAATAAGAACAGTCCAAGGAATACTAATCCCCTCACCTGTCACATCACCTTTCCATTGGTAGTTATAGGTTTTAAGTAACGTAAATGGACTATCTTCACGTAAGCGGTTTACCTTATCGTGCAACGTTTCAAGATTAAGTTCACTGCGGATACGTTGAACACTGTTTACATCTAAGAAGAAATCATCTAGGTTATCCACGATTGGAATAATCTTGATTTCGTAATATGGATACTGCGTTTTGAAAGCTGGATCAGAGAACCAGATTTTAATTAAGCTATCGCTATAAGTCGCTGTATCAACAAGTTTAAACTCGATGAACTGAGGTAAGTAAATACCTTTAACGGTAACCACACGACCTAGGTTAACATCTTTAATATATTGCTGGAATTCTGCAACGATCGCTTGTTTATTGGTCACATTGTTCTGGGAAATAGTACGATCATTAGCTTTGGTTTCAAGCCATTTCCCTAATCGTATGCAGAGATCTCGTACGGCCAATGGGACTTCGATATCTGCTGTATCATCCGTTTTAGAACGGAATGAAACGAGGCGAACACCTGGTGCATCGTCTTTTGTATAATAACCTAAGTCGGTTGCATAGGTACGTCCTAAAGCGGAGAGTTCTCCCAGTGGAGAATCTTTATGACGGGTGTTGTCAATGAAATCATTGAGTGTCATAAAGGCATGTAATGAATATTTCATAAAGGGTAATTACTCCTTGACAATTATTACGTAATAATAGTATACTGTACTAGATCCACAAAAGGACTATAACGATTATAATTAAACAGAGGAACTTAAATCAATTATGATGATTTTTAACATCTTCCGATTATTCCGTTTCTTCTGGCCTTTTGTGGCTGATGTGTTCAAAAATTCTGAGGAAGAGCGACGTGTTATGATTGCGCGCATTTGTTTGATTGCAGGTATTGCAATCGCGGGTTCATGGTTCTATATCAACGACAAACTCGATGATATCGATAGCCTTCGTGCTGATAACTCACAACTAAGAGTGGCATTACAGCAAGCTGAAACCGAGAAGTCAAAATACTTAGATCAATTTAACGATGCTAAAAGTGTTTTAAAAACCTGCCAATTCCACGCCGATAAACTCGAGACAGACCGGACCCAACTCGAAACGAAAATTCATGATCTCAAAGAAGAGATCCAAGAATTAACCCAGAGTATGCGTCAAAATGAACATAGCCTGCCAACCAATCCGCCGGTACAACCTGAGCAAAAGGTAGAAAAGAAACCTGTTACTAAGCCAAAACCGGTTGAGCAGAAGAAAACGGAAAAACGCGATCGTCTCTCGGAGTTGCAATGAAAAGATCTCTCTCAAGACTCGGAATGATCATGCTAGCGTTAGGGATTCTTACAACGACTGGATGTCAACAATTTGATGGTCCTTACATTAGTTTTCCATCGTCATCACGTGCGCATGATTTTCCACCCCCACCCCCACCTGAAATCCGTCGCTTCGATTTTGCGAAGATGGATAAACGGTCTCGTGAGGTAGTCATCAACGACATGCTATCGTACCATGAGTTGTATGATCAATACCTAAAAGGGGTGGTTGAAACCTATTTACACACGAACTATTCGTCAATTCGGGATCGCATGTCAGCATGTAGACCGAAGTCATTTATCAAGAAGGTTAAAACCCCACCTGAACTTCGCATTAAAGATGATGGGAAGTTTACGGATGATGAGATTATCTTGATGTTGACAAGACACATTCGTGTGCTTAAGGATAGAATTAGTGAGCATAACGATAGAGTCGATGAGTTAATCAAAGACTATACTCGTGACTGCTTGCCACCGGAGCGTGGTTTCACAAGACACTAATTTGAGGATGTCAGGTTACCACGTAAAGCATTAACGATGTAACGAAAGCAAGTGATATTTATATCAGAATGCTCATTATCTTAACCCAACATTTGTGAAGGATCTCAAATGAAGGATTTAGATGATTATGAGCACGAAAAAAGAAACGAAAGAGATTGAACCGATTACTGTCTCTGCTGTACTTTATACCGACGGCAGTGCGAACCCAAACCCCGGTTATGGTGGTTGGGGTATTCATGGCTATACTTATGATGCGAGTAAACCAATTGAATTAAAAGCTCAGAAGAAGAATCTGATTACTCAATATGGGTATAAGGATTTGAAGTTTGTCCAACGTGATGATTTATCGGTCTATAAAAAGATTGATGAATTTAATGGGTTTGGTACAGCTGTTCCACGTATTACGGATAACGTAACCATGGAGCTGACTGCATTAGAAAAAGGCATGGACTTTGCGTTAAAAGAAAACTTTGATAAAGTCACCATTTTAACGGATAGTCAAGTCTCGATTAATGCATTAACCAATTGGTATAACACGTGGGTTAATAATGGCTGGGTAAATTCAAAAGGTGAGCCTGTTAAGATTAAAGCCGATATTCAACGGATCTATCCGAAATACGAGCAACTAGCAGCTAAAGCTGATGACTTTAAACTGCTATTCGTAAAAGGCCATAGTGGTGATTATGGAAATGATCTCGTTGATGCTTTAGCGAATAAGGGTAGTACTATGAAACAGTACGGTAAGTCTCATGAAGAACTTATTTACAAATCAGGAATAGAAAAAGTGAAAGTCGATTATCATGACCTATTTTCACGAAATCGCTGGTACTTTATCGGCGGACAAGGTGGTGGTCAATTAAACAACATTATTGACGATTACCATTGGTATTATTTGGGTGCGCTAGGTCACGGTAAATCAGATGAAGACTTTGGGATGAACCAACCAGATGGGTTCATGTCAATCGTTATCCTGAAAGAACCTGAACCTGTCATCGAAAAAGTTCAGAAAGCGTATAATGAAATTTGCAAACATGATTATTCATTTGTAGTTGCAGGTCGTTTAGATAACCTCTTAACCCCTGAAATCTACCAGGATATCATGAGTGATAAAGTAGAGTTGATTTGCGAAGATAAGATGGAGAAGACATTATTGCTCCCGAATCGTAAAATCTTAGCAAAAGAGTATAACCCTGCACATCTTTCATTTTCGCAGATGGTGAAGTATGATTATCCGATGAAGTTACTCCGTAACTACTTAGGTACAACTGAAACCGTCAAGTTAACGAAGACCGATATCACTGATGAGCTTATCGAGAAACAACCCGGTAAGAAAGAAGGTGAAGTGAAGTATGCGGTAAACAGTCACGTACTTAAGAATAACTGCTTAAGAACTCACGTTGACTATTATAATAAAGCAGAAAAACAAATGGTCAAACTCCCAATTACGTTAACACTGAAAACAGATCTACCTGATAAACCACATCTTCAAAAATTGATTCGTAACCACGGTGATAAAATTAAATTCACGATAGTTACCCATCACTTATCTGATCTTGCGGTAGGCTATGCATTGATTGCTGATTTAGGCGATGATGCAAAAGCCATTTGGGTATCTTCTACGATGACTTCGGTGATTCTTCGTAAGTAAGATCTATCATTATCTCGTCTCTTGATATAAATGGTATGCTTAACTTTCGATAAACCAATAGGCCAACGCTTATGTCATCAGTATTTACGAGACTACTGGGACGGATCACCAATTATCTCGTCCCTGATACAATCAAAAGAATGATCGTCTTAACGTCGCTAACTAATGGTGGAGAACAAGTTCCAGAAACTGAACTCAATCGTCAGCTAGATGACTTCCGTAATTACTTCAACTTATCGAGCAGTAAAAACAGTATGAAGTTTGCGGTAGAAGTCGGTCATTTCTTATGGAAAGATATACGTGGTAAATGGCAAGAAACTTACGATAATCAGCGTTTACTCGCAAAAGAAATTTACGAGTTATGCCCTTTATCTCTCCGTTATGGAAATGAGGAGAAGATGCAAAAGGATATTGTAGCAGTTTTAGATTACCTACGTAAATATCATCCACAGGCGGCGCAAGCTTAATGTGTAAATCAAATAAGAATAAGAGGTCACTTGTAGTGAGTGGCCTCTTGTTTTTGTTCGAAAAAAAAAAGAAACAAAAATAAAAGACTACCACGCTAATAACTTATATGTTAGTTAAGGCATGGTAGTCTTTGTGTTAATTATAGAAAGAAGTTACCTTTATGGTATTTGGCATAGGCAAGGCGATATAGATATTCGCCTAACTCCCATTTTTCACCGACACGACGTTTCGCATCAGCGGCCAAGATATTTTCTTTCCAGAATGGGTTTTGTACCCAGTCAATAACGTTTTGATCCATTGCGAATCACCTCACGTTTAGAAAGTGTTATATTACCCGATTTAAATTTTATTTAAATCGGAGTCCTGAGAAAGTTGTGGTTTCTCATCACTTAAATAATATATACTTATAAATTCAATAGAAGATGTTAGTGGAAGAAAATAAAAATGCCTGACTAACAAGGGGCTACTTCTGTAGCCCCCCCCGATATTAGTTAATTGAAGAAACTACCAGTGTAGTACTTCGCATGGGCAAGGCGGTAAAAGTACTCACCTAATTCCCAACGCTCACCTCTTTGGCGATATGCCATGGCAGCGTATATATTATTAAGCCAAATTGGGTTTTGTACCCAATTGACCACGTTCATGTCCATACTTTACTCCTATGGAAATGAAGTTAATATTACTGAGGTTGTTACAGTAACCTCAAACCCTGATACTCATTGTAGTATCATCAATATAGTAATATATACTTGTAAAATCCATAGACGGTGTTTCGCCAAAAAGAAAAGAGCGTTAAAATATAGGGGGGGGTCTTTGGAGCCCCCCTCTTTTTTTTTTTTGTTGGTTAGCACTTCTTCCTTCATATCCAATGGTAGGAAGAAAGAATCCGCTAATGCAAGATAGAATCGCATTAATGCACGCACACTGCGGTATTGTGGTGAACGATCAAATGTCGCCGCCATGTCCATGCTTTTCATGAGATTGTGAAGATCTTCATGGCTGAACACCGATTGTGTATCACCATATTCTTCGCCCATGTTAGCAAGTGTGATAAGACTTGCATCTGCATCGATGATAACATCATGCGTATTCTTACCATTATGATCATTGATCTCAATGGTAACAGTGGTTTTACCATCATTATCTCCAGATGTTTTAACATCCGTAATCTTGATCTTATTGGTCACATTAAAAGCACGTGATGCTGATAGTACAGCAGAGCGTTCTACCATATCAGTCAGAACTGGGGCTAACTCTGGTTTCTCTAATAATGCTAATCCCATCTCTGGTTGAGTCCAAGTCTTCTCACCTTCTTCACACTCCACGCCGTCCTCGATGTGGAATCCTAGCTCATCACCACATTCATAATCCATGAGCATGGTGTAGTCCGTGTTTTCAGGGATATATTTCGATCCCTGTACGTTTAGTAATTCTGCGATCATCTTATTCACTCCTATAGTAAATTATAATAAATCTTTTGGTGCGCCAGTATAACCTAGGTCAGCTTGGCATTTAGCTGTTTTGCTAGCAGGACAGCTCCAATATGAAGTATCTTGTTTGCTAGTACGTCCACCGTTTTTATCGGTGTTAGCGAAAGCTTGCCAGAAGTAGCCTTCGATTGTAGTCGGTTCACCTTTAGTTAAAGATTTTGCTGCACGATCTTTGATCATGAGATCAAGGTATTTCGGTGATGCTGGAGTATACCACACCCAGTAGTCAATTCCATCTTTATTGGTTACACCTACTTTAATTGCAGTTAGGGCAAGACCGTTACAGAAACCGCCTTGTTCATAGTTAGTTGCACAAACCTGAGCTTTCACTGGACCTACTTCTGGCGGAAGTGTTTTACCTTGCGGAGCACGTACAGCGATGTAGCTACCCATTTCAGTTTTGAATGAACCTTCAGGATCATTAGTCGAATCTTTGAAGTGAGTATTTATGGTGTTAGTGTTCGCATCTGGCATTGCAACACGTAGGTCATCATTCCAGAATCCAGTTGTGTTTTCTGGGAATAGGACTTCTTTCGTCCACTCCCCTTTTGCGGTTGCATTTAAAGCGGTTGCTGCTAATGCAGTTACTAGTAATGTTTTTAAAGTTTTCATGATAAATCTCCTATAGATTTCTTTTGGGTTAAATAAGAGGTAGCACATGCTACCTCAGTTAGTTAAATTTCTTTTAAGATGCGGCGCATCTCAAGGTCAAATGGTACATCTGATTCTAAGCCGTCATGGTAGAGGAATGCACCGGTGATTAATGCTTCACGGCCATCGGCGTAAGCATGGATGTGACCCATCTTACCACCTTTTTCCATCGAGATAATGAATAATGCATTACGACCATCTTTTAGTTTAGCGTGGATTGCAAATGCATTATGCGCTAACCAGCGCACTTCTTTTGATTTAGCACATTTGCTTACATCGACATCGATTTCCTCGGTACCGACAAACTTGCCGTTTTCTAATGTGCGATGAGCGAGAATCATATCACCATCACTTGGTTTTTTGCTTAGACCATGTAAGTGAATGTGACCATCCACGAAGTAGATTGCCATCCATGGAATCGGGCGATAGAAATTTGTCATTTTTCCAGTTTCGCCAACGGTACGGAAGAACCGAGCGCGGAATTTGTTTTCACCACGGACTCTATACTTCACGTAGTCTGCAGTGCTAATTACACGGTAGACTTCATTATCAACGCCAGTAATTGGGTTAACGAAACTCAAGTTATTGGAACCCCTCCCACTACGAGCAGAGTGGAGATCGGTATAACTCATGAAATCGCTGATTTCTTTATAGATACCAGCGATGTTTAAAAAGTTCTTCTCGGTATATTGAGATGGATGATAGCTTTTAGTGATAAGGTTACCTTTCATTTTAATCCTCCTTTAGGATTATAGTGCTAGGCTTATTGTCAAGAGTCCGCCTAGATTATCAAAAAGAGATTTACACAGAGCCAGCTATGAACGCTCTGTGTAAATCAAATACACGTGTCGAGTTTAAGGTTCTATGCCTTATTCTCATGTAGATTATATATACTTATAAAAATGATAGAAACCATTTTTATTTTACTAACTAATTAACGAGGTAAGAAAAGATGCAACATGAAACCGCATTCTATCCAGAGCAATACCAAGGTGATATTTCAAAACTCAATTATATCACCAATCTTCTCTATGATTGCATGAAGTTAAATCAGGATTTCAAAGAAAAGATCAAACCTGTGACACTTTATCAGTTATCGGGTGATTATGCTGAGCTTAAGAAAGAACTTAAGCAAAAAGAAACTGACGAGTATGATTACAGACGGCATATTCCTTATGTTAAAGTAGATGGTAAACTGCGTGACGAGGAAGCTGTGAAGCGTTCTATGATGCCACGATTTGCTTCTATCTTAGATAAGGCCATCACACGTAAACCAAAGCTTGGTGAAACCTTACCTGAAGCTTGTCAGCATAATGAATGGGAAATTAGTTCTTTAGGATTGGATTTCAAAACCCTATCATATCAAAACTTCATCGAAGCCATGAAGCTCAAAAACCCAACCGATAGACAAATCCGTAATGCGTTAATTAGTTACGTGATCCAGTTCTTAATTAATGGCGGGTTAATCAAAGATAGCCACGAGCTACGTGTGTTTGAACGAATCATGCACAAGTATACTTATTTAGCGTCTGCTTTATACTTCCATGGATTATTTGAAAAAGAAAACAAAGGTCTATTTGGTTTATCTAAATCAAATACCAATATTTTATTTGCGATGATTTACGGAAATGATTTCCGTGAACTTTGCGTATTGGAAGGAATCGATAACGATAACTGTGAGTTATTCTCTATTTTGAATAAGCACCGTGTTCGTTTACTTGAAAACAACAGCTTATTGACACGTCCTAATATTGACGTGGTACCATCTGGTGATCAGTATGCTCAACTTGCTGTCGACTGTATCGTCCAATCATTGATCTATACTTTACTTGGTGTGGATTATACGATGCATAGTCCATCACTATTAGATAGTGTACCTGATCTACCTGATTACAGTGAACTTGCTGTATTATCTCGCTTTGGTGTACCGCAAGATACGTATATGCCACTTGCAGGTTATCGTTCAGTCTTAGGAGAGTAATGATGGCAGTATTACACGGCACCGTCCGTGATAACTACCAAGCTATTACGAGACGAATCGTTATCCAAGTTATCAAGCGTTTAAGAAGTCATCTTTCTTTTAATAAAGATACCGTTTTCATTATCAAGGGATTAGAAGATAATCTCATGGTTTGGAATAGTGAGAAGAATGAACTTCAGACTATCCGCCATAACCCAGGCGAAGACAGTGCACGCTTTGGCGAATACGATCAGTTAGAGATCGAATTTAAAGAAGAGTTAACGGATGATGGAATCGCAAGAAATGGTTATATGACTGACATGCTCCCACCGATCTTTCATGATGAGAGATTAGGGATCAGAATGAACGTAGGTTATATTCAGACTAGAGTAACGCTATCCTTCACCTTTAAATCAGGTACATGGGAATCCATGCAGACCTATGAGGGGTCATTTGCAAGATTACTCCAATCATCCAGAACACTTATCCTACACGAACTGGAATATTACGTATTACCTGAATTACAGCAATGCGAATTATTACGTACGCTGTATGATCTAAAAGAAAAACAAGGTGGAATTGGTGATACCTTCGATGAATGGATGGATAAGAACACCAAGACAGGTGCTTATCGTACATTAACCAATAGAAAGGGTAATGGTGCAGTGATGGCGTTTAAAGAACGTCAGCGTCAAGTCATCTTGATGTTAATGGAAACCCAGTTAACGGATGCTCAGAAGAAAGAGCGTGGTGCTTCAGCTGAAACGCAATTCGAAGTGCAGTTCTATTATGATGCCCCTTACTATACTACAGTTGAGTATCCCTTAATGGTGCATAATCAGTTGGTACCAGGTAAGTGGTTCGTAGGACCTCGAGTTCATCATGCCAATCGTGATCATGAAGTAACTTTCGATAAATTACAAGATGGACTACAGCATGTGATCAGCGAGGATCAAGCAGTCAGTACCTTTACTTCTCAAGAAGGATTGCGTTATCCAAGCTGGGATAGCTGGAAAATACCTGCATCTCATTATAACAACATGAAAGCAGCAACGATCTTAATCCAACTTCCAGAGAAACTTCCTGAAGCAGATAAGCTGACAAACTACACGTTACTTTTACCATGTAGTGCAATCGAAAGCAATGTCATGAAATTTGGTCACGGTACGAAGCGATATATGAAAGATAATCGTAAGCTCATGTTCTCAACCACGCACTCACCCGTTGTGTATCAATTATACCAAGGTAATGAACGTGTAGATATGGAAAACTGTTATTTGGATGAGAAGTTAGATTTATACACGAACTACAAGCTAGAACATTGGCAACAATGGCATCTTGTAATTGAAGTGCCAAATAATTATAATCACATTGAACGTGATACCATGAATATGATGATGCGTTATCCAGATTTCCTTGCAGAGATTTATCAGACTTTATTATATAAGGAACGGAATTTCAAAGCAGGTACAACAATTGAGGAGGTTTGTAAGGAATACCTTACTCGTATCCCGATGTTACAATCTGGCATGTGGTATCAAATTTATCGTTGCTTGATGCTCAATAAACCACTAACTATGCAGTACGGTAAGCACATCGAGAAGTATTTCTATACTTGGTTGATGGCAAAACATCCTGAGTATAAAGATCTTGATGAAGCAAAAGATGATTGGTATCATTTTGATTTACCGCATGAACGTCATGCTATCTTGTTGGATTTCCAACCGGATCTCTTTGAGTGGTTAAAAGCTCACCACGATGACCCAGATGCAGTGAATGATATTTTCTATGGTAAAGCAGATGTAACGAAGGTTATTCCATTCTTAACGCAATATACGACATCGATCAATAACTACTTCATGGATATTCCAATTCCAAGAACGCAGATGATGTCATTTGTTAATGCTAAACGATTAGGAGACTAAGATAACGATGGCAGGTTTTAACTTTGAAGAAGTCCCGGAACGTAAAGTCGTTATTGAGGACGTTTCTAAACACCTTCCTGATGAGCATGTAAAAATTACAGTAGAGCAGGAGAAAGATCTTGCTCCTACCGATTTCTGTAAACAGGAAGAAGCGGTTAAACTTCCTATCCACCATAATCCTTATTTAGGGGTAGAGGTAGATAGTAAGAGTGACGACATTTTAAATATCATCTCTTTCATGGAGGGGTCACCTTGGCAAGTCGAATACTACAGCCAATACCTTGGTGAAGATGATGAGACTTATGCGTGGTCTATTGATCGTGCCGCCGCATTCCAACAGTATCGTTGTATTAAACATTTCGAACTGAAGGTAACGAGTAGTTTATCTTATAGTTACGATGAATCAACGAAAACTGATGAACTCACAGGTACTGCCCATTTCTATCCAGTATTAAAACCAAATAAAGGCGATATGTTTATTGCGGATATTGGGGATGGAAGAAGTGGTTTACTTGAGATCACCTCAGTGAAGAAACTTTCCGTACGTCGTAATACCGCATGGGAAGTCGAGTACTTTGTGCGTCAGTTCTTAACCAAGGAAGCACATGATAACCTCAAACTCAAAACCATCAATACAGTCGTCTTCTCACTTGAAAGACTGCGTATGGGTAACGGTGCATTCATTGAGGAAGAAACCTACAGCGAACTGGCTAACATCGAAGAAACCATGAATAGACTGATTCGCCAGTATTTCCGTCATTTCTATGATGAGGAGACTTGTAGTTTCACTGTACCACTTGGGACCAGTATCCGTACGTGTGATATCAAACAAAATGATTTCTTATTGTCATTAGTTGAAACATCACGCTATCCTGAATATTATCGTGTTAGACGTATTCGTACGGATTTAACCGATAAGCATAAAGGATGGAGTATTTGGGATGCATTAATGAACCAATCATGGTTAGATCTTGACGATGCCATGACGAAGTTCAATATCCTCTCTAAGATGGAAATGCGCAATAACACCATGCAATGGAATGGTAGTCATAGTCAATATACGCACTTTATTTATCCGTATAAAGATATCGTGGCTGCAACACCTGTACAGTATAACCCTCGCTTTACAGCACCAGCTGAAATCCCTATCTTTATTGATGAGGACACAAAACAAAATAGACGCTACATTTACCATGTGGGTATGAATAATGACTACGTCTTCAGTCAGTACTTCTATACGGCTGATGAGGATAACATGTCAAGATTGGAATTACAGGTTTATAAGTACTTAAACCAACAACCAATCTGCCCTCAAGAAATTATGCGTTTATTAGGTGCTTGTACAAGATGGGATGATTTAGATAGATATTATTATATTCCTATTTTATATCTATTAGGTCATGCAATTGTAATGGGTTACGTTGAAACGTACGGTGAAGTGGTATCACCTTAATTTTGATTATTACATGGGACATTGTGGTTAAGTTTATTATAATGTCCTAATTTAATAATTGAGGTGATTTAAGATGGTAGAAGATTATAATCAACCGCACTTTACAATAAAGTATAAAGATGGTGATTTTGTTTGTGATGTGGAGCGTTCTGATCTCAGTTCACTTGAGAAACAGGAAGTTGATAAAAGAACTGAGTTTGCTAGTAAGGTATTGAGAACCATTCGTGGTTATTACCCAAATGCAACAGATATCCGAATTGAAATTACATCGGATGATTCTAACAATGCGGTTGGGTTTGTTAATGACGCTATTCCAATCAATATAGTCTGGCGCAAATGGGACGATGGGTATTACCTTGTCTACCTATCTGAAATAAATGAGATTACAAGAAAATTCATCGAACGGTATCCAGCCATCGATGCACCGGTAATTTCTGGGTACCCCTACGTTACAGCCATTCCGACTATGATGTTAGAGATATTGGATGATATTTTCAAGACGACTGATATCGTGTGGCATCGACTTACTGATGTGGATTAAAAAATAAAGTTCTACATGGATACCAGATGATGTGAGAAGATTCCCAACACCATCTGGTTTGTCACGCGTCTATACTGGTGAGCCGAGGAAAGGGTAACCCATTTCCGCTTGAATGCGGGCCGCGTCTTCGCGTCCTACATTGTACCAGCTCATAATCCGGCGAAGCTGGGCTTCTTTCCGAATTTGGTAATGTCGCATCTTCTCAGATACAACATCAGCCTCAGTAGCTGTGATGATGTCATTTAAGAATGTTGTGTCCATGGGACCTCCAAACTAAAATGGCAAAACCGTTAGGTACGGTAGTCTGAATACCGTACCTAACACCCTACTCGAGATATACGTCCTGAGTATCATGTAGATTATATATGAATATAATTTCGATAGACTGGGTTTTATAATGTTGAATTAGGTCATTTGTTTGGTGTTTAATTAAAAGATATATGAATATGAAAAGTAAAATTTACGTTATTGCAGAAGATCACTGGAATATCAACTCTATTGCCAAACAAGAACAACGCATCCTTATGTATGGTGTACAGCATCTGTATCATGAACTATGTAACGTTGAACCAAATGTGTTGCCAGGTAATTTAATTAAACTTTCTAAAAATAGAATTATAACTATGCTAGATAAAGAGGAAGATATCTGGGTAGGTGAAGGCAAATTAATCGATCCTCGTTTTAATATGGGGATATTTGAGTTAGTTAAAACAGCTCCTATGATTAAATACCTTTATGGTTTTGATCTAAGATTCGATGATCCGGAGTATAAACAGCATCCCGATATCCACCCCCAGCAACTTCGAGAAAGGAGAATGCTCGATATACTGAAGAACAATGTAATACCTAAAAATGATGCTGGTGAGGTTTGTTGTATTGTATGCGGTAAAGACCATCTTAGACAAGCTAACGCAAGTGAGATGGGAGGTAAATCGGCATTACGAGAATTCATCGATCAGAACAAGTACCGATTTAAATTCATATAACAAATACAACAGGGAGGCTGTGTTCTATGGTCTCCTGATCGTGTTATTTTGGTGCCCCACTAACACGTTTTTATTTTATTGTACTATATTCATTTTTGTTGCAAAAAAAAAAAGAAAATAGGGTATATAATAGTGTGGGGATTTTTCCCCACACTATGTCCTATATGCGGAGGAATGGGAATCCCATTTCCGCTTGTATCTCTTGGGCGCGTTCGCGATTTACGCCGTACCAAGACATTAGACGACGAAGTTGCGCTTCCCGTCTTATCTTAAAGTTTTCAATCCGTTCAGCACTCAGTTGTCCTGGTACCGAATCGATGATTGTTTTAAGAAATTGATCATTCATATAGATTGGTCTCCGTATGGTGATTGTTAATACGAGTACTCCACGTGTTGTAGCACGTGGAGTACTATTACTGTAAAGTCGATACATCCTGCTTTACATCAAAAAGATAATATATACTTGTAAATTTTATAGACTAGGTTGGAGGTATCCGACCTTGATTATGTCCGAAAAATGTATATCTACCCGATAGATCAGTTGTAGTTAACTATCTTTTAAGGAAATTTATCATGTCAAAAGTTTTCGAGTGTATGAATGCGGCAGATCTCCCTATTACTAAAATAGATGAGGCTGCAACATTAGCAATGTATATCGATGATGTCGGTTTAACTGAAACCACTATTCAGATTAAAGTTAATGATGAAACTGTTCGCATCGATCCAACAACAATTTCGGTATCATTGGAAAGAAGTACGGCAAGCGATTTATGGAAAGCTTACTATCTTCCGATGTATTATCAGGTGGGTTTGTTGCGTAGTATCATGGGTTTAATAACTCGTACTACTTATATCCGAAGTATCTCAACAAGTGGCTCAATGGTCATCACGTATCGTGCTCAGAGTAATAACTTTATTATTGAATATCAAGGTGAAGAATATATCTTGTCCACGGATAGTAATAAAGTGACACTAAAAAGTAAGTACCCGATTAAACTACTTGAGTCCCCTACATTTAAAGTAGATAGCCCAACGGATGGTTATAACTGCTATGCAATCACTAAAGAAGTAGCTGAATTTATTGGCCAGTTATCTACGGGTAACTCTATAATTGAATACTTGCAATCGATCATGGGTCACGCTGAGGAAAGAGAAAAATTCCTAGAGTGGTATAAACGAAAAAAGAAATAGCGGACAAAATAAGAGGGGACCTTAGGGGACCCCCGGATTTTTTTTTTTTTTTTATAAAAAACAACAAAAATGTTTTTTTTTTTTCAATTCTTTTTTGTCAGTTTTATACTTGTCATGATTTTTGTAGATACTGTCTACAATGTCTTTACAAGATTGGAGTTCTTTAGCTTGTTGATCTGCTCTTGCTGCTTCTTCGATAAGAGTTCTTCGGTCTTTTGCAGAAAATTCCCAACCGTTGGCGTTAACATCCACTGTGGTCTCTTTGGAAGATCGTACACCGGGATATGGATTTCCGGTTTGGGTTGGGGCTTCGTAGCGCATCCCGTAGCTAGGAGCAACGTAAGTGTCAATAAGCTCATTACTTTTAGTAGTGATTTCATAGATACCTTTCTCTCTTTCATCTGAGATTGCAACTAAGGCTTGCGAAAGCTCTTTAGTTGTTTCATTTGTTTTAACGAGTGCTTCGTTATTTGCATTCTGTTGGGTGATGACCTGTTCAGTTTGTTTAGCTTCTGCATATTTAGTGGCGTTATGATAACCCCATTGATAGCAGAGAAATCCAGTAATCAAACAGGCAAGTGGCCAATGCAGTTTATACTTCACGACCATTTCAGATACAAATGACAAGAAGCAACCAATTAATGCTTTAATTTGTCCTAATAACATTAGCATATCTAACTCTATTCGCTTTTTACTTTAATGTTAATAAAATGAGCTTGTTTAATGTTACCCCGTCTTGTAGAGACATTAAGCTCATTTAAATAAGGTTGTTCACTTCGGATAATCGTATCACCTTGTTGCGGATAATAACGATTCTCTTCAGTACAGATCACAACACCATTTCGATCTTCCATCGGGATATAAGGAAGATATCGACCATCACTACATCTTAATGGTTGATAGTGGTGTGTCGCCACGAAATAACGTTTTGGTAACTGATGTGAGGGTACCAATGTTCTCGTGATTTCAAGTGGTTTTGGTGATTCGACAACAACAAGGAATGATTGCGGTAATGTAAATAAACGACGAATCGTTTCAGGCTTACGGACTTCCTCTGTCTTAATGCGTCCATCAAGATAAGGCGTAAGACCAAATTTATCATTACTGAAAAGATCTTTATATTTCCAGACCTTCTCGTACAGATGCCATCGTTGTAAATCAAACTTCAGCGTATTGTGATTGATGTATTTCAAAATCTTACCATCAATATTTAACCAATACAACTCACCGCATAATACCACACCGACTAATTTATTATCGAAGTTAATATTGTCAACATGTAAGAAGACACTATTAAATAAATCCCCTCTCACATCAGAAGGTAAGATATTCTGATCTTCTAATCGATACAGTTTTACTGTACCTTTGACTTCCTCGAAATTAACGATGTTAATATGACTCGTGTTAAGTCTTGATTGACTGACTGCACCTTGCTCGATAAATATTCCTGTCTCATCACCATCATGCCAATGAAAATATCCACCTATATTAAATAAGGAAGTATCACGTAAGTGTTCGTGATTAACTCCTTCTTTACTTAAGTGGATATCACTGAGAACAGCTGGATGAACCAGGCTATCTTTATGATAACCGAGCTTCGCGTTCTTCTGGGTGAAATCCCACTGATGGGCATCCACACTATAGACCCACCCAGGTTGTCTATAGGTGAGGTTTTTTAATACCGGTTTCATTAAAATTTACCTTTCGCGAAGTTATGTTAAAATCTTAAGGTTTATCGGGAAATATGTACGTGCACAGTACACTTCACCCAACAACATAGCCTGAAAATTTTAACAGTATTTTATCGATAAAGTATAGTTAAACATTTTAACAAATTAAAGGAGGGTCATGAAATATGGCTCAAACAGAAACAACCGTTATCACAGGTGATGCACCGTATATCGATGTCTTGGCCGCGATCCTACTTGGACCAGTGTGGAATAACAGGGTGGGATTCTATTTCAATAAAGATGAAATTGATGGCGCGGCTGTAAAACGTATTATCAGTCATCCTAAATACAATGAATTGAGAGATCGTTATAATGAAGTAGAAAAAGCTTGGTGCCGAATCATCAATGGTGATACTTCAATTACAAAAGAAAATTGGGATGGACTAGTTAATCGCTTTAAGGAACTTGCAGGTAGAATGGATCGTAAGGGAGCTCCAGGTGACCAAAACGCACTTTGGGGTAACTACGGCTATCGCAATCTATTTAGAAAATCTCCAGCACCAAGTGGTGAGGAATGGGTTTACCCAATCGTACGATATCGTAATGGAAACCAGCGCACAACTGTTAACTACGTTGATGGAACTCGTACCTACCCAGATAGATCAATCGACTATGGTAATCTAAATTTTGCAGTGAATGCCGTTATCGAGACGATCGCTTGGCGAAATGCCACTGTAGAGAAACGGGATGATACATTTAAGATATCTGACGAGTATGCAGCTGATCCAGTTAATGCGTTTGTTAAAGCATTTAATATTTTGGAAGAAATCGTACCATCACTTAATCTACTTCATGGTAGTATTGTAACAGATAAAGCATGGAATCGTATTGCGGAATGGGTGAACGAGAAAGTCGTTGAGCAAATGCTACTTCACCCATATCCAGTTAAGAAGTTAGCACCAAAAGAAACACTTAAGAAGTATTCGTTGTTATATTCTGGCAATAGAGAACAGTATTTCAATAACATCGTTAATGCTGCATCACCAGGCAATTCACTAGGTATTTTGGCTAAGTTGCGTCAAGCAGTATCGGATCTCGATAAAAATACTTACGATACAGCCAAAGCACGTCTTGTTGCTCAAATCGAAGCAACGAATGGCGCGCAATCTAATCCACTTTATAAACAAGATCCAGCTGATCTTCCAGCATACGTGGATAATCGCCCTTATCCAATTCGTATGCCTCGTGAACATCGCGGTTTACCGGATTATGATAAATACTTCGGCACTAACCACTGGGATAATGATTTAAAAGTTGTCTTCTATTATTTAAATGGTGGCCAGAACTTAACTTCAGAAATCGTTGGTTCAACTGAATATGCAAGACTTAATGCGATTGGTCTTCAAAATAGTAATGCGTTAGCTTCAGCAAAACCAATCTTTGCAGATGCGATTGAGTTATGGCGTGATTATCATCAAGCAATTGCGAATAACCAAGCTGATGTAGCGAAAGCAAAATACAAGTTACTTATTGCAAAAGTTGATGAACTCATCATCGCAACAGGTAACCCGACCATGCCTGCTGAAAATGGTAAGGTCCTTTCTTTCAGTGTATTCTTAAAACCTTATTATACACCAGAGGAAAGCTTAGATAAAGCAAATGCTGTACCATATTCAATCTCAAGTTGGTCTAAATACTTTTCACCATGGTTCACTGATAGAGCAGGTATAAACCGTCGCACCATGTTTGCCGGTAATGTAGATGGATTAAACTATAGACTTGATCCTAAAAACATTACGGGTAAAGTAAAAGCACTAGAATATAATCTTGATTATGCTAACCTTGGTATCTGGTTCTTATCATTTATCGCATCAGATAATAGAGATAAACCACTCAAGCTTACTAGTAACTATGATTTTACGGGTATTAAAGGTTGGGTACCGGTAACGAAAGATAAATTCGATGAGATCAAAACGGCGTTTTCTGATTATATTGAAGCGGTCTTCCGCTATCATTTTGGGTTACGTGACTTAGTCTCTTTCCCAAGACCAACAAGTGAGCAAATTAATAAACTTGCACATCTTGCTGATGTATACGGTGGTTCACCAGAAACAGTACGTAATTTTAGACTCGGTAACTTCCATTTAACAGAAGAATTGGTACCCGCAAACTTCACGCCTTATAGTAGACGTAATGAGCTAAACACTGCTGCAGGTGATTTACGTAAAGCGATCAGTGATTACATCAGTACGACCACTCCGACGACTGCACAATATAATGCAATCGTTACTGAGTATAATCGACTCAAATCAGAACTTGCTACTTATAACGATTATTACAATATTAATCGTCAGTTTGAAGGTAAGTATGCGATTACGTTAGATCGTGCGAATATCCGTTTACCAGAAAAACGTGGTGCGTCAGATAACGAGTATAGTGATTTACTTCGTCGTATTCGTGATTATGAAAATCAGGCACGTGCTGGTTATACCACAACTAACCCGCAAAACGAATATCGTGCATTAATCAATAAACGTACTGCGTTGGTTGATGAGATCAGTACGTACAATAGAAAGTATAATTACAGTGCAACGGATGGTGATAAGTATATCAACCCTGATATCCATACACCAGAACAACCACGTAACTATACTGCTGATGAACAACTTAAGATCAATGGTCTTAATGATCGTTTCTTAGAAGTCAGACGTAAACTTGATGCCTATAAACGTGCATTGATTCCAAGTTACTTCTTATGGAACGATTTAAACACGAATGATACTTGGCATGCTAATACGTATCGTAACGAGTTCCTTCCTCATCAGAACTATCAGGGATTCCAATATATCCTCGATCACTATAATGAGTGGAACACCCGTTTAGATAATATCAGTAGTAATACGGATATTCTAAATATCCCTAAATTGATTGCTGTTGATAAAGCGGAATTAGACGCTCAGATTAGCGAGTATCGTCGTGATCTGGCCAAACATAAGACCGCAACTAATAACAACCTCTATCAAGCATTGGTAGAGAAATACGGTACATTAGGCGCAGCGATTACAAGTTTCAACCGTAAGTATCAATTGGATGATCCGAGATTTGCGGTTTATAGTGATTTAAAACTTAAACCACTTGAAGAACCACATGAGAATGAAGGCTTTAGTCCGTTACCTCAACCGATCAATGTCGGTAAGTTAGTTCAGTATCCATTTGATCCAACTGGAGTAAGCAAACAAAACCATGTTGAAGAGATCTATGATCTTACTGATACGAACCGTAATGAGTTTAATTACATCATCCCAAGATACGCGCCGTTCTATGCGGGCAGTGTTAAAGTTGAAAGACTTGATACGGAAGATAATCAACCGTTGGTACTTGAGAAAGACCACGATTATTATCTTGGTGGCCACTTCGGTGAGATGGAACCTTACGTAGGTGGTAAGCAACGCATCGAATCACTAATCTTATTTGATGATAGACGTATCACTGGTCGATATAAAGTAACCTACCAAACACTGGGCGGAAGCTTTATTTTAGATGCGACAGGTTATGCTACTCAGATTGCCAACTACTTAGTTAACCCACTACAAACACCATGGGCTGAGATCGTAGGACGTCCAGTTAACTATCCAGCTAAACCACATGGTCACGATGTCGGTGAGTTAGTGGGTGTTCAAGATCTCATTGATGCGATCCTTCAGTTATCTGCAGCAAACCGTGAGATTGCAAGAGTAGAAGCAGTACAAGCCAGTGCAGTCGCTGATCTACTTGATGAAACTGCAGCAATGCGCCAGTTATCTCGTGATACGAAAGCCAATGTTCAAAACTTAATGAACCAAGTCCAAGAGAAATATCTTGAGATTAAAGCTTTAATCCGAAATGGTAACGTAGTCGGTGGAGGTGGTGGTGGTAGTTCATCCGCTGACATCGATGCAGCCGTATACCGCATGAAGAACGAGTTAACTCTTCTCTTCACAACCATGCTTAACGATAAAGCAGATGATTTATCCGGTAAGGTAAAAGCAAGACTTAATGCATTATCAAATCGTCTTGACAATATCAATGCCGTGATGAATACTGCGATCGAAGCGAAGTTAAAAGAGAAAGACTACGTGCCTTATTCTGCAACTGTACGCAACCAAATCAGTGCGAATGGTGTACTTCGTTTAACAGCGGATAAGCAAGTCGGTTTACCTGCAACAGGTGTAAACTATCTTGACCCTACCAATAACGCCATCATTACGACACGTAAGACTGAGATCAAACGTGATACCGTAGTAATTCGTGAAACTGCAACTGACAATAAACCAGTGGTAAGTCGTGTAAATGATATTCATATTGGTGCAGATGGTCGTACAATCGGTCTATCAGCAACTATTAATAATGTCCTAGGTACGATCTCACCGCCAAGTATTACGACAGCAACTGCAGTACCAGCAATGACGGCTTCTGCGATGGATATCGTGAAGAAAGTCAAAGTTCACACTAAAGGTGAGGAAAGTGCACCAGCGAATACGTTAGGTGGAAGTAAGAAAGTGATTTACTCATTATCTTCTACTGATGCGAATTTAATCGGTAAGCATTTCTTCAATGCGGAAGGTTGGGCAAATGTTAATGATGATCTTAGTCAAACGACAAGCTACATCTTAAATCCAGCTTCAAGTTTTGCTTTCACATTAAAAGCATTACAAGAGTTAGATGGTAAGATCCAAGCTGCCGCTAAGGGTGATTTCATCCCGACATCTAAACTTCAGAGTGGTAATGGTGTTGAAGCAGGTAAGATCGTTGTTGCGGATGCGAACAAACGTATCGCCTCAGTTGGTGCCATTAACTTCACTAATGCCGATTACAACTCTGATATGTTAGGCGTACGTGAGGGTTTATACACTGATCGATATGCTGCGATTGCTTACAACGTAATGACGAACCATACTGATATCAAGTATAACCTTGTTACTGAGTTTGAGAAACTACGTGATAACCATCGCTACAATACACGTATCAATAAATCAGGTATGAGTGTAACTGTACCGACTGATGCATTAAAACGCATGGCACAACTTCCTGTTTATACGGGTTCAACCAATGAAGGTTATCTCGTTGATCCAGCGAAAGCGAAAGCACTGATCAATTTCAATAACGATCAGCTTTCAGCGGAAGCGGTACTTGGTGCAACAGCACTTGCGTTTAAAGATACCAGCAATAAACTCGGTGATCTTGAACGTCGTGTGAGTGCTGCGACTGGTGGTCGTGCTGATTATATCCCACTGGATAAAATTCAAGCGGTGGTATCAGATCAGTACGAAGTTTTAGTGGCGGATGGTAGAAAAGGAACACTTCCTAGTTACCTTCAATTCAGAGACTCTAAAGCAGCCTTTGAATTACGCAGTGACGGTATTGCGGTTCATTATGCTAACCTTGTTGTAGACGATGTGAAAGTCAAAGCAAGTGATGCGAATGCATACAAGACTAAAACCTTCACCGAAACACTAAGACAAGCAGATACAGTTAGACTTGAAAATGCTGAGCGATTTGCAGGTGGTCAGTTATCCAATGCAAATATCGATAAACTGAAAGGTTACTTTGATACAGCAACCGTAGTCAATCTTGACAATAAACGCATGTTTGTTGCAACAACAACTAACTACGGCTTTACGGATAATAGCACGACGACAAGTTTCTATAACCCAGGTGCAATCGATGCAATCCTATTGGGTACACTGAAACACGTTGATAAACGCTTAGTAACATTATCAACCCAGTATGATGGATTCTCTAAATCCACTTCATCTGCATTAAGTGCGGTAACAACGAAAGCTTCTTCACTTGAGCAAACAACGACTCAGTTGTCATCTCGTGTAACGGTACTTGAGAAAGGACCAACCACGCAAGCACTCAATGAAGTTCGTACTGTGGGCAATAATGCACAAGCAACGGCTAACCAAGCGAAGTCTATTGCTGATAATAACAACTCTAGACTTAATACGATGGATCAGCTCGTGAGTGCTGCAACCAGTGATGTAAGTCGACTCAAATCTGATGTCAATGCATTAAACGGTCGTATCCCGAATATCTCTATTCAGGGTAATGCAACTGATTACGCAACTGGTAAGATTCCTAAGTTTATTGAAACAGGTAAGCTTAGTGTAAGTAGTGTTCAGTTTGCTGTAGGTAGTACTACAAAAGTCATGAATCTTTCTGGTACTGACTTGATGTACAATGGTCGTTTCAGACCGCAAGAAATCAACTTAACTTCCGATATTCGTAAGAAAGAAAATCTTGCGATCATCACTGATGCACTTAAACGTGTATTGACTTTAAATGGTTATTTCTATAACTTCAAAGGTAGTGATGAAGAAAGTGTCGGTTTGATTGCGCAACAAGTTCAGAAAGTGCTTCCATCAGCTGTATCAGAAGATGCAGATGGTACGCTATCATTAAACTATAATGGTATCGTCGCATTACTTGTGGAAGCGACCCGTGAGCAAGAAGTACGTTACTATGAGTTATTGCGTCGTGTAGAAGCACTCGAAGCAAAACGTAAATAATTTTTATCTTTAGGAATAGGTGGGTGGTCCAGGATGATCGCCCACTCTTCTTTTTTATTTATTTTTAGAGAAGGAGTTGAGATGAAGAAAGATCATTTCAGTAAATTAGAAGTGGAACCTTTAGATGAGTTCGTTGAAGGAAGACGAGTTTATCGTTTAACGAAAGACTTTACTTTTACCTCTGAGAAATATGGGGTTATTACTGTACCAGCAGGATTTAAAACAGACTTTGCTTCTGTCCCTGCTATCGTAAGAAGTATTTTCCCAACTGATGGGAAATACATGGAAGCCTCAATCGTGCATGATTACTATTATGCTTATGCGATTGGTACGAAGAAATTAGCTGACCGTATTTTCAAACACGCCATGAAGTTATCTAACGTATCGACCATTCGTCGTTGGTTAATGTATTGGGGTGTACGTCTTATGGGTAAAGGTCAATATGGGAAAACAGTTTCTCATACACCACGTGGTCACATCTATCAAGATATCCCACGTGAACAAGTGAATCCACGTAATAAATAATTTGTATTGAGGCTACAAAATGAGTAGCCTCTCTCTTATGTCGTCATTTCAAAAAGTCTATGTTCGTACCCATATATACGGGCTATGACACTAAACGTTTAATGTTATTTTAATAATAAAAGATTTAATAAGTAAGGATTTATATATGGCAGATCCAATCGTAAAAGTTCCGACGTATCCTGTCGATATGACAGGGGAACTTGCCAGTAACTTAGTGACTGAAAGAGTCACCCTTACCACCAAGAACCGAGATGAGTTTAATATCATCTTACCTCGTTGTGCACCATTCTTCCATGATAGTGTACAGATCAAGAAACTCGATACTGAAGAAGTCATGACCTTCGGTAAAGATTTCTACATTGGTGGTATATTCGAAGGTATCACGCCTTATACGAAATACAATCAACAGGTCGGTAGTATCATCGTATTACTTGACCAATGGGTAGCGGGCAACTATGAAATCAAATACCAAACGGTTGGTGGAGATTTCGTTTTAAATGAAACGCAATTTACCCAAGCATTGAAAAATGCAATCTTAAATCCGTTGATGGTACGCTGGGAAGATATCCATGAGAAACCGATTGACTTTACGCCAATCAAGCACTACCATCCAACCGATGAAACTAATGAATACGATGACTTCATTAATGAATTAGGTCGAGTGCGTCAAGCCTTAGAGAAATTCTTAGGCGAAGAAAGAAAAGGAACTCCATCTTATAATCAGATGCTTCTTCTTCTTTTAGAACACGGACGTATCTTGGCTGGTTTAACAGGTCGTATCAATGATCTCCAAACTGAGATCACGCAATCTACTGCTGGTGCAATTGCACGTGCTTTAGAGAAAGCCAATGAAGTGGCTAAGATGGCTGAACAGTTAACAGCTAACTTATCTGCTGCGGTAGATGATCGTGTTGAAAAACTTCGTGTTCAAGTCAACGATAAAATTGATGTTAACCTTAAAAAGTTATACGCAGCTGATGAAGCATTAAAGCAACAAATCACCACGACAACGAATGCACTTAAGGATGAGTTGACTAATGTCGTTAATGTGAAACTTGCTGATCATCTTGCTAAGATCACTAAGAACACGGAAGATATCGAAAAGAACAAACGCGATCTCAATACTGAGCTTGCTAACAATATCGCAAACCTAACTCGTACGATTAATCAAAACAAAACAGATCTCACTAATCTTGTTAACGCATTGGCGAATCGTGCCGTGGTGAAAAACGGTCAAGCTGCGCAGGTGATCCAAGGTACATTAGAAGCCACTAAGTTTATTTCTGAAGCATTCGGTCAACTTAATACCCGTACGCTTTATACCGACAATGGTACAAGCAGTAATATCGATAATAAAGTTAACGATAAAACGATCTTAAAGCTCACACCAGATGGTACCGATAACTATGGTCGTTTCCGTTTCGGTGGTATCGGTAATAAATTTGCCACCTTATACCACGATGGTCACGATAACGTTTTATTAACCAGCGATAACCAACCAATAAACATGAAAGCATTGGACTTCGTGATTGATAATACGAAGAAGTTATCTGATGCGGTATTCTTAAGTGGCAACCAAACTATGCGTGGCCCACTTTATTTACAGACTGCTAACTTAATCAACGTACCAGTTACTGATTCACGTTTTGAGGCATCAGGTTTTAGACACCCAAATGGTACGCCAGAGAACGGTGTAAGTCATAGCGAGCTTGAGATTGCCGTGATGCATCCTGATGCACCGGGTCGTGCTGCTGCACCGGGTCGTGCCTATGGTCGTACGATTGGTTTCAGTTATGGTCCAAGTCTTGGTTTAGTAACTGGCAGTTATGACGCACAAGGTCGTAATTTCAGAACCACTGATATCTTAACTCGTGAGTGGATGACCGGGGATAAAGCCAATAATAGTGCAGATAAAATCCCAACCACTCAAATGGCACAAGAACTTGTTTCGGCTAAAATCGCAGAAGCTAAAGTTAATCCAACACTAACTGGTATAACTTACATTCGTTCGCCAGGTAACAACAGCTGGAATGTTCCGCTGATCCTCATGGCTGATGACCCAAATCCTAGATCCGTTGAGATGTGGATGGGCTTACGTGGTGTAGGTGGTGATACTAGAGCCAGTGCGAAAATTATCATCATGCCAGATAGAACGAACAATACGGTTATTCGTATGCATGGTGTTGTGGATGGTCAGGATAATGCGTCATTCATGGAACTCTATAAAGACCGTGTTTGGATGCGTCCTTATGGTAACTTACATGACTACTTCGTTCGTCGTAGTGAGTTGGGTGATCTTAATGGTTACGTGAAAACGTCTCAGTTAAATGACTGGACATCAGCTGCAGGTATGGCTAACCGTATTCCGCATACTCACGGTAATGGTCACATCTATCTTGGTTATCGTGTTCACATCAGACCAGCTGCGGATTACCGTGGTGCAGGTTGGGATCATGTCGCTTACTATGACTGGATGTGGGATGGCGGACATGGCGGTGCGGGTCACTACTTCAGTGGTTTCGTGTTAGCCCACCATGTTGGGGTTCGTTCAGATATCAGAAGTAAAGAAGATCTTAAATTGATCGATAGTCCTTTTGAGAAACTCTCTGCAATCAATGGTTATACCTATAAAATGAAGAAAGACCTTAAAGGTCGTCGTGCAGGTGTGATCGCTCAAGAAGTTGAGAAAGTTTTACCTGAAGTGGTCAGTGAAGATACGAACGATAATGAAACCTTGAAATCGGTTGATTATAACGGTCTTGTGGCTTTATTAATCGAAGCTGTAAAAGAATTGAAAACTGAGGTGGTTTCTCTAAGAGAGGAATTAGATCAGTATAAAGAGGGAAAACAGTAACATGTCAACCGCAAAACAATATAAACGTTACCCGTTGGATTTAACGGGTAACCATCCTGATAATAGAGTGATGGCAGAAGTCCACTCTATTACTCCTCAGGAACGCATCTTTAATGTGATGGCGGGTGCATTCTATACGGAGTCTATTCAGATTACTTACTTGGGCGAACAATTAACTGCCCATGAGGATTTCAGATTCCACCGTGTTGTAGAAGATGCAATCCGTCAGTCTGGTAAAGATGTCGCGATGTTAATTGAGATCACTGATAAAGCAATCTCGGGCGATATCGAAGTACGTTACCAAGCTGTGGGTGGTGAATTCCAAAACATCCATGAGTCTCTTGTTGAGATGCTTGAGAACTATAAACATGATGCTCGTGGTACGTTTTATAAAGATATCATCGAAAAACCACGTTTCTTCGAACCAGTTCGTCACTTAACATCGATCTATGATATCTATGGATTAAATCCAATTGCGGGTCCGTTAAATGAACTCGTGAGTATTGCTCGTCATCGCGCAACAAAAGAGAACTCCTCTTTATTAATCCGTTTGCACCGTATCGAGCAAATGATTCATGACGCGGATTTAGGTAATCTTGATTTATCGGGTATCGCTAATCTTCGCAATGAATTAAATCAAATTAAAAAACAGGTTGCCGCTGCAGATATTACCGCATTAACGCAATCTTTCAATGCACTTAAATCCGCATTAGAATCTCAAATCTCTGGTTTAACAGAGAAAGTTGATGCGGCATTACCTCGTGCTATTACGGAAGTGAATACTAACGTAACAAAAGCAGATGAGAAAGCACAACAAGCACTGACTAAAGCAACCAGTACTGAACAAGCACTCAACCAATTTAAGCAAGATGGTGGGAGTGTAACCCGTGAAGTAAACTTCGGTACAAACATGGAGGGAGCTTTTGATAAGGTCGGTCCATTTGGTTTCCGTTTAGTCATTAGTGGTGATAAACGTATCGGTGGATTAACCACTGAAATCGAAGATGTAAAACGCAGACTTGAAGAAGCAACGACTAAACTTGCTGGTGTTGATGCTAAGATCGCTCAAGCAGCAGATAGTGCAAGACTCCAAGCAGTTGAGTCTAAAGCAAGTCAGCTTGAATCAAGTTTATCTGTCGTAACAGGAACAACCATTCCTGCGATCAATAATGACATCCAAAGTCAAAGTGGTCGTATTGCTGTTCTAATGAACACGATTGCAACGAATAAGCATAATGCAGATGAAGCCATTGACGCAGTTAAGCTCACCGCAGAGAAAGCAAGAGATGATCTTGCGAATCTTAACTTAAATGAGTTTAAGACCACAACTGTTCCTAATCTTGTTACAACAAAACTCAATGAGTTAGTTACACCGGTTAGTGATAAAGTAACGCAATTAGAATCTGTTACGATTCCGGCTTTAGATACGAAGATCACCACTGAAACTGAAAAAGTGAAAACCGCTTTAGAAGGTGAAATCGCAAAAATCAAAAGTGCGAGTCAATCTGATGCTTCAGCGGTTGCATCAAGATTAGATGCGCTTGAACCTCAAGTCAATGATCGTTTAAGTAAGCTTGAGACAAAAACCAATAAACTTACGACTGATTTAGAAGAGTTTAACGATGCCGTTATTCAAACAGTAACAATGGCAAATGGATACACTGATCGTACTAAGGGACAACTTGAGAAACAAATTCAAGCAGTTGATACCAAAGTCGCTGCTGTAGATGGTACGATTACAGGTGCCATTAAACCTGTTAAAGACAAAGTCGATCGAGTTGAATCAATCGCAAATGCCGCTAAGTCTGAAATTAATGAGATGAAACAAGCTCAAGTGGTTAAAGATACAGCACAGGATGGACGACTCGCTGAACTCGAACGTAAGATCGGAACAGCGCAAGCCGCCGCAGAAAACGGAAGTAGTCTCTCACAAGAGGAGCTTAAACGTGTTGAACGCGAATATAAGGAAGCGGTTAAAACGGCAGTGCAAACAGCGGGAAGTAATGCTGATGCAAAAATCCAAGCAGAACGTGAGCAACTTGACGGAAGATACGTTAAGGGATCACAAGTTGATGGAAAATACTATACCACCGAAAAACCTTTGGTGACTGATGCGTTAGCCTTGACAGGTTCTGAAGAGTTCCCAAGTGGTAAATCTGGTTTCTATAATAAGGAAACAGATCACGGGAATAAGCATGTGAATATTGGTGGGAATGCGCTATCATTTAAAGATAAAGCAAATAGTGTTGCGGCTTACTTGACATCATCTCAAGGTACATCAGCTGAAATCTTAACGACAGCCAACATCCAAAATGATTCAGCCGCGTTTACTAATCCATCAGCGATCTATCCGGTTTCAGCTCGTGCGGCGAAAGAGTACGTTGATGCAGTACAAAATGGACTCAGTCAACAAATCACTGCAGCTACCCAAGGTATCGAAGCACTTAGAACCAATCTAGGTGACGGTAGTCAATACCTTAAAGGGACTTATGATGATACCAAGTTCTTAACGACAAACACCGTCTTAAGTAAACCAATGAGTATTGTGTTCCCTACTAGTATCACTGAAACTCATAGTGGTTACTATACGGCGAGTCGCATGGGTAATTACGATGATTCGGCAGATAAGATGCCACGGTCATTCATGTATTTGGCTGACAGCAACGGTGGTTTCGTTCTTGGTTTCAATAAGTTACCTGGTGGCAATTACGTAAGGGCTCGTGTCGGATGGTATCACGATAGTACCTTCATAATGGCTGAGCTATTAGATAGTCGCGATCTCGTTCACACTGTCGAAACTAACTCACCGCAGTATAAACCAGTATCAGTAAAAGGACTACGTGATTATCTTGGTAGTCAACTTAGTACATTAACTACTAAGATCGGCGATATCGAATCTGCTGTCACACCAGTTAAACAACAGGTGGAAGCTGCTGGTAACATCAAAGAAAAACTTGATGCAATCGAAGCGAAAGCAATTGCAGATAAAGCAGAGTTAACTCGTGCAATTGATGATAAAGTGACAGCCATGAAACAAGCTGCTGCTTCAGGTCAACCAACTTGGATCAAACGTGGCGATACTTATGAAGCACAAGACTTCATCACACTTGGTACGATGAAGGCACCAAAAACTAGTAAACCAGAAGAATATTTTGCTGGTAGACTCGGTACGTATTATTCAGATAATACTTATGCTGCTCTTACCATACCAACTAGTCCAACGACATCCTTCGCAATCGTGAAATCACAAGACCACACGCTGTTCATTCGTCCTGGGGGTGGTACTGATCATCGTCAGATCCTTACTAGTGTGGATGTGGAAGGCGATATTACCAAAAATGGTCGGGATTACAGAGTGCCAACCATTGCTACAATGAAAACTTTCATTGACGCTCAAGTTGGTCTTGCCGCAAGTGATTTTGACAGCAAGGTTAATGCCGCTAAAAAACAAATCCAAGATCAATTACCAACCTTTACTAAAGACGGTGATGTATTTGATGCGCAAAGTGTTGTAACGTTAAAACCAAAATCGATTGAAGCGGGTGATGCCCCAGAAACATTATTTGCGGGTAAGTTCGGTGTCTGGATAGGGAGTACACAAAGCGGTATCACCATACCAACAGGTACAACAGAGTCCGTATCACTGTACGTCTTCCCGAATAAAGACTTGATGTACAAATCAGGTGGACAATCCTATAAAGTATTGACTGATAAATATAAGTCAACTGAGATTGAAGACTCTACACCAAACCACAACGTTCCAACGGTAAAAGCAGTTAAAAACTACGTAAGTGGTAAAGTGGACGCTACCGTTCAGAAAGTAGGACAGTTAGATACTAAACTTACCCAAGTGGACAGTAAACTTGCTAACTATGATACGTTAACCTCTACCGTAGAATCACTTAAAACTTCTGCAGGTCAAGGTATTAATACTGAAGTACAAGCTAAGTTTAATGATCTCGAACCACGCGTGGTAAAAGGTGAGACTGCGTTAACGAAAGTCACCGAGATCGAAACGAAGTTAAGTAAACAGTTTAGAAAATTTACTTATAAATCAAGTGACCTCATGCCAGGTGGTACCTACCCAATCAACGACGTCTATAAAATTCCTGGTCCAAATGATCAAGAAACAACCATCACTAAGATGGAAAACATGACGGCTAAGAAACTTTGGGATGATGATAAAATCCGTAAGAAAGGATGTTTCCTTACCGTCTATGGTGATAGCGAGGCGATTTTAGCGGGTGAGTCACCATTCATCAATTCGTGGATTCAAGCGGCTGATGGCAGTGTAGATAAAATGAGATTACGTAACCTGCTAAGTGGTATGGTAATGGAGAATGATTCTAGATGCGCGATTGGTATTCTAACTTGTGATGGTTATATCGTTGATGTTTATTTCTATAAGCTGAACGCGAATACTCCGTATGAGATCTCCAGAACAGACTTCGGGGATTATACTGGTCTTACTGCAACACCAGGTATCCTACCTTATATTAGAGGAGCCTGTGCATCAGAAGGACTTGGTTATCAGATTGCATCTAGTGTAAATATGATCTCCAATGGTAAGCTTCAGGTTAATAACAGCAAACTTTCTGGCTGGGAAGTATACGGAAGTGCCGCAGATATCACCGCTTCACGTAAGAAAGAAGTGACATTCGAGAATGGATATCAAACCTCAGCGAAACTGAAGGACGCTGGTGTATTACTCAATACGAAGAAAATCTTGTTTAGTGGTGGTGGTCGCAAACGTCATCTCATGGTTACAGCCCAGTCGGATACAGTTGGTACTGCAGTGATCTCAGACCAAGTACGTTTCTCATTGAGACGTGTGAGTGATGGTCAGACTTTAGTATTTGAATATCGTAACAGTAGCATGCCTGTCTCTAACAAAGCAGGAAACGAACTCCACGTTCGTGCTAAGTATGAGCTTGCTTCAACTGCAATGGATGGTGAGTATCAGTTAGTTGCTGACTTTACTGGTTTATTAACACCAGCAGCAACTGATACGATTTCTCACATCTGTTTGAGTTACATGAATAATAGTTTCGACTATATTCCATCAGATGATGATTTTGGTGCAACTGAAGATACGGATGCTTTCAATAATAAAGTACAGGCTGAAGTTCGTCGTTATATTCGTGAGAATATGAAACAAGATGCACCTGACCTAATCACGGAGAAATTTACCATCCAGCCTGGTGCGGAAGATTGGTCATCTGTTGAACAAGATCAATACGGTAATATCCGTGCTCGAGGTGTGGTACTCCAAAACTACGATGGTGGTACATCAGCGGTCTTTGCGCCTAACCAAGTGTTCTACGTTAGTGAAACACAAACCTGGACAGTACCTCGTGTACTGGTAGGGCGTAAAGCGGAAATTACGATTCGTGCTAAGTCTAAACTTGACTCAGAGAACAATCGTATTATCCACTCATGTACACGTCGTGCTTTCGTAACTTTACCAAGCGGAACGATTAACATCCTTGCAGGTGAGTTGACCTCATTTGGTAATCACTTAACGGTTAACGTTAACCAAAACTATCCAGATGCACTTGTTCCTCGTATCAGTGTCACGAAGGATGTTATTAACGTTATCCAAGAAGCCTTGATTACGATTGTCGTTTAATAAATGTAATATAGTGGGGGCATATTAGCACCCACTTATTTTTAAAGGATAAATAAATTATGACGAAATATGCCATGCTTGATGATGGGAATATCGTCACGCATATCGGGACTAAACAAGATAAAGATAACACGGAGAAAACTGTAAAATGGATTCAGTTATCGGCTGCCGAAGAACACGTAGTTCAAGTCGGCTATCAGTGGCGTCCAGATAAAGGTATTTTTGAACGAGTGCGATTACCACTCGATGAAGAACGAGAACGTATTCTTGAAAAGAATATCAAGATTTACTCAGATAAGATGGGATTGATTTTATCGGGTTATGACTATTATGAGATCATGACATTCCCATATCAAACCCAAGACTTGATTAACTACCGTGCAGTAGAACGTGGTGAAGCCACTTCTGACTTATGGTTCTTACCAGCACTGTGTCAAGCACGTGGGTTACCTGTTTCTATCGTAGTAGACCGTCTTGAAGAACATGTTCGCCAATTTGCGAAAGTCTCTGGTTATATTACAGGGATGAAGCAGAAGTTTGAAGAGCGTATCAACTATGCACCGACTTATGAGATGCTAGATGAACTTGAACGCCATCTTGAGATCTGGCGTCAACAATCGCTCCTCTAATAGAAAGGAATAGTGAAATATGGCAACCGTCCAACTTAAAAAATATCCTGTTGATACGACAGGTAAAAGTCCAGATAACTTAGTGGCGAATGAACGCCATGAAGTGGACCCATTAAACCGTGCCATTGTACCACGTGAAGGTTTCTTCTATGGGGAGTCAATGGTCGTTCGTAATAATGATACTCAATTGATACTTGGTACTGACTATCGTTTAGATGATATCAACGATCAGTTAACTAAAGAAACCGGTAAAGCAATCTTCAGTGCGATCATTTTACTGAAAGAAAGTATCATGGGTTACGTGACTTTAACGTACCAGTGTTACGGTCGTGGTGATGAGTATACACCTGACTATCTTGCTCAGTTAGTAAAAGAAGCAACCGTTGAGAAAGCCGTTAAATTTAATGATGTCATCAATCGACCATCCGCCTATAACCCTGCACCACACAGACACCCAATCGGCCAAGTGATCTATTGGAACAGTGCAGTGAATGAGCTACGTAATCTTACTCAAGTGATCGAAAACTTACGTATCGCACATGATCGTGGGATGTATGCTTTCGTTGGGGATTTCCAAACGAAGTTGTTAGCACGTTTAGAAGCGATGGAGAACTTGGTGCGTGAGGCTCGTGATGTTATCGGTACGGTCGATAAGTTTAAACAATCCACAGCAGACAGCCTTGCAGGTATCGAAGCGAAAGTCCGTGCACTTTCTAACTTAAATGAACTCCAAGCTTACATGGGTAACATGAAGCGTGAGTTAGACGCTGAATTAAAACGTGTAAAAGCGGATATGGCGAAAGTCAACCAAGCTGATATTGTTAAACTTCAGAAAGAGTTATCTGATCTTAAGATCACGGTTGGAACGAAAACTGCACAGCAAGAAGTCGCAAATCAAATTGCACAAGCGATTGCTAATCTTCCAACTAATGAAGGTATCTCACAACTTCTTGCTCAATATGCAAAGAAAACTGAGATTGTTAACTATCGTCCATTGATTGACGAGAAGATTTCGCGAACTGATGCAGAAACGAAAATTGCGGAAGCAGCTAAGAAAGCAGAATGGGCTAAGCTAACAGGTAAACCTAAAGTCTTAACTCACGATGAATTAGACCGCTATACGGATAAAACCAATGACGTTAATAAGTTCATCATGCCAGGTACGTACAGTATCACCGCAGGTTATGGCAATATGCCATCTCTTAGACACTACGGCACTAATATGGATGGTAATACCAACCTTAAAGGTGTACTCGAAGTCATCGGTGATAAATCTTCTGGTGTAATCTACCAACGTTTAAATATCGGTGGATTAACCTTTACTCGTAATGGTGCGGTAAACGGTGAGTTCGTGACTTATCCGAATCGTTGGGATGTAAATGTAGTCTCTCAACCCGCTTGGAATGAGAATATCAGTCTAAGTGATCGTAGCGTTAGCTCAGTATTCGCATTTACTAATACCATGCCTAATCTTCCTACTATGCCAGGTTTCTCACGTGGTCGGTTAGATGAATCCATGTGGACATCTGCGCAGAACTATGATGGCGTTGGTTTTATGATGCATACGCCACACCAACGTACCGCATTCATGAGTCTTGGTGGTAACAACCATTACATCATGAGTAACGATGGTAGCGTGGGAAGCAGTGATTATACAAGTGCATCAGCATGGACAGTAGATCGATTAATCACGCATCGTGATCTTAAGGATAACTTCCCAGATTTATTTGGATTAGGTGATAAACTTGCTGACCTTCAAAGAAAAGTGGTAGCCGCTGCTTCTAGTCAAGTTAACATCAACACCCAAAATAATCTCGACGATATCGCATCAGGTAAAGTCGTGAAATTATTCGATGGTGGTCGTGTTGGGGTAGGAAGTCTAAGACTTAAGAATGGCGGTGGGAATGCACTACTTACTGTTACAACAGGTAGTGTTCTTGATCTTGGTAATCAAGCTACAGTAACTTCTTTAGTCATGCGTTCAGATAAGAGACTTAAAACATCGATTAAACGCATTGAGAAGCCCGTAGAGAAACTTTCTCAGTTAAATGGATATACTTATCAGTTTAAAGATAAAAACGTGTCTACGGCTGGTTTATTAGCTCAGGAAGTAAAAGAGGTTTTACCTACTGCTGTAGTTGAACAAGATGATGGCATGCTGTCATTGGATTATAATGCGGTGATTGCTTTATTAGTTGAAACAGTTAATGAACAGTCTAAACGGATTGAGAAGTTGGAAGAACAAGTTTCTGAACTCACTAAAAGTAAGGAACAAGCACTATGGCCTATCCAGTAATACCTGAAAATATTGCATTTGGAGAAAGACAATCGTTAACACCGTATAGTACGTCATCTGTGAACGTTAAATATTCCACATATGGAAAGCCATTTATATCAATGGAGTACCCAAACGCAAAATGGATACCTGTTAACAGCGACGGAAGTGAGGGTTATAGTAAAAGGATTATTATTAATGGTAGTATACCGTTTCCAGCAAATATTGATTGGCTTGATACGAGCAATACAAGACGTTCTACCATCGTTGGTATGAGTCGCGGTCAATTATCATCTAACCGTGCAATATCCATCATCAGATATACTTGCAAGTTCTACTCCGATCAGCAGATCATCAGCACACCGAATATTTTCGGGTATGATGGTCGTATCTCCCCACCTCCAGGATGCTGGGGTGGGATCGTGATGATTGGAGATTATCCGATGAAAGACCATGATATCGGTGTACCGGGTAACCCTTACTATATTGCAACGAGAAGTAGACCAGGAGCAGATGGTTACGTGAATACGGCGCTTGTTTATCCAGTGGATGCTACTAATAAAAACCTAGCTGTCGAGTATCCTGCTGTAGCGGGCTACTCTATCTTTGGTCGACCAAGTTTACAGCACGATAGTGCTGTAAATAATCCACCGCAACCATATTGGCTTGATATTAATACAGAAAGACATTCTGGTGTGGGTAGAGCAAGATATGCGAATTATATCCGAGACCAGAGTAGAGATCCGGATAATCCATGGCCAGGTGATAAGTCAACTAAAATTATCAGGCCTGGTGGTGTGGGGTGTGGTTCAAGTGTAAACCGCTATACTTACTTATCCACCCCAGATGGTATATGTCTTGAATATATTAATGTTGCAAATGGTGGCTGTGTTGAGGTGGAATATGCTGGTGCGACTAGATTTGCGCAGCCTACTAGGAAGTGGGAGCTGAATAGTGCAATACGAAACCAAAATAATAGGGTGGTGCTAAGTGAACTTACCAGTAATACGGCATATATCCCTAACGACAATGTTCTCGGATCTGCTAACCAAAAAACTGAGAGTGAGAGCAGAGTCATCTTTTTAATCAAGGCGAATAATAGCGTGATTAAAATTAATATTCGGGATTGTAATTTCTTATCGGGTGTCCGAGCAAGATACCAGCATATTTATCTAGCTAAAATCATCGGAAGTAACAACAAGATTATTTTTGATTGCGGTCTGGCTGGGATAAATTTTTATGGTGGTGAGGTTGCGACTGATGAGATATATTGGTATGCAGGTCTTTGCGATAATAATACCAATGAAGTTATCTTTACGATGGATTCTGAGGAAAGAGATAATATATTCAGATTCGAAGGCGGTCCACCGAATAGATGTCGTACGATGTACCCGATTGCTAAATCGATAGGAAATGGTGCCGGTGCGCAGAATCTTTGGATATCGGTCCATAATACTCAGCTTAATGAAGCAAAAACTAACTGGTATATACAACCAAATAGTTTTGGTGTTAAACCATTCTAATTGGGAGGTTAAATGAAATTCACAAATCCAAATGATGTATTTGCTAACGTCCCAATGGATAATGTTGGAATATCTCAGTATGCTGGTACGGTTGATTTCGTTAACCAGGTTACTTTAGGTGAACGAACAGTTACTTTAAATGGTGCAAGATTGAAGGTAAAGCGTGTAGCGAAAGATCTGAAAATCATTCGCCGTGCTACCGAAGCAAATCGATCTAACCCGATGATCGGCAAGAATCTACTGGATAAAACTAACGTAACGCAGTTGAGAACCCAAGCATTAATCGGTGGTACACTTAAGTATTTAACGAATAATGACCGCGGCCCCTATATAAGTGGTATAAAAGTAGGCGGGGATAATTTCCATCGTCACTTCAATGACGATGGTGTATCGAATGCGGGATATGGTTCTGGCTATAATGTTGTCGGTCGACCTTCTGATAGAGCAAGTTATTTAAGTGATAAGCTGCTAGAATTAGCAGATCCAATCCTAATGACTAACCTACCTTATTTACAACCAAATGAGGTATGGCCATCTACTCAGATAGATTTAGCACCTTATCCAACTTCGATTAGTTCTCGTATTGGTACGGACCTTAATATTAAGATGACTTCTGCTAATATCCCAGGTAAGGAAATCAGCGATCTCATTTATCGTATTGAGGTGAATGATGTTCGTCTTAATATTGATGATTTCCCTAGATTGGACGTTGATCCGAATAAGAAGTTTGGTCCATTTCAGCATAAATACGCGATTTTCAACTGGGATGAGGCTAACCGCGTTCCAACCGTTGCTGCGGTAGATCGCGATAAAACAACGACAGAGAAAATTGATTATGGTATACTCCGTCGTGTCTTTATTGGGAACTTCAATGAGGCTAAGTTTGGTAACGCTCACCGAATGCAAGATCAGGTTGCAACTTACCATGCTCCACGTGAAGCAAACCGTGCATGTTATCCATTCTGCGAGAACTTTAGAGTAAGTAACGCGCATTTCAGAATACAGTATAACCGTTTTGCCAACGATATACCTGATATGACATTTCAGATAGGTGGTGGGTCGTTTGATCCGTTTAGGGGAAATAAGGCTAAACCAGGTGTCGGGGAGTTGGGTATTGGTTCCTACTATGAGGATGGTAAGACCCTTCCACGTTACATGTGTCTATGGGCCATCGAAGGAGATAACAACTACGTTGAGATTGATCTGGATGATGGCGGTGGTATCTACGTTAATAACGTATCCACAGATCGAACCAGACATCTATCTCTTGTTAGTGTCCGTGGTACGGGAAATGTCATTGTTATTCGATTGAAGAGAGAACTTAAATTCTACGGTAATTCGAATTCCACCGATGGTGCTGTTGCTTTCTATACGATGGTCTCCAACAATCCAGATAAGAATGTTGTTTATATTCTTGGGCCTAAGAACCAGAATATATCTGAGAGTCTTATCTTTGATGAAGCAACAATTAAAGACCCACTGAGAAGAATGTTACTTGGTTGTCTTCACATGGATCTTCAGAACTCTTACTGGGAAGCCCAACAAGCTGACCAGTTCAAGATGTATGATAAATACCGTAGTGATATCAATGGGTAACTTAAGTCTAACAACATAAATCGAGGCATCCCACGGGGTGGCGCTTTTTTTTTTTTCTTTTTTCTAATATATTGTTGTTTTTGAGCCATGTAATGACTTACTAAAGATTCACGTAACTCCGCCGTTAATGGTTTAACAACAACTTTATCACCTGCTTTAGGTGTAATCACTGTCATTTCATCATTTAAGTCAGAGAGTTGTTTTGCGAATAAAACGAAGTCTACATCGGTGCCTTCAGAAATACCCGTTACGGTAGTCCCTGCTTTAGCAATGGTCGCATAGTTATAGTTGGTTGTACCCACTTTATACGGTTTTGCTAAAGTCATATCAATCACACCGGTTTCTAAAACGGAAGACTTAAGTTCTTCGAAACTTGCTTTAAGTGAATCAAGTCCGTTCTGGACAGGATCAAATCCTTCTGTTAATCCAGTCACTAAATCTTCCGGATTAAGCTTTGGGCTGTCAACACCCGCCGGCATCTTAACTGTATTAGTTAAGATCGCATCTAACATCCCAATTACACGCTCATCCACAGTACCGGTTAAACCTTCAGCAGTACTGTATACTTGACGTCCATCTTTCATTGCAGATTTAGAGCAAATCGCACGTCCATTTGCGAAGTAAATGGCTGTTTTGTTGCCATCCGCATCTTCATGGAAGAAGAATTCATGCTTACCTGTTTTCACTCAAACTCCTTAAACTAATCTCGCTGCGATTTCTAATTTACTTGCAGCACGTGATAACCATCCGTTCGTGAATGCTTCATTTTGTGGACGGTTCTCAGTGATACTGATATAGAAATTAGATTGCATTGCAATTAAGTTAATAATAAAATAACGTAAGCCTGTTTGACCATTACGTTTAACGAAATCTTGGATAGCACGTACAGTACCAGGACCAATCGCCCCATCTACTGCTACATCAGGGTAGTCTTTACCACCACGGTTTACTACGTTAAGTAAACGTTGTACGTGTTTGATTACTGCACCTGAACCGCTATTTACTGCCATATCAAAAACATGGAAAGCAAGTAATGGATGGATTTCCATTAACTCATCACAACGGTTTTTCTTCCAGTATACGTTGTAATAAATGTCGTAAGCTTTTGCTTTCGTTAACTCACGCATTGCGCCAGCATAACCATTTGCAACGGCTACGGCTTTAGTAATTCCGTAGTTGGTTTCACCACCACGGTCATTTGGGTTATTCACATAACCACCTTCTACCTCAATGACTTCTGAGATGATGTTGGTTGGTGTGAAATCGCCAAGAGTTTTAAACTTAGCAAGATTGAAACTCATCTTGGTTGTTACTCCTTTATTTATAATGATAGATGTGGATGATCAGATGACCACCCACATAAAGATATTAACTATAGACCACCACTGTTGATGTCTTTATCCTGTCTACTGTATACTAACACCTCTTCACTGTTAATGACAAGGTTACCAGAGCCAGGACCATTGATACGTCCAGTTTCTGCATCGACAGTATTGCCTGTTGGGAAAGTACCAATTACCCATGCTTTATCCTCATATTTCGTATTGAAACATGAGAAGTGGAACATTGGGTTGATATCATAAATCCAAATGCGTTTACCATTCATCTCACGATACCAAGGTGATAAGAATAATGGTAACTTATTGGTGAAACCGAAGATACCCCAGTAATCACCATTGTTATCATTTGGTAGTAATCGACGGTTAGTCTTCATCTTAGGTAACTTAGACTTATCTACAACTGTAGTAAGTCCTGATGGATCATAAGCTTGCGGTGTATCCATGAATGCATACGTCCAGTTATAGTTACTGCGATTATCCCAATCAAGTGAACCGAGTAACCAACGTGGTAACCAGATACCAGCAAACTCACCACCTTCCACCTCAAGTATTTCGGTTTCGGTTCGACCAGCAGATTCCATCCAACCCATTACTGTAGTAATGCTATCATTTGATGAACCCCATGGCTTGATGATTTTCTCTAATGCTTTCACTTCACTGAAGCTTAGCATTCTTATACTCCAATCACTACCAGAACCACTCGGTAAATCATCGATTCCGTATAACTTACCAAAGTCAGGGCCAAATGATTGCATGGTGTATAAAGGTGATAAACCACTAAAGCGGTCGTATAACTCAAGAACACGGTTGATGAATGTAACATCCATCTCTGCGGTTCCATCACTATTGAATTTCCATGGAACACCATTATTACCATTATTACCGAACCACGCACTATCCTTTCTATTGAGCCACGATGAAACACCCCAATAGATTGCCATATCTAATGGTAATCGCTCTATCTGTACTGCAGAGTGCTGTGCTGGGTGGAATGGTGGGATACGGTTGGTCTTCGCAAGTAAGTAACCAAAATACCAGAATAACTTAGCTGGGATCGTAATTCGATCCATACCAGGAATCAGATGTCGGACATCATGATTGTTATTCAGTAATTCCTCATCCTCATAAGTATTTGGACCATCCTTACGGATGCTTTTTACCATATCAAGGATTTTGTCTGGATTATCACCTGCTGCATCTGCCGTGGCCTTATATAAACTCAATGCACGCATCGTATTTAGCATCGGATGAAGCGCAGCGGCAACGTATTGCGTCCAGCCTCCCAATAAGGATCTCGAGGTATGAGAGTTATAAGGGATAACCGGAATATCGTTTGCTCTAGTACGATAACCACCATACATCATTTTGATTGGTTGGTTACTAAGTCCTAGGAATGCCCAGAACGAACCATAGTCATATCCATTTGCTCCTGCATTAAGTCGATTATAATCATCAAATCGAATCGTGCACGCATTATCCTCACCTTTCGGTTTGAAATAACTGAAGTTTAAGAATGAATCTGTATAAACAGTATTATCGGATGTCAACTTCGTTCCACGATATAAATCGATAGAGTTAGCTGCAAAGCCAACATCTCGTTTTGAATAACGATAGTTAAACGGACGGTTGATCATACTTGTCTGAGTATAGCCTGTACGGTTACCTGCCCATGTGTAGTCACGGTAGAAACGATAGACATCATTTTTACTGTAGATGGTAGCAGGTTGATTCACCGTGATTATAGTCGGTCTAGATGAGAAGAAGGATGTTGGTACTAGCAAGTTCCCTTTTGTCGCATCTGATCTTGGCACATCAATTGAGATTGTATACGTAAATGGCGTATAGTCACTATTACGTAACTGCGCACTTGTACTCACTTTCGCCAGCATGTCGTTATACTTCGCACTGTCTTGCGCTGTCAACAACGCACTACTATAGTCAGGTGAACGGTTTAACTGAAGGTTAGAATCAAGTCGTCTGTTCTGATTTAAAACAGGCATCACTCGTTGTAGTGCATGTTTCGTTGCTCTAAACTCAGCGCGTTCCGTATTGATCTCAGCATAATCTCCATCTGCGAAGGCATCGTATAAATCCACAACACAGTTGATGATATCTGATCGACTGATCGTACTAGCGATATCTGTTGCGTTGTTAATCAAATAGCCATTCATTCTAGACATGATAATCGTCCATAGGAACGTATGCTCCGTACCTGGCATGTTTGGTGGAACAATGTACTCAGATGTCCATGGTACACCTTGTTCACCTTGGGTCTGACTGTTTGAGGTGATAAATCTCGATAATAACATGACCAGGTTAAACGTCGCTGGACCACAAGCTGAATCACGACCTACCGATGCAAATCCATAAACTTCCGTTAGGCATTGCAGTAATCGCACTGCTTTAGATTGCGTATAACTTGCGAGTTTAGAGATATATGAGTGAGCAAGTACACTGGTGCTCAAACCTGTACGATAACGCGTAGGAATGAACATCCATCCGATCTGAGTTGGTGCACCATCTACACCTGAAACGCACACGTTACGGTCAGATCTAAGTGCGATCACCCAAGGTTTCATTCTATAACGACTATCTGCCTCATAATACGGAATCGCCGTATGATTGATCTCGATCTTACCAAGGTAGTTATCAAATGAAGGAAGAATATTATAAATCTTCGCTTTCTCGATAACAGATTCTTGATAGAAGAGATTATGGTCATAAGTTGTATATTTCACACTTGGTGTACGACCTAATTGACGGAATTCAGCTTCTGCGGTGGTCATTTTTTGCGGTCGATATGGACGCCAGTTATGCGCACCTTCCCATGTCGAGAAGGCAAGAAGATCTAACGCAAGTTTTACGTATAGTCTTGCAAGATCATCATCTGATTTACCACCGCCAGACGCATTCTCACTAAACTGTTTACCAGTTTCAAATCTCTGATCCAGCATAAACTCATAATCTGGATCAAGTACTTGTCGATACGCACTATCTTTATTTTTACTATTCCATTTATCCTTATGGTAATATAAATTGATTACTGCAAGATGATAGGCAACTAATGGCTGTAAACCCATGAAGTCAATTTTACCATCGCGTGCAGCCATGAAGATCTTAGCCATGTGGCCATTTAAGTTTTGGGTGACTTTATCACGTTTCTCAGCCAAGGAGATAATCGTATCTCTAAATCCAATCAACTGACCATCTTCAAGACGGCTTCGTAACTCGATCTTAAAGTATCTTGGTGTTGGTGCACCATCTGGTGAACAACAACCTGCAAACTTCGTATCATTTTGATCACGCCACCATGTACGACCTAATAGATCCAGATGGTCAATAGAACAAGCAATCGCCCTGTTTTCTGAGTCAGGCCCTGATGCGAGGATATCACGATAATGGTTGATGTTATATCGCATCTTATTGAAACATCGCGGTCCTACGATCATCGAGTAGAGAACATCGTAATCCTGAGGAACCCACGGTTTACCGGGTCTTGATTGGTAAACAAATAAGCGATAAGCCACGTATTGGTATAACCAAGACCACTCTACACGACAGTATCTTGGGTAACGTGGATTATGGTGCTCATTCGATGCAAGTGTGTTATTCTTCGCTGCTAATAAATCATTACGGATAATACTAACGAAGTCCTCTTCAGTAACGTTATTTAACCCAGAGAGTTTTTTGATCTCAACTAAAAGATACTTATTGATCACCGTCTCAGCAGCTCGTTTAAATTTACCATTCGGTCCAGTATCTTCCCAGAGTTTCTTAAATCCTTTCTCAGTTGGCGGATAATCAGCATAGAACTGAAGATACTTATTTTCACCTTCACCCGTATAAACGTAGTTCTCAAAGAAATCTGATATCGCTTCATCTGAGATCCCGATTGGGAATAAGTGAGCGAAATAAGGATACATCAGATACTTACTTCTACCGGTGTGATACATGGCCACTGGACAGCGATTAAAATAGTGCATATGCACGATACGCCAACCATTTGGTCCTTTTAATATCTCAAGCATCTTCTCATCATTTGGAAGTGTAGTGTTGATGATACGAGTATTCGGATCACTCATCACTTCATCTTGACTGAAGACACTAAATGGACCATAGAAGTATGGCCATTCTGATTGTTTATCGGCAAAGACATCTACACCAGATGTACTGGGGTCAAAACGCGCATCCCAATAACCATGCCAGTTCTCACGAACGATACTTTCGATTGAATGGTCATAAGTGATACCGTCCGTTAGACTAAACCCATAGTTCATTGACTGCGGATAGAACTCATCGAAGTACTTACTGTTATCAGCTATGAACTTCTTAGTCGCAGTAAAGCTACCACTCTCCGACCAATAAACCCCATCGATACGATGTATGAAACGATGTCTCGTTCGCCATACTTTAAAAAAGTTCGTATCTGTCCAACTGACATTCGACTCGGTAATAAAGGCCGCATCAGCGACCTTAAAATTAGCCTTATCAATTTTGAATTTCTCCGCTTCTGAGTAATTGTCTTTCGTATGAGAAAGCCAATCATCAAAAGGTTTAAGTACCATGTCGATGTCGTATGGTCTATCTTGTAACCCTTTCGAGTAACCATGTACACCATCGATAATACTTAAGAGTTTTGCTATGGTAGTTGGTTCACCATAGTACTCTATCTTTTTCTTTTCATCTGCCATAATAAGCTCTTATTTCTTATAGCTGCACAATTTCGGTTTTATACATCCCAGTTGGACTGTCCTCGATGTTTACACCACGCTCTACGTAATATCCAGTCACAAGAGATGACCACTTGTTTTCTTCATACCTGAGGTTTCCTCGAATCAACTTAGCTGATGCAAAGAAGTACTCTAACCAAATATCGTTTTGTAAGAAGAAAACTTCCGGACCTTGTTCCCAATCAGGTAACCATTTACTATCTGGTATTCCGTGCTTAGCAAAGATTTTGGCGAAAGCAGGTTTGAGATCTTTCGGGGTACCTTTCACGCGTTTAGCATGTTCGATCAAGATATCCAATCCAGCCGTAATCAACCAACTTTGCGGTGAGTTGTGTACTTCAATATAATCATTAACACCAGCTAACTCGCTGACGTCATTTGGATCAATGCTGGTCCCGTATGTTTCTCCAATACCCAATTTAACTGCTCTTTTTCTCGTATAAAGAATAGAACGATATCGCGGGTTATTGTTTGACTTCCCAGCATAGATACTTTCCTGTCTGTTTTGGTTAGGTAATCTGAATTGATTTATCAGCCCCTTCGGGCCATCTGCTATCTCTATCGCATCTAGGTGATAGTCATAAGTCGAGATAGGATGTCCTTTCGTATTAAATTTATAAGGTAACTCTCGATCGCGTTCTCCTACGAGTGTGTATTGGTCAAATGCTTTGCGATACCACGCTTCACCGTCAGTATAGTCATAGAGCGGGTTCTCAATCATTGTAGATGATACACCGTCGATAAGCTCGTTGACATTACCCTCATACGGCTTCCATTCGTGTGGTAACAGTGGGGACACTGATGCGACTCGAACTAGTGGAGCAATATCGCATGAGCCAGAGATACCATGCCGCAATGGCGGCGGGACATCACGCCTGTAATTATATTGCAGATTAAAATAAAAACCGGATAAACAAGGGAAATAACCACCTAGTACAACACGGTCTGGTGAGTTGCGACTAACGAATAACTTATTGCTCTCGTACTGATGCAACCAAGCTGTGTTGTATTGTATTGTACCATGTAAATAACCACGAATATACTGATAATCCACCTGACCATTTTCCCATGGGATCATGGTATAGATTGGTTTATCTTTGAATAGTCTTGCAGCTGGTGCAGGTTCAAAGTTGACCAAGGAATGGAGATTACCACGATGCCAGTTATTTTTATCCGCATTACCAGTAAAACCAAATCCATCACCCTGCGTCAGGTAAGTCGCGTTCGGATTTCTTGCATCGAAGTTATATCTTGACACAATGGAATTCGCATTTAAGTTCGCAGGTAGTCTAAAGTGGCCTAGTGGTACATTGTAGAATCCACGATTTCCAGTTAAATAATTCGGTGTACTAACATGGAGATACTCGGTTCTTTGCGATGGCACGCCGTTAACACCAAACGCCGCATAGATAACATCTGATTTACGATTATCTGGATTGTTTTCCGGTACTTTATTCATGAAAGAAAGACCAGTGTGCAAGAATCCGTGGAGTTGGATATCCTGATATGCATAAGTCGGTCTTAGATTCTCGCCATCTGTCATCACAGCCACACGCATATAGAGTTCACTATATTTCAGACGTGGGATGATGTATTTCATCCAGTATTCTTGGTTCGGAACATTTCCGTCATTGGATAATTGTAACCCACCAAGATATGGTATCGATCTTGCCACTTCATTAACATTATTAAGATTAACAGTATTGATGAACGCATCTCGCTGTTTAAAGACATTATCACGGTAAGCAGCCATGTCTTTATGATAGATAACCTTTATTGCGTTTAAATTAATGAAATTACTAATGACTTTCGTTCTGGTTACATACTGGACAGCATAGGTGATGTTTGCCGTGTAGGTAATTCCATCGGTGGTTGATAGTGTACAGTTTACATCAGAAATACCACCCCTGAAGTTACGGTTTCTTCTTAGGGCATATGTTGTTAGCCAAAGATTAACTTGCCATTCTAACCACTTTCTTGCACCAATAGAGTTGTTCACTAAACCACGATAAATTACACCCATGAAGCCAAGTGCATCGTTTTGGAATGTCACTTTACCTTTAAGCTGTTTCGCTTCACTACCTACGCGACTGATATCACCTGCACTTGTTCTAAGTGGTCCATGCCATAAATGAGGTCCATTTGAGATCTCAAGATATTGGTCATTAATTGGTACAAAACCAAAATAGTTATCTAAATCTTTTGAAATAGGACCACTCACTGGTTTACACGGAATGCGTAGTAAGAACTCGCTATCTGGATTTGGTAGGTAGTAGTATTTTTCATTCTCGTATCTATCACCAAAATCGTCAAGTTGTTGTAGTTTTTCAAGATCATTACTTAATGGAATAACCAATTCCGCTAACCAAATCGGTGTGTCATCATATAGACGATTAGCTTCATCTAACGCATTCCATTGTTCAGCTGTTTTTAAACCAAGCTTGGATGGAGTATAATTCACTTCAGAAATGGGAACGACGACGTTAGTTGGAATCACCCGACCAGCTCTATGGAACCACCGAATAGATCCACTATTCCCAGTATTTGGTAGGTCACCACTGATTGGTGTATACTCATTGATATTCGCTCGAGTAGCAAGATTATGCTGACCGATGATATCATTATACATTAACTCAGCAAGCGAATCATTTGGCGCGGGGATAAACTTACCTGATGGTGTTGCACTTATTTCGAGTGGCACGAGTTCACCATCACGTGCCCGAATCATCGACATTTCTGGTTGGTAAATGGCAATGTACTGATCAACACCAATGCGAAAAGCATCGTTACTTTCGATATTTAGTGAATAATAAGTATTACTGATTGTTCCAGTATTACCGTCCAACTGAACGAGGTCAACCTTAGTTTGGTCGTTATCAATACGATAGAATATGATATCAGGATAAGCTTTTGGATTATCCTTACGGGAAACGAACACCATGGTACCTACGCCAGGATTACGTTTACATTCCCATGTCGGATAAAGTTGTTTCTTAACATTTTTATACCGTGCTCGGTTAAAGCCGTAGTAAGTAACCTTATCCTTACCCGCACCTACCGTCTCTTCAACAAAGGAAGCACGGATCTTAGTCTCAGGGTTATCTGAGAAAACAAACCCGCTGCCTGGTTTAAAGTTAGTCGTATCCTTAACTTCTCTCCCTGTTGCCGCATCGACTGAATAGAAGAACTTAGGTTTTGCTTTTTTATTAAACTGATCTATATCTGGATGTTCTCTAATAATAATACGAGCTACGTTACCTTGTGCAGTAATCAGTGTTCGCCCAAAGTAATCATTTAATATATCAAGCTTAATATCTTTAATATCGGATTTAGCGAGTTCGCTTAATTTCACTTCTTCGGGTAATACATTGATCGTATCCTTGTAATTACCACTTCTGTTTAATCTCATCCACCCATTACCGTACTTACTTGCGATATCAGTACTCTTATCGTCCTGATTGTATTCGGTAATATAGGCTGTTATATTTCCTGCCATATTGACCCATAGCTCCTATTTAAATTTATTCTTATTCATAGATAGACGACATAAGTGCGGGGTATCACAAGGATCCCCCTACTTGTTATTTTCCACAACACAATGCGTTTTATTTAAATCATGATTGTTGATAAAAAACTGTACATTGCATTTGCGTCGTCTATGTTGAGGTACAAACCGTCAACTACTTCGACATATGTTGTCGTAGCATGTTCATATAAAAGACAGATAACTCTTCAGCGTTAAATGCTTTCTCAAGCAACAAGACTTCATTGACCGTATCATATCTGAAGTTTACATTAGAAACAGTACTGAGAATATGACGAATACCCGATTGAGTTTCTATATTGATACTCTTCGTCCAAGTTGCCATATTCGATAATGCTTCAATATAGTGATACAAACCACGACTTAATGAATCACACTCTAACGAACCAGGATTTGCACCAAAGTAATAGCGATTATCCATCACACCAAATGCAAAATCGAATTCTGGTTTGGTGCCGTCATTCATGGTGATATAGATATACTCATCCTTTCTGCCACTTGTCGGATTAGGAATACCGATATTAACGTACTGGATTTTATCCTCACCCCAACGACCGATTTCTTGTTTGACAATATTTCTATAAAGGAATGGATTATGAAGACCAAGATAACCTTCTAGGACAGGATAGTATATTTCTTCAAGATAACTCATGATTCCCTCTTTTAGGTGGTTGGTATATTGAATCATGAATTCAAACTTCTCATTGATCTGACTAAATTCATCTAAGACATCATTAATCGATGTTTTAGGATGACGACCAATACGGATACCGCTGATCATGGCTTCTTCTACTCTACTGATTACAGTATTGACCATAGTGAAATAATCACGTAAACCCAATACGACTAAATAGACGACCATATCAGCACGTTCAACTAAATCATCCGGTAAGGTAGCATCATATCGACCACCATGTATCTTCTGGATAGCCTTAGATTTATTACGAGTTACACCAATCTCATAACCCGATGCCTTCTTACTGGTTACTACAAGTGAAGTATTTGAGCCAAGCGGAAGCTTACAAATAAAACTTTCAGTAAATGCTCGACTTTTATCGAGTGCATCATATAACGAAAATGCCATATTGATTTTCCTTTTTAAATGTAACATAAACAAGGGAGTACGATAGAGTACTCCCATACATGTTTATTAATTAAGATTGTAATGATTCTTAGATCTGAGGTAGATCACCTAACCCTGTATCATCTGAGATACTATCATCTGAAGTAGATTCATCAGTTGAATTTTCATCTGGATTTTCTTCATCTGTTTTGTCAGTATCTTCTTCAGGTTTATCTTCATCCTTATCTTCAGTAGATTCATCATCAGTGTTATCATCCGCAAATGGATCGGTTTCATCTGATGTATCATCATCTCCACCAATATTAAACTCATCATCACTGCCTGATGCTGAACTATCATCGTCTGAACTGAAACTATCCCCATCACCTTCTCCTTCACCATCTGGTGGAGTGAAAGCATCACGGATACGTTTGGCGATATCACCAAAGATATCGGCGGATTCAGCTTGTTGGCTAAAGATACGATCGATAAGGTTATTATCACCCATCTCTTCATCGTTAAGACGAATAAGATCATTAAACTCAGGGAAGAAACTATTCTTATCCATCCATTGAACCATGAAGAAAGATTTCATGCGTTCACGGAAAGCTTTGATTGCTTCACCTTTACGTTCTTCGTCAAGATCTTCAAAGACCATATCTAACCAATCCTGATCGATATAGAAGTTCAGTGCAGATTCTACACGTTCTTCATAAGTCTTCATGGCTTGATTTGATAACTCATTACTATTACTATCTGGTAATGGAATAGAAACAGTAAGGTCATTTAAGAATGCTTTAATGGCAGGGATAGTTGATTTCTCTACTTTACATTCTTCTAATACATCTTCAGATAATTCAGAATAACTCTCACGAATCGCATCAGAAAGCGCCTGAATCAACTCACCATCGTGTAATGTATATTTCCCAACAAATGAGGTTAACATGCGATTAAATGTGCGAGCGATGATAATATTGCGTTTAGCAAACAACGCATTCTTCGTGATGAATTCAACAGCAAACTCAGTATCACGTGCACTGTCTAATAGTGTTGGTGGAATAAAGCCACTGATGTAATCATTTTTCATCTGTTCCATGTAATCGGTATCGATCAATGGGACATCACCAGAACGGTATTCCATATTCACGTTCGTTTTGTCAACCGCTTCACCACCTGTGACATTCACTTCATAACCAAACATGGACATGGAGGATTCAATATTACGTGGATCAAAGCTACTGAATAAACGCGCGAAACTATTCGCTTCCATCGTACGGTTAACAATCTTAGCCACAATTTCTTCATGATCAAGGTCATCTTCATCGAGTTCAATGTTTAATACCTTCGTACCGACTGCATTACGAATTAATGCACGGGTATTCGCATAGTTCATTGCAATACGATGCGCTGCAGTGGTTTTCGATTTACTAATCAATGATTGACCGATACCTAATCCATTATAATAGAAAGCAATATATTCTAATAATGATTCAGGGATATACACTAACTGAGTTTTACTACCACTTAGTGCACGAGCCAACATGATTTGATAAATCTCAAGAGGTCTTGGGATGGAAACATTTTTACCATATACCCCATCATTTAAACGTGCGATCAAATCACGTTCAATTAATGAAGCATAGAAAGCAGTCATTTGTTTGGCCGTCATCTTACCCCATTTACATTCACCTTGACCTGCAAGGGAGTTTAACTCAGAGAGAGTTTGAGTGACAACACCATAGTGACCACTTAAAGCACCACCATCGGTACTGGCTTGCGTACTCACTGCAGAAGCAAATTGGTTGATCTGTTCTAAACGATCCATCTCATCAGTATAAGTAACAGGGTTACCACTTTCATCTAATAAGACGATATAGCCGATATGATCTTCAGGGTTACCTGGTGTGAATACTGGGATAACCGATTCATGTGGAAGATCTAGTACTAGTGGATGTCCAATTGATTTACGAGAACTTCCATCGCGATCATTGACAATCGTCACGCCATCATAAGTCCCTTTTGGTCTTACATCACGATATAACTTCTCAACAGGCAATGTCTGCTCTTCATCTTGAGATTTACCATCCACCCACATCACACTCTCCGCACTATAAGTTTGGAACTGAGATTGGATTTGTAGATCAGAAAGCTTACGCATTAAACGCGTTGATTTTAAGATATCAAGGTTATCGACCACGGATAATAAACCAGGGATGATCTCATAGTTCGTCGCTTTCATATCACGACGATATTCATCTTTAAAGAAGTGCTCCAATGCAACGTGATGGGTTGGCTTATCGCTGTTTACGTTAGCTTGTTCTTTTAAACCACGACCAAAGATCCCACGACCAATGAACTTCCCATCTTTATCAATCGTGTCGGAGATCTTCTCACGAACACTTTCTAAAGAGGTCACGCTGTTTTGGTGTAAGATATCATCGATACTACTTTCAGGTAATATCGCAAGAATATGGCTACCGCGATCAAATAACGCATTTGTCAGCATGGTATAAAGCTTATCTTGTAAGCAATAATGGTCTGTGAAATGTGTTTCTATGATAGCTAATAAATCTGTCCCTAATTTATGCGGGAATTCCCCGTCTAAAGTAAAGGTCAAATTTTCGTTGATCATGTCCTGAGGTGATAAAATAGAAGAGACTAAAATATCTCTGATCGTTTCTAACTCAGGGAGGTTTTTCTTAATATTAACAATGTCAATTAAATCATGACTGATTTTATTTGAGATACCTTCAACGGCATCACGTGGTAAGGTCGCATTACGCTCAGCACTGGATTCTGCTGTCTCAACTAGTTTGGTTGTGACTGCTCTGATCTCAGCGGGCTGATTGATAAGGTATTTGTAGATACGATCCTCTTCGGTCGTTAGCTGTCGCTTTGACTGAGAGAGGTTTCTACCTTTTACATTATCGTAATAGTAACTGGTATTGGCCATAATGATTTTACCTATATTAAAGTAATATGAAACATATAGAATTGTTACGCGGGTAGTTAATCTGACTACCCGCTTATTTTTAATGATAAAAAGGATGACTCATGACTTTGAATGAAGACCTTGGCTTTGATGCCAGTCAGTTTTATCATGCGTCTTGTATGAAACTTGCTAAGTCCATGGTGCTTAAGTCAACTGCAACAGCTATCGCAATGAACAATGAAGTCAATGCGAAATTTGCGGCTTATAATACGAGCTACCTTGTGGATACGTTGCATCCTGAAACATGGCGATATTACTGCCATCTACAGGGAAAGTATCATTATACTGACGAATTGATGCAAGTAAGAAGTTTGGATACGTTACAGACGATTGACTTCACCCCTGAAAACTTGAAATTACACCGTGCCACATGGATACATTACAAGGATAAAGGTGAGTATTATTATGAGTTAATTGCGAAGTATCCAGACCAACATCTTTTAGTAGATGGCATCTGTAATCCGATCGATTTTGAAACCGCTTATAATGCAGAAGAATATTCTATCCTTGATTATGACCGCAGTTTAGTGGAAGAACAAGAAGTCGATCTTATCCCGAAACTTAACCGCCAGATCATTGAAACCTGTAATCGTTTCCATAGTCGTGGCTATGGTGCATTTGACCCGACGTTTAATGCATTAAAACTGGGTATCTTGGCGATCCATTTACCTGGTATGATTATTGCTTTACGTGAGCAGTACATTAAAACTGAACAAGTTCACTCTTTCCACATCTGGAACTATTTAGGCAGTTACTTCGGTTTAGATAAATACCGCCGTTTCTTAACCCATGAACAAGCGATGTGGTTATATAAACATCTTCCTTATATTGACAGACATGCCGGTAAAGAAGATACCTTCTTAGATATCATCAAGTGGATGTTAACTAGTCGCAGTATTCCGATCTATGGTTATCATATCGGACGTGATACGAATCAGATCTTAGATCATGTCGATACACCAGATGTTTATCGTGAACAGCTTAACTTAAAACACATCGACTATAAATCTGATGAAGACCACTTAAGTTTAGCGAAGTTAATTGATAAAGAAGTCAAAGAAGCAAATCGTAATGATGCCTTCCGTAATCCAGATTTAAAACTATCTGAAAACCGATACGATAGAACAAAACACTCGAACCAGAAATCTAAAGTACTCGAATCTGAAGTTTTTGACTATGCTAACCAACAAGTCAAACCGATGAGTGTGATGTTAACCAACTATTGGGCACATCTTGCTTTCACTAATCGCTATAGTCTTGTCGGTAGTATCACCAATCCACAAACTGGTGAACCAATCAGTATGGATGCCAGAGATGGTTTCATTACTTGGTTGTATTGTGCGATGAAGATTGCTGATGATCGTGATCTGGATGATGAGAATAGAGGTAAATGGCCTAATCAGCATAAAGTTGAGAACATGCTTATCCCAACCTTTACACCAAAGGATATCACTTGGGATAAAGTCGATTGGCAAGATCTTAAATCGAATTTCTTAGATCGTAAAGCCGATATCAATCTTGCTTTCAGTGACCTCCAAGAAAACTACCCTCGTAAAGGACAGTACTACAGTGCAGAAGGTTTCCACACTTACGTAAAAGAAGTCAATGACTACTTCAAACGTATTCGTCATTGGTTAGGTGTTTATCATGATCTTTTCCATGCAGGTGAAATCCAACAGTTAGGTGATCGTTTATTCTATCAAGAGAAAACGAGACTGGTCAGTACCGAGATGACATTTGGTCAGTACTTCAAGATGCGTCACTGGGAGATCGATGAATTGAGTCGTGAAAATATCGTGACGATGGCTAACCAAATCTATTCTACCTTCACAGGTCAAGCAATCGATGATGAAGCCTCACTCTCTGAGATCCAGCAAGCCATGATTGGTATCATGCGACAACTCAGTAGTTACTCGGTTCAGTTTACCCATAAAGCTAATGCTACCAATGGTCGTATTTTAGATATGCCTTGGTTACGCTTTGGTAAAATCATGACCATGAGTAAGTCGATCCACCACCACTATCGTAATTGGTTAATTAAGTTTAATCAGTTTAGTGGTAAAGGTAAAGATAGTGTTTACACGGGTGTATTATACGGACCAGAGAGTTTCAAGGTCCATGATAAAGGATTTGATGTACTCACGATCCCACCACCAATCCGATTTGGTGTGGATGGTTATAACCGTGTTTACCATCGTGGTAAGTTAGGTATCTTAACCATTCGCAAGATCCGTAAACCAGCTGTGCACACTGAACCTTATTTCTATTATACCCATAATGGTACGCTATTTAGATGGTATAGAGAAGAGGACATGGCGGGGGTAGAAGCAGAACTTGCCCAAGGTAAAACAGGTGAAAGACCTGACCCTCGTGTCGCTTATCGACTCGTGGATCGAAATACCTATCCTGCTTTTAATGGATTAGATGATGGTGAGTATAGTGATTATTATCGCTTAGATACACCAAATAATTGCACCCGTGTTATCGGTCCTGGTGAAACAGTTACTGACTAACTATAACAAGAATAAAAATAAAGAAGGATAACTATGATTATCAATAATGTCAAGTACCATCGTGATTTGGAACTTTCTCAGAAACTTCCGGTGAGTACTTATGCCAATAACGATATCCGTTCTCTCTTTAAGACTTATTATGAACATCTTAAGAAAGAAGAAGGATTCGTACTTTCTCATATCGAAGCAGTTGATCCTGAATTTGGAAAACGTCTTAGTGCGAGTCAAGTATTAGGTCTTGTTCAGACCGATAACCACGAAGCCAACACCATCTTGAAATATAAACTGCCTGAGGATCTTGGTCATGTCCGTGGTGAATCAGAAATCCATCACCATCGTGTCAGTCTTAAAGAGTACTTTAACATCGATGAAGTGATCTTATCTCATCGTCGCAATAAAGAACTGGTGATCAACTATGATCGTTGGGTAAAAGCGGTTAAAGCAGGTCATGGTAGTTTAACGACGTTAATCCACCGTGTACTTGGGTATAAATTTGGTCGTACTTTTACGCATGATGGGATGATGGTCTTCAGTGGTGAATCAAATGGTAAAGTGTTAAACGGTACCAAACCACTTGCACTCATCGTACCAACCCTTGATCAAATTGAACTTGGTTGGAAATACTACGAGAACGTAGACAGTTTAGAAAAAGATGGTACACTAGACTACCAAATCCTAAACATCCATTTACGTTTGGTGGCATCTAACCACATGTTCATTGAAGATGGTGAAGTACTGATTCGTATTCAATTGCGTTATCCACTTCAAGCGTATAAACGCCTACGTGATGGTAAAATCTATACAGAGGAGCAAGCTTAATCATGGGTATTGATATTGAATTAATTAACCAGAAGTTTGGATTGATTCCTCTTACTGAGTTAGAAAAGAATCCTGAGTTCTACACTGCGGTTTGTTTAACGGGCGAGAACATGTCAAGATTCTTATCTCGTCGTTACAGTCTGGCTAAACCAACATTAAAAATTGATGGCAGTAAACCTGAATTGGTTGAAGTGAAAATGGTCAATGGGTTTAGTCAAGAGAAAACCCTATTAACGATTGAGCGTAATGTTTGGACACAAGAGAAAGCGACGACTTCATCTTTCACTATTTGCATTAAAGATGAAAAAGAACCGATCTCAACCGTTGAAGATGATATCATGCAACTTCTTGATATCCGTGAATGGAAGTTCCCTGATGAGATCCGCAATCGTCCATTTAGTGATTTCGTTACAGAGAAAAGTCCTTACTGTTTTGATATCCAAATTAAAGTGGATACCTTAACGACTTATGCAGACTTCCCAGTTCATGTATTATTGGATTGGGTCAGTATCTCAGATGCATTTAAAGAGCTTGCTCGTCTTCATAAGAAAGCCAATGGTGAAAATAAGACGATTGACGAGCTTTATACTATGATTCCGAAGGAAGAAAATACTTTACCTTATGCATTACGTTATAAGGCTGAAATGGAAAATCTTCCTTACGTGTCGCAAGTTAATCATATTTAATTTGAGAGAGAAGTGAGATGGCAACATTAAACAACATCCTCGGTGATGAAGGTACACTTGACCGTGTGAAGCATACGGCTATCGGTCAGTATATCCAGTCCCGTTTATTCCTTGGCTTGCCCGTTGAAGTGACGAAGTATACCACGTTAAATGAGAAGTTCAATATTAACGTGAAAACCCGTACTGAGACAGGTGATGTATTCAAAGCCATTTATTTCTGTATCGGTAATGGTGGTGTGACCATCAATCGTACAGCAGGTCAGCCTGTGATTCCTGATTTTATCGATCATGATCCAACTGACTGTGCATTATATAACCATATGCCATTTGTATTGCGTCCTGTTAATAACGATCTTACAGATGAACAACGTCAGCGTTATCGTCTACGTCGTAAAGAAACGTATAATGGTCAAGACTACTATGCGTACTATGCACGTTTAATGGAATACGAAAACACCACTCGTATCTTAACTGAACGTGTACAAAAAGGCGCAACTGAAATAATGCCTTATGCATATACTGAAAGTAACTTAAGCCCACGTGAGCCTGAGTTAACGGTTGGTCGTAAAGTGACCGCATCTAATGTGAAAATTAAAGTTTCAACGGGTGCTAAGATTGTCTTTACCGAAGATGATGTACGTGAATATGCAAATGCCGTAAAAATCATTACAGGTAACAGCCGCTACTCTGTGATTACTGAAATTGCTATTGTAGCGGGTGTGGATGATGCGACTTACGTATCATCTGATGATGGTAAACGTCTTAATGAGCTTAAGCTTGCAACAGTGATCTGTTTTGCAGATACTTACCAATTATTGACCCGTAACAATAACGGTTTCGAGGAAGTCATCGAGTTAGGTGAGAAAACACCTTTACCAACGACTTCTGCGATCTTACCTACAGTCGGTGTTGATCCTGATGCAGGTCGTGGTGTTGGGGGTTAATCATGTTACCCTTCAATACACCAGGTAGACGAGACTCGATCTATTTGAGTGTAGACGGCGGTACTTATACAGTAGGACTTTGCTTATTTAAGATTAATGATTTAACCAATGAGATGGAAATACTAGACACCCATCTGATTAACATTCGTAAACCTGATCATAATTATGATTATCTTGAAGAACGTCATGGTTTTGAAACGGTTCGGATGTTACGATTGGAAGATGAGTTAGATCGATACCTGACTGAGAAAATCAGTGAGTACCAGTGTATCGATTTGCTGATCTATGAAAGTCATTTCTTTAACGTAAGACGTCCTACTGCTGCCATCCCACTAGTTCGCTTTATGCAAGTCACTGAACGGGCTTGTGTGAATCACGGAATCATGATGGTTACTGTTTCACCTCAACAGATGAAACGCACTATCGGGATTTCAAGAGAACTGGCCAAAGCAGATAAGTTTGCTGTGAAAACGAAGATCCAAGCATTAATAGACAGACGTATGATCCATTTTACTGGAAGTCTGGATGAGATCTCTGAACACGAGATCGATGCGATGGGTATCGGCTATACGCAAATGATCATCGATAAGTTACTGGTGGATAATCCATCTTAATAAATGAGTGGGGGTGAGGTGATATTATCACCCCTTACTTATGTTTGATTTTATTTTATTTCCTTTTATATGAGGTTTATTATGTTTATTGTGGTAGAAGGCATGGACTATTCAGGTAAGAGTAGTTTAGTCAAAGAGTTGAAGAAGAAATACGAGGCACGCGGTCACGAAGTGGTCACTTATGGTAATCCGGGCGGTACCCCATTTGGTCAGGAACTACGTCAGATTTTTAAATCCGATGTCCCACGTAGCCGTATGGAAGATTTCTTATTGTTGTGCGCTAACCGTGTTAGTCTTTCTCATCAAATAAAGAAAGATTTAGCGGAAGGGAAAATCGTGATCTGTGATCGCTGGGATATCAGTGCCCATGTTTATCAAGCCGCTCCTGATGTCGGTCAACTTAAAGATGTCTTCTATTATCGTAATATGCCTTTATATGAAGCGATCCATGATTTACCTAAGCCGGATGTGACTGTTCTACTCGATGTAGATTGGGAAATCATTAAAGCACGCAGTGAAAATGTACGTGAAGAAACCATTGGTGAAACAGATCGCTATGAGACTAACCTTAAAGCATTACATGAAGACTATCGTAATGTGATGGCAGTATTTGTGGCTTGTTCTAATCAGTATAAGAAAATCCTTGAACATTGGAATAAACGCAATGATGAAGCCATCCTTTATTGGGGCTTACCACATCCAGCGATGGCAGTAAAACCTTCTGAACGTTATCTTCGTTTACCGGTAACAGGTTGTACACCAAACAGCGATATCTCCCCGATGCTCGCTGATAAAGTGATCAGTATGCTTGAGGCTCATGAGGAAGTCTATCCATTAGGTAAGATCGAAAATGAACTCAACGCGATGGATAAGAATGGATTAGACCATATGGCTAATGCTTGCCGTAATGAATTAGGTAAGTGGTTGGAAGCCCGTGGTCGTACTGGAGTATAGTGGGGTATACTCCATTTAAATTTAATTTTTAATTTTAAGAGTGAATGAAGGATAAATATGCGTTTAAGAAAACCAACCGTATTTAGTCACCTTAAAGATGCACTCGACATGCCGATTAAAAGAGTCCCTTTTGGTCGGCTCATTATCATGTATGCACCAGAAGACAGTGAAGTGGACAATGGCATGCGTGCAGATGAAGTCTTGAAGTGTTTTCAAGAAGAAGGCTATACGAAATATTTAAAACTTCCATTGGAAGAGTTAGTGCTTTTTGATGAGCAAAAGAAAACCCGTAAGCTTGCAAGATTTGCGTTCTATACAGGTTTGCTTGGTAGCTTTGTTGCATTGATTGCGATTAGTGCAATTGGTTACATTACTCAAGAATACCCACACTGGGCATTACTTGCTCCACCATTGATTATCCCAGGATTTATCATGTGGAAACAAGTTGGCTTATTTAATGCCGAGAATGCACGTGGTATCGCTCAGATCTTAGGTAACGTCCTTCCGTGGAACCGTGGGGGAAATCAAGGTGGTGGTTATAACCAATACGATAGTGGTTATGATGACAGCTATGATGACAGACCACGCCGTCGTCGCAATCGTCGAGATGAAGAAGATGATGAGATGGATACTGATACTCAAGTAGAAGAAGAGCGTCCAGCAAAAGCCACTGACGAAGAAACCTCTACACCAAGTAACGGAAATCCATATGCTGATGGGAGATAGTAACTGACATGTTTAGATTATTTTTTCTAATACTTGGCATGTGGGTTATGAGTTGCGCGGTTGTCAGCACCGAGGTGGCACTCATCGCCCACCTCTTCTAATTTATCACCAGTTAAGTAAATGTCTACTGACGTATTAATATATGTTAATAAATGATAGATACCCAATAAATAGAAAATAGCTGAAATGAAATTTATACGAGCAATTTCATTTCTGTCCTATGTTAGGACAAGTATATTGAAATGACTGGATGTGTCCAGCCTGACAATGACGACTACGTCAGCCGTGACCTCCGTTACTAAATGGAAAACACCTAACGTCTATTTACTCTCTCATTTGTTAACCATTTCTTATGCGTTCACGAAAAAGAAAAACTAATATAAGAAATGATTACGTCAGTTCGCTCATTGGAACGGGGAGTGATACTGATGAGCCATTTAAGGTGGGCTGAATAGCCACAGTAGGCCCACCTCTTTTTAATGGTAAAAGTGTAAAAAAAAGAAGATGAGAAGAATGAGGGGAGCAGAAGCTACCCCCCATTTTTGTCCGACCTTTTTTTCTATCTTAGATTTTCTTTCCGGGTGAAAAAATCACCTTGCTTGTTTTCGGGACGGAACAAGAGTAACTTTATCGGGTTTGCAGATGGGCAGAAATCCTCCATATCTGAATAAATCTGACAGTTGATTGATATCAGGTCCCATATATCAATTATAACGCATCTAAATGCTTCATATTCGATATATTTAAGTTAACGAATACAATTTATCATTGATGATAATAAAATGCGTGTATGAGCTTAATATAAGCGTATTTAGGAAAACACCTGATAAGCATCTACAATTAGTCTAGACCGTCCCAGGAGATACGTACAGTAAAACTGTAGCACTACCCACGTCTTAGATGTTTCGATACAAATCCCGCAAACTACCTCTCCACAATACGAGTGATGACAACGTAGCTGGGACACGGCCATAATACCGCAATACTTTCCTATCTTACATCTATAACTCAAATTTCATTTCCTTTAACCTGATATCTCCCATGAAGATGATATATCCTCATGAGATAGGATACACGATGATCTTTGCTATGGTAGAACCATCACGTATGCTATCCGATGCAGATACAATCAAGGGAGTACCCGAAAGTACTCCCTTTGGCTTATCTGCGTGATGCTTATTCTTCTTGGAACATGTACTCCGTTGTGTTGATCTTATAGACCGCAAAACAAGAACCATCTTTCAATTGAAGGTAGGCCATGTTTGTTCCATCCGCAACTTTCGTAATCGTATTAAAGAACGGTGTATTGTGTTTACTGATGTCTACACAGTTAACATCTAATACGAAACCTAATTCCTCTCGAGTGAATGGAAGGAAGTAGATGTTACCTAATACATTCTCAAGGATAGTAGTTTGTACTACTTCTTCAAGTTTGTAATCTTCGAATTCAGGATAGAATGATCTTAAACGTTCTGCACTGATAGAGACCATACGACCAAGTTGAGCCACGACGTATTGTTCGAAGCAATCGACTTGAGCATGGGTAAACTTCTCATCTTTCAGATTCATATCAATGTATTCAATGAAGTCATCAATTTGAGTCACGAAGTTATCCATCACCACACCAGGACGTTTTAAGATATACGTGATACCTGTATTGATTGCACGTACTGCACGAGCATTAAGTTTATCTAGTAAATCTTTATCAAGACCTGCTGATTTAAGACTCAATGCAATCTTATCTAACGTACTACTACGTTTACTTAATCCCACTAATAAGTTAGATTGAAGTTGGTAGTTAGCTGGCGAACCACAGTGGTATAACGGGTTGATCAAACTAAATGGTAAGAGGTAACCTTTAGATGGATCATCCATGGTAGACAACTGATAGTTATAAAGGACTTTCGCACTGCTAATGGCTTCATCAAGACTACGTACATCACGTTTACTACTAATCGTGGTGATACTTAGTGTCTTATCATTAGTGACACCTTTCTCGATTTGTGCAGCACGTTCTTTCGCATATTGCTCACGACGTTCAAACTCATAAACATCGGTAGACTCTTGGATGATACGACGTTTGACATCTTCAGAAAGTTTCATGAAAGGTGTACCTTCTGGCACTTCCTTATTATCTACCATACGCTGTAAGATTGCATCTACACGAGAGTTTTCCACTAAGGATGGTGGTAACTCGATGCCATCTACGATATAAACGACTTCACGGTTTTGTGGGTTATTAAACTCACGGTCTTTGTGTTTATCGATCATATTTTCGATAACACGTTCATGTGCATCTGGATGCATGTCTTCTACTCCAACAGCTTTAATGACGTAACCATCACCATCTTCTTCAATGACTTGACGTTGAGTGAATGGTTCAGCATATTCCACATCTTTAACTGGCCAAGTCCAGCGTCTTGGCGTACGATTACTGATACCATGCGCATAAGCTTCACGTACTTGTTTAAGTTCACTAGGACTTTTAAGCGCCGCTAATGTTCTTGGCTCTTCCACTTCAATCGGTTTAATACGTGAACGACCACGTAAGAAACGTTGTTCAGATTCCACTTGACGTTGTTCTTGTTCAACGATACGTGCTTCATTACGAGCCGCTAAACGCTGAGCACGAGAAGTCGTTGCAGCTTCTGAAGATGCACGAGTATTATATACCGGTGCATTATCATCACGGAACATACTACCACTACGACGTTGAGCATCGCGGTTATTGTTAACACGGCTACCCACACCACGGTTAAGTGATTCACGACGATCATAAGAAGGACCTGAACGGAAGAACGCATCCATATCACGTAATAATACACGATAATCTTGGATGAGTTTATCCATGTCATCTAACTGACGATCACTGTAGCTTGATTGAAGGTTACGATCTTTTAAGATTAAACTCGCGCGCGTCACATCCAATACGTAGTTGATCGCTTCATCGAAACACCAACCGGTATCTTGACGACGGTACATTTCTTCAACGTAATACGTATAAGTATCGCCTACACTGGTAAGCAACTTATCAATGAAACGACGGTCTTCTTGTAAAAGATAACCGATCTCATCGAACCCTGCGTCTCTGTCACGATTTTTATCCACGATACTGTAAATCGCGTTTTCTGCATCACGCATAAATGCTTGATCTAAATTACTAGCCATAATTTGTTTACTCCTATAGTAAATTTCTTTTTCCGATTTTTGATATTAAGATGAGACGACTTAATCACGAGTGATCATCTTACTAATATAAGCGATACGAGATTTCAGTTCTTTATTCTGTAACGTAATCCCTGTTCTGTTTAAGATCTGATAAGGATTTAATAAAGAACGACCAGAGATCTCTGAACGCTTGATTGCCAGATAACTACCGATCTCTAAAATAGACGCATGTAAACGACTATCTGGATCTTGTGGATTCACCTTATCTGGACTGCTGTTCTCAGTGATATTATTCTGCATCAAGAACTTATTCGTATAACCGAACATCTTGTTATCTGATGGTGAAGTTTCCGTACGGACGTATGGTTTCTTACCCATCTTCAAGATTTTCTCTTCTTGCAGATTCTCACGGATATCTTTACGCACAGTTTTGTCTTTGAGTTCTTGTCCTGAGAGTGAACGACTTTGAATCGTGTTGATCCCATTAATTAACTCATCGAGTACGTTACGTAAAATCAATAGACGTTTATTGTATAAACTTCCATTGTCGTTTTCTGTAATGATATTAGCAAAGTTTGCCATTACGTAAGCGAGCATATCAAACATGTCTTCGATATTATTCAACTCAGCACCTTTTAAATCTTGTACTTGATGATAATCGAGCATGTTTCTTACGTGTGCCATGTGACGGGTCACTTGAGTCACGTAAGTGGAGATATGTTCATTTGTCCAGAAGATAGCATGACCCATCATTTCAGCCCAGAAGTTAAAGTCTTCAAATTCTGAAACATCACGGTCACTATCAGGTTGTGGCATTTGTACGATATAACTGTCAGCAAGATAGAAGAATCCCACTAGTAATGCATTAAGCATATTGGTCTCTTCTTGACTACGATCATCCTTACGTTTAAAGACAATCGAAATCTCGTGTGGAATATACACCCCACGTTTGAAAGAGATTGGTTTCTTACCTGTAGTCTGACAGATTACCCATTTACTTTCATCGTAGTACTCTTTTGGGATATTTCCACAAAAGACTTTAATGTCCGTATTCGCATATTTCTTGAATGCGCCAGTTAAGCCGAATTCAGTAAAGAGATATAATGCCAAGATGTGCTTGATTTGCACACTGTCATTTTTCTTCTCTTCATAATGCGTCATCTTACGTCTGTCACCACGCCATATCTGACTCCACACGATCCCATGACTAGACGGTTGTCCATTCATTAAGAAGGTATAAAGATTGATACGCTTGAAGGTGAGCTTTGCAGCTAATAACTTCAAGAAGATTAATGGGCTACCACCTTGTACTGTCACACTGAAAACAGGGGCAGTCAAGACAGGTATAATCGTATGCAATACACCACGAATCCACAGTTGATTGTTACCCACTAAGTAAGGAAGATAAACACGATGTTCAATCTTTTCACCATTAAACTCAAAGTCAAAGCTCACTAGATAAACACTACTCTCAGCAATCTCCACAGTGCGGTTATTGCTCTTTTCACATTTCTCTAAGACATGCTTCGCCTCAGTTTGTGGGTCTACTCGTCTCATCCCAAGAAATTTCAACTCAGGAGGAAATAAGGATGCGGCATCTCGAAATACTTTCCGGATATAGTTTTCAAGATCCTTAAACTGATCAGAGGCTACCCCATCTGCAATCGTCGGATTGAATTTAGGGATAGATTCTTTTACAAGATCTCTGGCCAGTTTCTTTGGTTTAAAATTACGCGCCATGGTTCGCATAATGAATACCTCTTTTTAAATGTTGTTACAGCTGTTGTATCCTAAGTTCAATAAGGCTAGTATAAGTTCATCAATTAAAAATTGAGTCCCGAACTGAACTCAATACTATCTCTTATCTCTTTAAGATAATATAGGAATATAATTCCTATTTAAAGAAAGATACTAACGATACTCAGAATACCCCCAATAATAGCTGGGAGCCATTTAAAGAACTCATTAGTATCAGCGCGATTCATCTTATTCATATCCCAACGATATTTTCGTTCGGATAAATTCTCCTCTCGCTGTTTCTTTATATCACCTAACGCTCTTGCATCATCGGCTGTGCGATATAGCTCAGGTGCATTGGGTTTACCGTGATTAGTTGCACTGTTATGGTCAATAAAGACGTACCCAAGTTCATCTGATGACCATCTGGATGTACTGGATTCCAGTAGCCCATCAGTAAAGACGTGGATGCCGGACTTCAGTGTAGGATGTCTACGTGGGCGAACCTCCACGATTAGATTACTGAAGTTACAGTAATACGTGGGACCACTCCTATCGTTAGCATTATCGACATTTAGGATCTTGATCCCTGCAACACTGGTTGCACCTTCATCTATCGCGTTATTTTGCTCGTAGTGCTCAACGATCAACTTACCCTCACGACTAAATGGGTGATAGATATCTTCCGGTTTCGTTGCTGTAGAGGCAAAGGCGAGATCAAGATCATCGACGTACAATAATGGTTTATCCATATTACCACCAATGATATCCTCAATTGGAATAAAATACTCGACACGGAATGCTTCAACGTAACGACTCGTTGAATATTTCCGTTTATCTGAGTCCATATTCAAATACTCACCACTGAATACCGTAGGTCCCAATCTAATCTCACGGTCATTACTAAGAATCAAGTTCATTGTTTCTACGTTATCTACGTTTGATTTATTTAGTTTCGGTCTGAGTTTATTCTCGTTCGGATGATAAGTCATGCCGTCTTTATAGCTGATAGTTCTTGTACTGCAACCATCAACAACAAAATCGGGTTGTTTCTGACGGCCATACACCGCAGCTAGCATAGCAGCGGATACATTCTTCCAACTCCCATCGTTGTTCTTCCCAAGCAATGATGTTCTCTCTGTATGACTAAAACGATTGATATTATCATCCCCTTCCTTGTAATTCAGTCCGGTTAAACTTACGTACTTATAGGTGCGGATATAAATCCCTTCTTTTATAACAGGTACAATATCACCGCGTCTTATCGTGCGATTAGGTTTACGCCGTCCATGCATATCAAACTTCCAGTCTAAACGATAACACCGTTTACCGCTTATATATTCAGGTGGGGTATTATCTAACTTCACGATATCCCCTTTACGAGTCGTCATGATGACAGGTTGGTTACTTAAGTTCATGATTTCCATCTCATCGTGATATATATCAATGCGACGATACGGCAATGAACCCGGACTACTGGTTTCTGGATTACCTCTGTTAAAGTCATCTGAAACAGTTGGGCAGAGTGCTAGTTCCACTGTATCCATGTTACGTGCATTTGACTGGAAGTCATAATCCATTTCACGCGATGCTGTCTTCTTAAAGCCTTCTACCAATCTTTCGACATCAAGATATCTTGGATTGAAATCCGTTTTGGCTTGAGTAGGATTGAGTAGCTTCGCCTCATGTAAGATACGATACGGTTTATTCATATCTAAACTCCTTATGCATTAGAAATATTTAAATAATCAAATGTCACTTGGTCCATTGATTATCTCCTATCATTTAGATAATATACACTTATAAGTTTAGATAGATTCCCGAAAATAGCGGACATAAGCAAGGGACACCCCATCCAGGTGTCCCAGCTTAACTATTAACTTAACATTTAAAAAGGAAACTCATTAATGAAAAAATCTATTCGCAAAATTTCATCATTGGTGTACAAAAAAGCCATCAAACTGTCTTTATATACATAACATAGTTCACGGATATATTTTATCGTCTATTTTATCCGGACATAAGCGGAGGGTAGCATTTGCTACCCTCGCTATATGCGGGTACTAAACAGTAACTCTCACTTAAGGTGATACACCAGGGGATGGAACCCCACCCGCGCCAGGCGCACCGCCTACACCAGTGCCAGGTGCTGCAGCCGCAGCTCCAGGACCCGTAGCCGCAGCTACAGGTGTACCTGTTACCGCTGGTGCGGCTCCAGGTGTACCCGTTCCAGAAGTTACTGGAGCAGGTGATGCAGGAGTAGCAGCGGCAGCTGCTGCACCGCTAGTACCGCTTGTTACTTTACATCTTGAGATAATACGCGGTATTTGTTGTAAGTGGTCATGAATTCTTGAACACCTTTAACATCTACTTCGATTAATAGAGGTAAGTTTGGTACGTGTTGGTAACGTGGAGAAACCATTACAGTTTCTTTATATGCACCATTTTGGTTGTGTGGTGATAATGTAGTTACTAACTCTGGGTACATGAAGCAGTGACCGAAACGTAATTCGTTGAATTCGTCTGATTCTGGTACAGCAACAGTCATGAAGATCTTGTTGTCAAGTTCTTCGTTAGTTGTAGTTACAACAGTGTGGCCGAAGTTTTCGCCTAATAAGCGTAAATCACCACGAGCTGATAACAATAGTGGTAGATAGTTATCAGTTACGATAACGAAGTGAGGTTTAACTTGTTTACCGTCGTTTAACATTGTAGATGCAACGTTGTATTGTGATTTAACGATTGCACGTGCAGCTGCTTCTTGAAGGATTGCTAATAAACCTTCACGAGCATTTTCAATGTTGTAACGAGTTTCAGTAGATTTAACTAATTCAGCTAAATTCACTTCTAATTTTTCGTAGTGTGGTTTGATCAAGTATTTACCGAAACCGATCATACCTGAAGTACGAATACCATCGTTGATTTCTGAAGCAACGTATGCTGCTAAAGTATCACGATATTGGAAGAATTCGTACCAACCATCAGCAGATTGACGAGTACGAGTTACTTGTACTAATTTGTCAACTGTTGGGTAAGTTGCTTCTGAACCAACTGGACGTTGTAGACGAACTGGTGAACGAACACCGATAGCGATTTTCGCTGTAAATACATCAGTATCAACAGTGAAACCTTGGCTACGTAAGTTGCGGTTTGTACGGTTACCATATGGGTAGAAGAATTCACAAGCTAAGTGTAATTTTTTCACTTCAGCTGCTACTGTAGGATCGCTGATGTCTACTTTGTCAACGATGGCTGGTTGACCTTTAGTACCTTTAGTTACTTTATAAACGTCAACAACTTTAACTTGTGCGTGTTGAATTTGCATGTAAGAAGTTTCTACGTTAGCAGAACCTACTACAGTTAATTCTAAACGAGCACGGTAGCCTGCGTCTACGAATGCTTTAACTTCAGCTGGTACTTTACCATTTACAGACATGGTACGACCATCGATTAATAAATCAGTAGTACGGAAGTTTAAGTCCATATCAAAGCCGTGGCCTTGAACTGATTTGAAGAAGTTAGCGCGTTCTAAGTGACGAACTGGGAATTCAACAACAGTGTCTGCAGATGCAGTTGCACCCATTGTGATGTATACTTTATCTAACGCTAAATAGCTGTCGATAGTATCAGTTTCATCAAATACACCACCGTTTAATAAACCAGGGTGTGCAGAGATGTCTAATAAATCGTATTCAACACCAACTTTTAATGGTTGAGTTGGAACTTCAACGCCTGCTACAGTACGAGTTACTGGCGCAGAGATTGCTTTATCCATGAATAATGCTTGGTAGTGAGCTGCGTCAGCACCAGTTTCACGGTAGAATGGAACGATGTTTAATACATCTTGACGTAAAATAGATGGTTTACGTACTGCGTCCATTAAGTTGTATTTGTCGAAGTTACGACCTAATTTCTTAGCAGTTTCAGTTGTGTGTTTGAAACCATTCCAGAAACGGTCAACTTGGATTTCGTAGTAGAAACAAACTTGGTCTGGTGCTAATACGATAGTTTTGAACAACGCTTCAAGTGCAGGTTCTTGTACTGCAGCAACTAAGTTATAAACTACTGAGTAGTTCATTGAAGTGGCAAGGTTGTTGTTTTCAAATGCTTCCATTGACACTTCTTCAGGTGCTAAAATACCTAATGCAGAAGCACGAGCACCGTTGGTGTAGTCTGCTACATAGTCGAAGTGTTGGTTAGCGTTACGTTTGTTGAAAGCTTCTGCTGATTTAGCGAAACCTGCACGGTAAGCTTCAGGGTTACCAGCTGCTTCTAAAGAGATAGCTGCTGCAGCGCGTGATGCGTTTTCTTGTGAAGCTTTGATCCAGTCGCGGTTAGATGCAGATGTAGAAACGATACCTGCTTCTTCGAAACTTTCTAAAGATGCAACTAAACCTTTACCATCAGTCGCGATGTTGATGATTTGATCGATGGTTGCTGCATTGTTTTTAAGGTTGGTTACTAATTGGCTAGCAGTAGCTGGGTTGCTCCAAGATTCTAATGAAGCTACGTCAGCAGACATTGCGCCAGACAAACCACCTTGGTTTAAAGTTGTTTGAACTTGAGTAAGTAAGTCACCGTACTTAGTTTCACCGTGACTTTTTGCATTAAAATAAGAACGCATGGTTTCTTTTTCCTTATTTATAAAAATAATGAGGGAAATAAATTGAATATTCATTTTGAGTAGAATAACTACTCTATCATCTCACCTCAAAGTGCTATTAAATGATCACCTTAAGATAAGATGACACCATTCGCAGTCTTTTAAGTGCAGCATATAAAGCATCCCATCATTAACTTAAATCCCATCATTACTTCGTACACGTTAAACTTCCCCAAGCTACGGAAAAGTAACAACAAAATAATAAATTAATAATCAAATGCAATATTCTTTTTCGTGTGTGACTATATCACATAGATAATTAGCCACGTCCTGCTAATAAGTCAGCCTTAGATTGGAGCCATGGTTTTTCGTGGAGCCATTCTTTAAAGACATTATAGCTGGTTAATTCATTGAAGGTCATATACTGACCGAGTGCATCAAGCACTTCTTTTAAACCTTTATTGTAATCGTCTTGATTAACAATATTGGTGAACTGACCTTGGAATTGAACATAAACGTAAAGAATACGATTAGCGCTATCAAATACCGCACGTTCGATATGTTGGTATGCAGGGAACTGATATTTACTATAGTGCTCTTTATCGTTATTGGCTTTAACAAGATCTTCATCGATCCAAGCTTGACGTTGGTATTCACCTATCATAGCTAAAGCTTCACCTGGTGTCGCATATGGGATCATATCGCCAAATGGTACTGCATAAGCACCTTGCAATTTAGCCAAAGCAAAGTTAAAGTGAACGAAATCTAAGAAATCATTCGGGTTTAATAAAGTGGCTAAGGTTTCTGGATCTTTTACTAAGATACGTTTAGGACGTCCAGCGGCATCAACTAATGATTCATCTTCTGGACTGATTAACGCCTCACGCATCATACTCGGTACAAAAATTACCTTGATTGGGGCGTATGTTTTGTTCATCATAGAGGGAGCTCCTTTCTCTAGATTTTGATTTATTTTATTTTTACAAGTATCATTATATAGCTGATCAATACTATACAAGGATACAATTATCTTAAGTCTTAAATTCGACATAAGTTGTCGAGATATACAGGATGACTGGATAAAAACGAAAACGAATTTCTATTTTCAATGTGGTATTTTAATTATGAGTGATAGTTTCTTAAATGAGAAGAAGGTCGTCGTTTATGCGATTGCACTCCGTTATTGGGAGCTCAATAGTGAGAACCCACCTGTTCGAGCTCGGGCACTTTGTGAACGAGTATTAAAAGAAGTCAGACCAAAAGAAAGTGTGGCTGACGATGGTCTTAGTAAAGACAACTTAATTAACTTGGCGTCTACGCTAGGTTATCTACTTGATACTGAACAGCCGCAAAGTTTCAGTATGATGAAACAATCAATCCGTATGGCTATCAAGAAAGACGATGAGCTATATGATGCAGCGATTATGGCATTAGAAGGGCCATATAAATATGATGAGTTATTAGAGGCATGCCTATCATGGCAACGTGAAATCAGTGCTTACTTCCAACGTTTAGATTTTACTAAATCCGTTCGTAAATATACCAGTAATGTACTATACGGTGATAGTCGTAATGACATCATGGAACAAGCACGTGAAATGATCGCGATGCTTCAGCCTTATAGTACTTATGGTGATAGTACAGGTGGTACAGGGATTCACAACCCGATCTTAGTCGCAGGTTTTAGTACTGAAGAAGAAGATACCGTAAAAGCTGTTTGGGAGAAAACGCAAACGGCAATTTCACCTGAGTCTATCATGAAGACAGGGTATAAAGGGATCAACCGTGCATTAGGTGCACCAGGCGGGTTGTTTCGTGGGGATACGATCTTATTAGGTGCATTACAGCACAACTATAAATCGGGTATGCTCGATGATATCTTATTTGATATCCCACGTTTTAATAAACCTCACTTCTTTACGGATAAGAAGAAAGCAGCTATACTTCATCTTTCATTAGAGAATAATGCAGGTGATGACTTGATGCGTATTTACAAACGTGCTTACGTAGTAAAATACGGTAAAATGCCATCACTACAAGACTGTATTAATGAAGACCCTAAAAAGGTATCAGATCTTATCAATGAGTTTACGGCACAAAATGGGTGGACGTATTTCTATATGAAAGCCAACCCAAGCAATGTTGGTTATATTGATGTGCAAAACTTAGTGATGGAATTCGAGATGAATGGGTATGAAGTACACGTATTAGGTGTCGACTATTTAAGTATGCTTTCTTTAAAAGGGATCAGTCGTATCGGTGATGGGACAGAATACCAAGAGTTGTTTAGACTTATGCGTAACTTCTGTTCTGAACGTGATATTACATTAATCACACCTCACCAGTTAAGTACGGAAGCAACCTATCTTAACCGTGATGATTATCAAGCAGACTTCGTGAAAAGTGTCGCAGGTAAATCTTATTGGGCGAAGAGTAAACAGATCGACCGTGAGGTGGATGTGGAAATCGTTCAGCATATTGTGACATTACCAAAAGTCGGTGGGCGTAAAGGTGAAACCGAATCATTCTTGACATTTTGCCTTGGTAAGAACCGTCGTGTTCACGATACGAAACCTGAGCATAAATCAGGTGCACTTCGTTTTACGGATTGTGGTATCATCGCTGATCTTAATGAACCCGATGACAAAGAAACTTACGTGAAAGATCTTCGTAAACTCAGAGGGACAGGTAGTGTCTCTGGTGAAGAGGATGTTTGGTAATGATAAAGTAGATAGAGGTAACTTCGGTTACCTCTTACTTTTGTCCCTAAATTTCTGTTAAAGGTTTTTATTTTATATAGGGAGTCTTAATATGACACGAGAAGAATTAGATGCACTGACGCCCTATGAGGCGAAGTTATTGTGGAGAGAGATTTTCGATACGTATTATGATGTTGAAGCAAAGCAGATGTACTGCTATAGTGACTGGACATTAGAGGTAGCAGGTATCCCAATGACCGGTAGTGATGAATGGGATATGGCGATGGCTGAACAGTATAATGTCACTAAAAGAACAATTGGTAATTTAGCGGATTGGGTTGCTGATGAAATCCCATTTTATATCCATCGTCAAAGTGATAGTGTTTATATCTTCAATATGATCAAGAAGTATAATAGTTTTATGGTCGCTTTATTAGATCGCGCTAATGTTGGTGCAAACCGCATGAGACGTAATGAAGATTTCCAGCACATCATTGAGGATTGTGAGAGATTGGCTAATCTGGCTAACCACTTATTTACAACAGTACAAATGACAGTTGGTGAAGAAGCTTATCGTATCTTTGGTATCTTACCAGATGAACTTGTCACTGAAGGTCGTTCTGGTCGTACTGCACTTCGCTTTGGTTATCAAGGTAATACAGGCGTTAAAGAAGATAATAAAGAGATTCCGAAACGAGTCAGTATTACCGATGGCATGAGTGATCGCTTACGTCAAGCTACTCGTTTATGGCGTAACACAACGGAGGATTAATAAATGGCATCTAAATCAGAGATCTATTATAAAGGTGTCGTTGACCTTTGTAACTTAGATATCAAAGCGATTCACTGGTACTATGAAGCATTACTGAAAACGGATAATGCTTCTTTTGCTTTTGATAAGGTGATGGGATTTGATATCGTAAAAGATTACGAGTTAGGTTTTACCGATAATTTTGTTATTGAAGTCCAATGTACCAAGAAGTTCTATATCGAAACACTATACCCACTTCGTAATAACTTTAAGATCATTTTAAAACAAACCCAACAAACTGAGAAAGAAGAAGGGATGAAGTTAATCAAACCTCAAACCTATCAGCGTGTTTATAAGGGTGTTTTAGTCAATCCAATTGATATGGGACAATCAACTAGTCAGTCTTCTACGCCAGATAGCAATACTGATCCGAATGCAGAGAAAACGCCTGTTACCGTGAAGATCCAATTGCTTCATCCTGCGATTGAATATATCATGCGTTCTAACTTTGGGGGTAATTTCCACGGTGTTCCAGGTGATATCGTTAAAGGGATGTTATCGAAATCCATTGAAATGTTAGATTGTAAACCAGATGAGAAACCAAAAGGTGTTGAGATGGTACCACCTGATAACCAGAAGATCACCACCGATGTTTTAATTCCACATGGTACACCTATCCTAGATCTTCCTCGTTTTGTACAGAAAGATCGATATGGTATCTACAATTACGGATTAGGTAGTTATCTTTGTAAAGATACGTGGTATCTCTATCCTTTATATCAGTATGATCGATATAAGAAGTCTGATACCCGTTTAACGATCAATGTTATCCCTAAAGCGAAGATCATGGATAGTCCTCGTACGTATCATGTTTATAACCGCGATGTGACTATCCTTTGCGGTGGTGGAGTAGAAGTATCTGATGATGCGAATGCTCGTACTACCAATGAAGGGGATGGTGCAACCATGTTTGATCCGGCTAAACTTCGCAATGAATCCGTGATCCAAAATGAAAAGGGTACTTATCTCAATCCAATCGATGCGAAAAAACAATTCGTCCAAAATAAACGGACGGATGATTTAAACTATGCACCGATGGTAAAAGATCGGTTAACAACTTCATTACAGCATGCGATGAGTAATATTGCTCAACGTAATGGGATTGTGCTGACTTTCATCTGGGAATATGCGAATCCGCATTTATTAGTACCCGGCATGCCAGTGCGTGTGGTCTATTTCAAAAATGAAGTGAAGTATGAAATTACCGGTGTCTTATTAAAAGAAGCAGGTGCTTATCAGTTAGTCGGTGGTACTAATAGTAAGAAACATTTAGGGAGTGTGGGTCTAGCTGTCATGGTAGACCAAGATCAGTTTAATAACACCGAGAAGAAACAATATCAATCTACTTCTTCTGGTGTAGGTAAATCACTGATTAAGAACTTACTCTCAATATTTTAACTTCTTATTATTTGAGAAATAATCTGTATTAATATTGATCCTTATTAATATTGATTACTACGCGGTGAACGCCTCCTATTAGGTTGAACGACTTATGTTTTGGCAATACAAGCTGCACATTTAAATTTCTCTTTTTGCATAATCTCAAGTCGGGTATATGGTCATCCATATACCCGCTTTTATGTTGTCATTTTTCGTAAGGCTCTGTTTACATGAGTAATTAAAGGATATTTTATTATGGCACTAAATACTGGCTCAAGCAACAGTAGCAATAGCTCTAAATCAACCGGTATTCTTGATAAAGCAATCGAGAGTGTTTGGTTTGAAGGACCCGAGAAGAGTAAGAGTATCGGGGATACATTTGGTAAAGATATCGATCAGATCTTAGGTGAGTTTAAACAAAAAAGTATTACCAATCTTGATACCTTATTCAAACAAGGGGTAAATGGATTAGGTGGTTTACTCGGTGGATTTGTTAGTAAGTTTAATCTGAAATCATTGGGTATCGATCCAAATAAAGTTAAGGATTATATTGACCAAGGGAAACGTATCGCTTCAGCAGCGTCTCAAGGTCTTGAAGTTTATAAACAGTTTAAAGAAGGGAACTACAGTTTAGTTCTCGATAGTCTTGGTGGGGTACTAGGGAATAACCTCGTTAACATGGGTAAATATGGTCTTGAGATGCGAGACCTTGTTAAGAATGCGGACTTTCATTCCTTTGCGGGTTTAATGGATTTCGTTTCTAACGTCACTGGTGTTAACATGGCTGATGCATTGGGTATCAGTGAGATGCAGGCGAAGATTGGTGCGTTGGTTCAACTTGCCCAAGAATACGGTGGTGCAGACTTAATTGCTAAACTACAAGGTAAGTTATTTGGTGAAGGGATGTATCCTGGACTTGAACAAGCACTTGCTACTAACCTTGCATTAAATGCGTCATTTAGTCAAGTCGATACCATCGATGAAATCCTAAAAATCATCGATGGTCGTATGGCAGGTGAAATCAACCCTGACCTGATTAACCGCATCTTATTAAACTACCGTCTACCAAGTAACTGGAAAGATAATAGTCTTGCTCAAGAGAAAGAACGTTTATTCCGTATCTTTGAGAAAGTTGATCCAAACTGGGATAAAGAAGTCATTAATGGTAAAACGTACTATAAAACCAAACCATGGATGGTGATGAGTGAAGATGCGAAAACCTTATTTGGTAACGATGCGTTATATGGCGTCACTATTGCGATTGCAGGGAGTTATCCTGAGCTTACTGTAAAAGAAGGATTGAACTTAACTTACCCATATCTCAATCTTTCTGTTTAATCAAGAACCATGTTTTGTAGCCCTTGCTTTAACTAGAGAAGTACGGGCTATATTTTATTATTTGCAAATATTAAAAGGTTTAAAACAACAATTATGAGTACGTTAAAACAACGCATTCTTCAGGCAACTCAAGCTCGCTTATCCATGGAAGCAGTGGAGTGGGATGATGACGGTACACTCTTTAATGATATCGCTCGTGTCATCTCTGAGTTTCGCTCTGAAGTTAAGGCAAGTGATGAACTCGCGGCAGAGAAATTACTGCACAGTGAGTTTGGTCGAGTGATACTCAAGCATATGGGCATGAAAGCTACGCTGTCAATCGATAACAGTAGTGGCATTAATGCTTATATCGTAGTCCCTGCGATCGACCGTAACAACCCAATCTTACATCGCTTTGCTAATCTAACCACGGGTAACCGTACCGTGTTAGATAAACTGGTAAAAGAAGAAGAGCTTTATGCTTTAGTAGATCGTAAAGAAGGTCGCTTAGGAGGTATCTTATCTGAGATCGATCATCCGATCTATATTACCCGTGGTATGCTCTTTAATAATGACAAGTTCAGCCCAAGAGAGATCGCCGCAGTGATCCTACATGAGCTTGGTCATGCATTCAGCTATTATGAAGGGTTATCTCAATATATCCGTCAGAACGTGATTCTTGCTTCTAATGTAGCCGAGTTCCGTGATACCTCTGATGCACAAACCAGACTTCGTATTATCTCTCGTTTAAAAGCTGAGAGGTTACTACCAAAAGAATTCGATGACAGTCGTGTTGCTAATGCTGGTGATAAATACACTACTGTAGTAATCTCAATGGGTCAACGCATGATCGCAGAAGATCCAAACAGTATCTTCCACAATAGCACCACATTCGAATCAGCGGCAGACCAGTTTGCGATCCGTAAAGGTGCGGGCTTATATCTGGCTAAATCATTAACTAAGATCTATAAACAATATAACTCAAGTGCATTTGAATACTACTTCGGGTTATTTGTTTCTGTTGCTATCTCAATTATGAGTATGCTCTTTGTTGCGATTGGTGCATTGCATCCTGTCTTCTTCTTATTTGGTCTGGTCTCTTACATGACAGCTTTAATTCAGGGTGCATTTAGTGATGCATTAAGTAGCTATGATACACCACGTGATCGTTTAAAACGTATCCGTACTGAAATGATCGGACGTCTTAAAAAACAAGATCTTTCTGATGTGGTACGTAAAGAGTTGGTGAAAACGTTTGATTCATTAGATGAATTATTAAAACAAAACGATAAGCACTATAATGCGAATGAAACCTTAGGTAAACTGATCTATGATCGTTTAGATAACTTATTCATTCGTCAAAAAGATGCGAAGAAACGTCAGCAAGCTTTAGAGGATTTATTAAATAACGAACTCTACGTCTCAGCAGCTCGTTTTGCATAAATCATTTCTCTTTTACATTAAAAATATAAAATAAAGGTTTAGAACAATTATGGAAAACATCCAATCTGTGGTATTGGCATATCGCCAATGTTTAAATAGCGGTATCGACCGTACTGTATTATCTCGCGGTGTAGCAACTCATGTAGGTTGTCGTATCAACATCTTAGCAGGTGGCTTAGATGCACAAACTCGTATGCACTTTAAATTTGGTATCACTAAGCTTGCTTCTTATATCAATGAAAACATCGTAGGTTTTATTGGCGAAGAATTCATCGAGCAAGTAGTGAAAGTAGTAGACTACCGTATTGTGATTGCAAGTGGTACCTTAAACTACGAAGGTGATAAAACCTTAGTTGAACTTCTTGATGCAGATAAAGCGACATTAGGTGATGAACCAACTGAAGCACAAGAAACTGCGTTAGGTCAATTATTCAGTGCAGTGACTGCATTAATGGGTACGAATACCAGTATCGTTGCAGTAGCAACTAATCTTGGTAACTATAAACCTGAAGCTTAATCCTTAAGTTCAGATAAAAGAAGGGAGTATAAAGCGATGAGTGATGTCGTGAATATTTCAGACCTTCGCCGTAAGATCATCAAAGGTTACCAAACGGATGGCGATCTTTTAGATGCGGTAGAAGAATCTGAACAGGCAATCGCTGAACATCAAGAAGCCCTACGTCCAATCCAAAGACGTTTAGAGCGTATCGAACGTGTTCAAGCGATGATCCAAGAAGGTGGGGTAAATCGTGCGTTAGTACAACAAGTGATCGAAGAAACTGAGAACCCGGCTTTATTAGATGAAGGTGGTTTAACAATGGAATCTTTTACAACAGTTCCATCTAACGTAAATCGTCTTTCATTAGAAGCAATTACTGAACAGCAAAAGAATATTGCATTAGGTGCAGCGGCTGCTGTCGGTGTAGGTTTAGTCGTTAAATTGATTGCGATCATTTGGGGCTTTGTTCGTAAGCTATTTAGTAAACAAGAACAAAAACCAGGTGAGAAAGCAGTCGATTACACCAACCAAGTTGCACTTCGTGAAGAAGAAGCAGAAAAAGCGATCCTTCGTCTTGAAAAATCAAATGTGATCCGTGAACAATTAAAACGTTTCCAAGATGCGTTTGAAGATGAAGCTAATCGCAATGAAGCTGATCAAAACTTACATGAAGCGTGGAATGAGTTATTACAAGAAGCCTTCATTAAAGGTAGCCGTATGGATGCGATCCATGGTATCTTCAATGACATGCCTAACTACAGCTCCACTGCAGTAGAATGTAATGCAACCACTCGTGAGTTAATTGCAGACCTTCCTGAGAAAGGTGCAACCCCTGAAGGGAAAGCCTGGTTTGATAGTAAGGTTAAAGATTGCTATCGTAAGTTTGCACCTCAAGCGATTCGTAAGAACCTTGAGAAGATCAAAGATGTGCTAGATAAAGCAGAAGGCATGCGCGATCACATCCTACCTTGGAATAGCGAAACCGAAGAGATGGTTTACAATGCGATTAAAACGCGTAAGAACATCATCTTCTTAAATAAGATCATGGAATACGGTCCATTTGCTAAAGATAGTCTTCTTATCAAAAATAAAACCTTTGATGAAGAAGCGGCAAGTCATCTTGATAAACTTAAAGAAGTGGCTGAGAAATCCACCATTACTAAAGAAGTGGGTGCATCACTTAAAGAATACATCACCTACTTTGGTGATAACATGAAGTGCTACTTTGCCGTACTCAAACTCTACATGTTAATTGCAGGTAGTTATGATCGCTTCATGTATCTTTATAACAAACAAGGTGGTAAATACTTTACCCTATTAAAAGCCATTGCGAAAGCAGCAAATAAACAAATCAATAGTTTCCTCAATAAAGATGGAACGGTTAACCTAGATAACCTTGATGAGTTTGCTGTGAATATGGAATACAAGATGGGTGAGGGTTGGACGCTAACACCAGTTAAGGGAGATGAGTAATGAGTTTTGATAATCAAGTTGAGATTCATGAAGAGATGGGTGATGTGACACCTGAAGAGACGGTATCTCAAGAAGGGATCGTTTACGAAACCAATGAGAAGTCTCAGTTAAATGAGATGGTACAATCTCATCTTGCAGGTATCGCGCAACAAGAAGAAGCCTTTACTGAATTAGAACACGTTAATGCAACGACACCTTTAACGGAACGCATCCGTGGTATCGTCAATAACGAGAAAGTTCGTTTAGTGGAAATGGCGAATACGATTGAAGCACCAGCTGAACCTACTCCATCAGAAAACCAATCTGAAGAGTAAAAAAAAAATAAATAAAGATATGAGGGTACCAGTTGGTACCCTCTCTTTATGTTAATGTATACTAGCCTTACTAATATACTGTGGAGATCTTGCACATCTCTGCGGTTACCGCCAGTGTCTATACACGTACTTGTGAATGCGATTCAACAGGTTATATTTATAAGTACAGCATGCTTCATTGTATACACTGAAGTCATTTAGTAGGATTGCTTCAATGTATGGTTTTGCACCAGTAACGACGTGGTAGTAAGGATTAGCCGGGTTTATCGTATAGATAAATTTTCGGAGTTCTAGTGTTCTTTTTATATCAAACATGATAACACCTTATTTAATTAAAGTTATAATTAAAGGGATTTCTACGATAATCCCGCCGGTGTCAAATGCACGGTGTATTAAACGCCTCTTATATGAGATAAATCGAATTACTTCTATTATCTCATGTAGATTATATACACTTGTAATTTTAATAGAATGGGTAAAAAGAAAAGAGCACAAAATAAGAGGGTACCCTAGGGTACCCTCTCTCTTATGTCGCTATCCTAGAACGGAATATTGTGCGCTAATGTCGTTTGAAGAATCAAATGATCCATCGCACGTTCATAGACCTCTTTACAAGCTGCTTCCATATCGATGTATTTATCATCTTGATGCTCAAATGCATACTGACGTAAGTGTTCGATCATCGTGACTGTATCATGTGGTAGATTATCAAGATCAAATGGACAACCATCTGCATCCATCACCCAACCACTTGCATTGATATACACTCGGTAAAGCTTCGCTGTACCTTCCTGAATCATCGCATGACGATACATCGAATCATATACGTTATACTCGTAGTACACGATATCAAATGATGCGTTCTCACCTGGTATCCAGTGCGTGACGTAGAGGCCTGGATATAACCAACCATGATCATTCTTAGTTGAACCAAGATATTTATAGTTGGTAATCAGATCACCACTTACATCTGCTTGATCAATTTCCATTAAACAAGTGGATAACCGTTTTAATGTTTGACCAGTAAGATGTTGTCTTACTTTAGGTTGAAATACATCAAGATATAACGCCAATGCTTCGAGCTCAAGTTCCTCTTCTGCATGTTGATCACGTGGCATCATTTCTCACCTCCTGCTGTAAGGAAAAACATCGCTTCTTTAAGACAGAATTCTTGTTGTGCTACTGCATAAGGACTCACGCCTTCTTGATTACCAAGATAGAATTCAGATTCCTTAAACTGATCGATAGTATTAAACTTGAATTCTACTTCATCACCTGTCTCCGGATCATAAGTCATATAAGTGATCTTATCGAAATCTTCAGATACGATAAACGCTGGCCATTCAGACGCATCCTTAACATCAGCTGGATGATCCTTGATCAGTACATTCTCGATGCATTGCGCAGGTGGGTTAAACCATCCACTGTGAGCTTGTTTACTTGAGAGTGTATATCCCGCTAAGCCAAGTCTTGCATTACGGACACCTTGTATACTATACTCTCTTGCATTGGTATCATACGCCTCTACAAACTTACGAATTTCATCATTTCGTTTATTAGTATAGTTCGTATGAGAGATGTACTTCGGTTTATCTTCCTTATCCTTCTCAAAGATCGATACACTTGCATTGATCTGATCATAGATGAGGAAGTAGTTGATGATATAAAGACGAGTTGGATTCGCTTTAATATCAGCAACGTATACCTTACGAGTCATATTAGATGGATTATGCTCAACATCAAGGATAACAAATCGATTTAAGATCGTATTATATCCAGTAGGCTTGATGTTACTGAGCATCTTCGCCACTTTCTTTTCGATATCGAGTTCTTGTTCTCTTACCACTTTTTGGTCTGTGTATTTCTTCGCGATAGATAAACAAACCCGTTGTTGATCAAGAACAAATTTAGGATACTTCGTTTCATCGGAAAGATAGTACTCTGAGTCCATGAACTCATCGATTGATGTGAATGTGTCAAATCGATAAGGTGACATCAGTGTCATATCAGGACCTTGATACTGGTACTCAGTATATGAGAATATCGGACCAGATTCACTCACAGCAAAATAGATCTGAGGATAGAACGGTTCTTCACCCTCTCCATTATCAGCAAGGATACGAGATACAATCGAGAAGAACGGAAGGATGATGCGTTTGTGTACATCGCCAATCTTGATCTCACGTAATCCACCACCAGCTTCCAGTAACTCCATATGGCTAAACTGATAAGCCTCTACTAATGCACGAATAAACTTACGTAATTCGTAGTTCGTTAATTGGCTCACATCAGTTAAAGTACCGACACGATAGATTCGACTACCATCCAACATGAAACTTACGATACTATTGATCGTTAGTTTATCACCTAGATCTAATACCACTTCATATAAGTGGTTATTCTTTTTACCCAGTTCCACAATGTGGATGAAATGATTTTCACCTTTGGTTTCACTGTTTACTACGACGTATTTATTGAATGCAGTATTATACGAAGTAGGTGTGCATTTACTTGCGATATCAAGCAATTCTTTTATTGTGTACATGTTTAACTCCTATTAGTTAATGGTACCCATTAATTGTCTTTCGACTTCCAATAAACATTCTTTTTGTTGCAAACGAACGTAAGGCGGAATATCATCACCTGTTAAGTAATATTCAGAGTTGATAAACTCATTGATATCACTAAAGTCAACGATGGTTTCACTTGGAATCCCTTTGCTATAACTGAAGAACTTATCTGTTTTATTTACAGCAAACATCGGGAAGTAGAAGTCACGCTGAGCGACTAATACCTCTTTATTCTCGATTGCCCAAGCCAGTGATGCGCCAGCAACAAGGTTAACGACTGGTCCAACGACAACATCACCATTGTCACGTGGTGTGATGACAAATGGCTCATACTTACCACCGTTTTGGATTGTTGTACTTACCCAATCACAGAACCCACGAAGGATACACCCAAGTTGCGTGCTTTCGTTGCATGGGTCACCTTCGATCACTACTCTAACTGGGAAACCTTCTGCTGGTTTGCGCCATGCAAATACCTTAGCTGATACCTCACCAGTACCATCGCCTTTCGGTGTGGCAGTTACGGTGATATGGTAGTAGATAGTTGGGTGCTGGTCAATATCTAGAATACCAAGGTCACCTACATGTCCATCAATATTCATCATGGTAACGATGTATCGACCGAAGAAGGTATTATATTCGGTCGGTTTAGTATAACCAAATATTTTACTTAAATATAGGTCATCATTTTTAGTATCTGTTGTCATGGTGTAACTCCTATTTGTTACTATGGTTGAATTGACTTATTTAAAGAAGCGGTCTTTAAGACTGCTCATTTTACTGGTTATGCCAGTTTCTTCTGTTTTGGTTTCTGCCTTTTTAGGTTCAGCCCAACGATAATCATATTCAGAAGCATGTGGTTTCACTTCTTCATCTTCATGCTTGTCATGAAATGATTTCGCAATCTGTTTGCCATCTAAGATGAAACGGCGTAGGTTAGTGGTTGGTTTACCATTTAAACCATACTTCGTTAAACCGACTTGTGCAATGGTAGTAGGTTTACCGTCTACCATCTCAGACCCAACGAAGATAAATAAGCGACGTTCACCACGATAATATTTATCTTTGATGTAACCTTCAAAGTCAATCCCTTCTAATACATGATCAATTGTTAATGTATCAGATTTACTGAACATGGTAATCAAGAAATCCTTGTTCATGAATTTAGTCCGGATCGTTTGGCGATGTTCATCAGTTAATCCGTATTTTGCTTTAAGTTCTTCTGCTTTCTTACCAAACTCTTCTTCATTTAATAAGCCTTTGATTTGAGTAGTCATAATAATCTCTCCTTATAATCTGGTGATGCTAAATTTAAGAACGTTTTGAAATCCACAGAAAAGACGTGGTAGCGGATTCCGTCATTAAGTTTCGGTTCAGTGGTTTCAAAGGTGAATACGCATAAGTGATTATCCACATCACCGCGTTTCGTGGTAAAGAACCGAATGATATTCCATCTTGGATGCACATCCAAGTTTGTTAACATTTGAACGATACTATCAAACTGGTCATGGAAGTATCCATCACCATAGATCTGGATATATTGGTTGCAAACACTGGATTCCCCATTTAAGCCCGTGAATGGCACCGTTTGGATATGGGTACCAAGATGAGGGATGTTTTCAATCTCTTCATCTTTGATTCCATAGACGTTAAGATAGGTAGTAAATACCTTCTTATCAAAGAATTCATTAAATGTCTGAGGACGACGTCTAAACTTGTTCTGATTTTCAAGTTTAGGTTTTGGTTTACTTGACATGCTATACTCCTATTCGTATAGTTAAGTTATATGCGATATAAGGCCTCTAAATCGCACTGTAATCGATTATTTATCTTAAGATGAATAATCACTCGAGTGATGTAAGATAATGCTATTATCAGCGTTCTATCATCATGTAGATAATATATACTTATAAATTTAATAAAGAGCGGACATAAGCAAGAGGATATCCTAAGATACCCTCATAAACCTGCTATTGTTTTAAGAACTTCAGTACTTTATTTTCAGGATGAAGTTTATCCATCTGGTTATTATAAAGGGAGGTCAGTTCTTTTAGGGTATAACGATAGAAACGTTTACCCTCTGATAATACATTAATAAAGACGATCACAGGGTTATTCTTACCCACACTAATTAAACGGTTATTCCCATGTGCCACATGTAAGGTACCGATTTCCTTATCTTTATTAATAAATTTGAACATGTCGACGACTTTCTGACCTACATCATTAGTTGGATGGTTTAAGAAGACTAAACCTTCATCCACTTCAACAGGTGTATCATCTTTAGGGATGTGATAACCGACTTCGATGTACTTGAAGAATTCATGTTCTTGCTCGGGTGTTGTGATCAATACATCACGCGTCTCAAGCTTAGGGGGTGTGTAATCTGCAATCATGTGCTACTGCCTTATTTGTTTTATGGTGTTATTTTTATGAAATTAGGGATAAAATTGAGAGCCACCTAAATGACCCTAATTACAAACAATATTGTGATGAGATAATCATTTAAATTTTAGGAGGAAAAAGTCCATGATGATTAAAGATGAATCCGTTGTATTCCCGGATGATACCCCAGAAAACAAGGATGTGGAAAAGGTTTATGATGTACAATACGAGTATAATGGTGGTACTTATGCAGTAGACCTACTTGCAACGAGTTGGGAAGAAGCAGAAGCGAAACTAGAAGCCCTTCGGTTTACTGGTAAAGTAACTAGTCGTCTTGTTTCAAGAATGAAGATCGAATCAATCGATGATGTTAATGTCGATCTATCTGCTACCGGTACGATAAATTAACAACAAAGATAAGAGGCATCACTAAGATGCCTCTGCGTATGTCTGCTTATAGTCCATTGTAAGCGATTTTCACTTTACATAGACGACTATTAACGATGCCTAATGATGAAGTATAATCTGCGATAGTACGAGACTTCGGCGTGATATTATCGATCACAAAGACAGTACTGATACGATCATGTGCGACCACTTTAAACATTTGATCTGGAATCGGTAATCCACGGACACGTTTAGTGATGTGACAATTATCTACTAAGATACCAGAGATCACGTAGTTTGCTTTACTGTTTGATTTACGAAGATCTTTCGCAAAGTTTTCCATGTGTTTCCAAGTACCACGATTTAATTGTGGGTTTTGTGGCACAATATTAGTCATTAAATAGGATTGGCTTACAGTCTCGTAATCTGAGGTGTTAGAAGAAGCGGCAAGATGACCCTTGTCATATCCGCTTCTAGCGTACTGTTTAGGGCTGATTTGATCGAAGTAAGACAATCTATCGTCTAAACGGAAATCGTTCGTTCTAGGGGCTTTAAATCGCTTAAAATCACCCTTCTCGAGTTTCTCTACAACTAATACAGGCATTCTCCATTCTTTACTGAAATAAGAGATATACTGATCATTGCAAAGTTTTACGATGTCGTTCGTGTCAGTGATCTTCACTGAGAGTTCCGTCTCGATATCGGGACACTGCTCAGCATAACTAAATAAACTACAACTTCCGAGTAGTAATCCAAATAGCAACTTTCTCATTTTTATTTGTTCCTTGTTGAAAAAAAAAATATGGCGGTAATTATAGGGAGTGCATATGCACTCCCTCCATATAATTATTTCAAGCAATCAGTTGGCATACGATAGATATCACCCACATTGTGATTCTTATCGAATAACACTTTCACTTGACAGTGTTTCACTTCTGTGCCGTCTTTGTAGTTGAATACATAATCGAATTCGGATACACCGTATAGACCTTCACCGAAGTGCGGACGACCTAACAAGTTTTGAACTTGGTCTTTATTCATACCACGTTCCACCATGTTGAGGTTTTTCACATTCACCCAGCTACCGAATTGGCTGCCATCGTGATTGAAAGTTGCATCTTCTGCTTTAGGCCATACAGGGCTTTCTGAGCGACCGTTTTCATCTACCTGTGATAAGTTACCACATCCTACTAATAATGCTGCCATGAGTGCAACAGCGGCTTTCTTTAACATGTTTAATTCTCCTATAGAAATACTAAAGATAAGAGGGTAGATCACTACCCTCTAGATTTGTCCACAATCGTGAGACTACCATTGATACATGTAGCCTGCACCCACAGTCACATCTTTCTGAGTATCGACACCTGCAGAAAGTTTGATAATGTGGTGACCATTGTCAGATGAACGTGAGTAACCTACTGCTACTGCAGATTGACCATGTTTATATCCCACACCTACACCAACGCCAGATTTACCTGGTAGGTATACTTGAGGGATATTAGCCATCGCTGCAACTGCAGAGATACCCGCATCAGCACGTTTACGGTTTTTCTTCACATCATGATCTAGGCGATCAACTTTGTTTTCTAAACCGGTGACACGGTTTTCTACGTTAGTTAAACGAGCACCGTGGTTGATCACAGTACGACGTACTTGTTTAAGTGCGCGTGATTGTGCATCTTGACGTGCTTTCACTTGGTTTAATTGTGAAACATTTACCGCATCGTTGTCGTCTTCACCAGCAGTCACATTTTTGATTTTGGTGTTACGTGCATCGATACCGTCTTTAGTGATCTTAGGACCGTTGTAAACAGTTAGAGAATTTACACCGATATCTTTAGATGTTGCCACTTTGTATACAGTTGCGCCATTTTCATCTTTAGATGAAGTCACTTCCATATTGTGGCCAGCTTCTACGACAGTGTGACGTTTAGCTTCTGCTTCTACATCCGCGATCTTAGCTGTATTAGTGCTGATTGCTTTTGTGTTATCCGCGATACCTTTAGCATTTTTGTCGATAGCTGGTTGGAAATCGGTTGAGTTCACTGTATAAGTTACTTTACCGTTTGCATCTGTCACTACATCAACAGTGGTGTTTTTACCTGCTGCTACGACTGGGAGTTTTTGTTCTACTGCTTTGATGTAATCAGTATTCGCTGCGATATCTTTCGTATTTTGAGCGATATTAGCAGCATTTGCTTTGATTAAACCTTCAGCAGAACGAATGTCCGCAGTGTTCGTAGTAATTGCTTTCGCATTTGATTTGATACCATCTGCGTTTTCTTTGATCTTAGCAGTATTTGCATCGATCGCAGGTTGGAAGTCTTTAGAACTTACAGTGTAAGTCACTTTACCATTTGCGTCAGTAGTAGAAGTGACAGCAGTATTATCACCCGCTTGTACTTCAGGTAATTTCTTCTCAAGTGCTTTGATGTCTTCCGCATTTTGGTTGATTTTCACAGTGTGAGATTTAATCGCATCGTGAATGGTATTTTCACCAGTACCACCGATATCGGTCATGGTGATGTTACCTTTAGAATCAACTTTAGCAGTACCGCCTAACACGCTGGTTACAGTTGTTGCTACGTTATTGATAACATCATTGGTTGCGTATAATTGCGAACCATTGATTGCATCGGTAGATGTAGCAGAAATTTCACCTGCACCCATGTTAACGATCTGGCGAGTGTGATCACCTTCTTTACCTACAGAAACCACTGCGGTCGCATCAGTACCCGCGAAACCACCGTAAGTTAATTTACCTACAGTTGCTTCAGTTACCGCTACAGCTGCTTTCGTTGTAGTGGCAGTACCAAGTGCCACAGAAGAGCCGTGGGTTGCTGTAGCAGCTTTACCTAAAGCTACTGAGTAACTCGCATCAGCTTGAGATCCTTGACCAATTGCAGTTGAGGCTTTATTGTTTGCTACTGAATCACTACCGATAGCAATAGTTGATAGACCAGTTGAGTTAGCACGAACACCGATTGCCGTAGAGCTTTCACCGGTTGCTTTAGCTTGGTAACCACCAGCAAAGCCATGGTTGTGAGCTTCTGATTCAGCACCGATTACAGTACTGCGGATATCACCAGTAGAGTGAGCACCAATAACTATTGCTGATTCATTTGTCGCAGTCGCGTTAGCACCTACAGCAATAGAACGGATACCTTCAGATGTAGAAGCTGAACCGATAGCAACTGATTCATCAGCTTTAGCTTTCGCATCTACTGAGATTGCAATAGTACGGTTGCCGGTTGCAGTTGAGCTATCACCTAATGCAGTAGCAAATACGCCCGTTGCGTTAGTAGACTCACCTACTGCTACTGAAGATTTACCTGTTGCATTTGAATCATTACCGATTGCTACAGTAGAATCAGCTGTTGCATTCGCACCAGTACCTAACGCTAAAGCACTTTCACCGCTTGCTGTTGCTTTTGAGCCGAATGCACTTGCGTTCAATCCACTAGCATTTGATTGATGACCAACCACAGTGGTTTCATTAGCGAGTGCTTTATTATCATAACCAAATGCACTTGCGTTGTGGCCGGTGATAAGGTTATAGTGACCAGTCGCGGTTGATTGATCACCCGTTACATTATTACCACCACCAAATGCATGGGTGTGGTTACCGTTGATTTGGTTGTTCATACCAAATGAAGAGGCTTGTTCACCAATCAAGTGGTTATTATCGCCACCTGCTTGTGATTGGTAACCGGTGATAGAAGAACCATCACCGAAGATGTTACCATCTTTCGCGGTATCAGCAACAAAGTTCTGACCACCGATAACAGTTGAAGAACCATCAGTCGCATTTACGATGTTAGACTGACCGACTACAGTGTGACCAGGACCTGCAACAGTAGAAGGCACTACAGTGTTTTTGTAGGTTTCTTTGTTCTCAGATGTACGTGCATCTGGAGTATAGTTGTCTAAAACTAACGGCTGCTTTAACACTGGAGTTTCGGTCGCGTCAGCTGCCATAACACCTGCAGATACCAGTAATGACCCCATTAATGCTGATAATTTAACACTAGTGTTTTTCATATTTAAGATTTCCTTTTTAGAGATTGACCGATGAGCTACATCGGTATAATGTTAATAACATTTAACGTGTAAATAAACCCTATTATTTATTTACACGGAAGATACTTGAGATACCTTCATATAAATTATATACCCTTGTAAAAAACCATAGAAAAAGAAAATAGGGACAAAAGTAGAGGGTATCTTCCGATACCCTCATATTTGTCTGGATTATTGTTTAAAATTAAGTCCAAGATGGAAGGTTTCTTGTTTGAAATCCATTCTTTCTTCTTGGAGTAATTTTACGACGTAGTCCATTAACTCATTTTCAAATGCAAGTTTAATTGCATCCATGTCTGCAATAAAGGTTTGGTTTTTGAAGAAGAATTCACCCAGGTAATTGATGAATGACTTAATCAATCCATTACCAAAGTCTTCATCACAAACAACCAAGTAGCCTTTATCCGCATAGATATCCTTTAATCGAACTTCGATACGATGAGCACGACTGAAGCGAAGTGCTTCTTTATCTTCAGTATCTTCCGTAAATGGAATCACACCAAAGCGAGCATATCCAGTATGACTATCGCAAACACGAAATTGGATTGCGACCACATCTTTTACTTTGATAAACTCAAGCTCATCGATTGCAAGTTGTTTAAGGAAATCGATTGTTGATTGTTTCATGTCACCACCGTTTTCTTTGCAATCCATAATTAACCTGTGATAAGAATATCCCATATTACTATAGGATATCCTAGCACAAACCATGGATTAGTCGTCTACTCGACCAACGATTTCATGACACGGAAGTATTTCAGAATACTGAAATATCTTAACGGGTTCAGCTGATGGTTCATTGGTAAGTTTACAGAGTAGTGGTCTACCATAGATGATGTTGATGATGCGTAAGATTTCATCTCCATCCATGTAACCGTATGCATCCACAGTATGCGTGTTACCATCATCCAGACTAAGTTGATATTTACTATCATCCATCTTTTGGATTTTGGTGATCTTTGGCATACCCCATCTGATATCAAATAACACATCACCTGGTTCAGCTGTCTCAAGTGGCTTATACATGATGATCACCCTCTTGAGTTATCAGCGAACAATCTCACGTAGGTTTGCATGAGGTCAGGCGATGTGATACATGCCACTTCCGGTTTTAAGCAAAGTGCTTGCCAGAGTGCGCCACTACGACCCCCTACAGATGCGCCGATAGCGCCTTCAGTAAGATAGATAGTACATTCATCACCACGTCCATTTACATTATCGACGTATAAATAGTGATATTGTTTAGTGACAATTGCACCATTACCAATATTACCATGGCGAACTACCACAGCTCCACCCACTTGTGCATTGCTATCAATAACTACACCTTTACAGATAACAGCTATACCACTAATACAAGCAGTATCTCCCACTAGTGCACCATCACCCACAATCGCATCGTCCTCGACGATTGCGTTACCTACAACGAAACCACCTTCAAATATCCATGAGCTACCACTATGAGATAACGATGTAGCATTAGATACACAACCACCTAAATCACCTTTCTCCACACCAACGACTGGGATATCTTTTAGTGCTTTGATTCGATAACAGACTTCACCATTTGGTGCAGCAATAGGTTCAGGTAAGATTTCGTACTTACGTTCATCTTCCTGTTTTGTTTCTACTGCAATATCGCCAGTGGCACTTAATGCACGTTTAAATTCATTAAGACGCCATACCGCCAAGAAACGTGTATCAAATACCAGTGGATTTGAGGCATTTAATACATCCGTATCATCATTGTGATAAGTCTTGGTTTGAGCCATGCCGTTACTGATATAACTGTAGGTATTGCCTTCTTCAATCTTACTGAAGTCGAAGTAGTACTCCGTTAATCTTTCTGGACCACAAAGTACTTGTGCTACACCAACAAGGTTATCAGCTCGATGATCTGGACGGATATCGACTTTACGCTCACGACCACCTGGTAACTCAACAAAATAATAGTGATATGGATTCTTAGCACTCGGGATACGGCCAGTGAATGCTACTCTACCATTGGTCAATTTAACTTGACTACCTAGCTTGATATCAAGCTCATTGATCGGTAATGCTTTTAAACCGAACTCTGGTGCATCTTCAGTATCCATATCTATCGCTTGCTCCTTATTAGTTGCGCTTACTGTTACAGCTTGGAAGTTTTCAAATATCGGGAATCCACCACGGAAGTTACGTGTTACAACCGATGCGATATCTGCGTCTGGTGTAATGAACGACTTATTCTTACCATCGCGGTTCCATTTTAAGATGTAACTACCATCAACTGTTTTACCATGAATAGCGATATTACTTGAGAAATTATAATCAATACCTGTGACGATTGCGTCTTTACCATTCTGTAGTCTTACAACTGAACCGATGGTAATAAGTCCGATGTTGTTATGGAAAATGAAGTAAGCATCTTCTACTGTTGTAGCGATAGTGTAATCAGCATCACCTGTAGTATAAGTTAAATCATAATCCCAGATTGGTTGCACGTGAGTGTTTGGTGAGTAACCATAAATAGTCTGCTCGGTGCGCTCAGAGATGTGCTTGATAATGGTGTACTTCTGATTCGCAAGCATTACCACACGACCAACCATAAGGTCGATATGTGATTCACCATTATCATGACGTCTAACAATACGAAGATGATTCGTATCTGGCGCCGTTGCTTCAATTTTATATTTTAAGTTACTTGTAAACTCAGTGAGTTTTTCATTTGATTGTTCCATTTTAAACCTCCAAGTAGTTTAAATGTCTATTTAATCTGTTACCAAAGGTGGTATGGTCTAACCCACCCATCATGATGCCTTCTTTAAGTGCTTGTGCCATCCCTTTTATAAAAGGGTTTGCTAACTCAAGCGCATACCAGTCATCAAGTCTTTTATACCTCTCAAACCAATTTACTGGTGTTTTACGATAGAAATAATTGCGGCAATAAAGTAATGATTTATCGAGGTCATTCATATTGAGATACCAATAGATATTTCGTCTTACCGCAATAACCCAGACACCTTGATCTTTATCGTAATAATTTTCTTTGATGATTTGCTCGATTAAACGAGTAATCACGATTGCACAAAATGAATTACTATCGTAAGTCGCCTCATCTTTCGTGCTGAAGTAGATATCACGTGCAATAAGCAACGCTTGTTTTTGTTGCCATGAGAGCTCCAATAACTCACAACGGAACGTCTTATTAAAAATAGGCTCTTGCATATGCAGATAAACATCTACCTCTCTTACTTCCCATTCTAATTTATCATCAAAATGATGGTAAGTTAGTTTAAAGTGATTGGTCTTCGGGTCATAGTGCATCGCACGAACCCCCAACAGACGTAACACTTTAACGGTCAATTGGGGAGTAAGTTCTACTCCCTCATTGTACTTCACTTCTGCCATTATTTACCCTCCTATAAGTAAAACGTGGCACAGGATCGCTAGCCATATAAATATTTATCGGACTCCTGTCTCCAATTGAAAGGTTCACCATCGAGTGTAATCTCAAAGGCACTTAATTGCATTGGAAATATACCAAATACAAATAAAGCAATGGCACTCGCAAACTCACCTGGATCAATTGTATACGATGGATGAGTCAACTCAATCTTCTTACCTATAACGTGGTCAGTAAGGAAACCCTTTCTCTCGATTTGACTTGGTTCTAGTAAATTTGCAACAGTTACTTTACTAACCGTCCCATCGGCATCATTAGTAATATCAATGTTGCCACCATTGTCCCACTGTAACACGAAATGAACCGGTTTATACGTCCACACGCTATATAGTTGGTTACCTGAATCTTTAGACATCTTTTACCTCCTATAAATAAAATATGACCTACTTGTATCCTTTACGATATTCATGAAAATCCGCTAACCAATGAAACGGGTCATTGTTTAGTGTCATTTCAGCCGTATAGAATAACTGTGGTTCTTTACCTGATACGAAGTCTTGAATCACTTCAGCAAAGTACTCAGGTTGAACAATCTTATTGACATTAATGAACTTGATCTTATTGCCAATAATAAAGTGACTGATGTAACCTTTACGCAATTGCTGCGCAGGCGTTCTCAGTTCATTTACTATCACAGTCGCGACAGGTTTTCCTGTATTATCAAGGATGGTGAGATTTTCACTACAACCCCAGTTAAGCATGAAGTGATAATCTTCTCGTAACCAATTCCAATAAGCAAGGTCAGCTTCTCTAATCTGTTTTTCTGTTGGCATTTACAACTCCTATTATCTAAAATCGGTAGCCACAGTTTTGGACAGGATTGTGTTGATTCTTTCGAGATCAGCCATACCTACCACCGCATCAATAAGTTGACGTTTGACTTCATTCATACGACGGATACGTTTACTACGGATGAACCCTTGTTGAGAGATACGCAAGATAAATGGTTCTCTTGTTGCAAGGTCAACTACGTAGAGTTGTGGGTATAGTCTTTTCTCTTCAGTGAATAACAGACAGCGATAGTTATCATTAATCGTTGCAATCATGCTACCTAAACGACCTTGTTCACGAATTACGACGCCATGCGGTAATCGACTAAGTATGAGATACATCTGGTCAAGACTTTCACGTAGCTTATGCGGCCAGTCTATCGTTGCCGGATTATGAGTTGGTTCTAACTCAGCGTACTTGCAAAGATAATAATAAACATCATCTCTATTTAAAGATTCTTTTGCGATTGCATAAACATGCGCAAGGATTTCTTTCACTATCGTGATTGGTTTTTCATCTGTGATATTGAGACGATTTAACACACTCATGACCCAAGACTCTTCAATGAAGTTTTGGATATTTTCAGCGACACGACTAATCGCAACAAACCCACCTATATCAAAAGGCATCGATATTGAAAGTAGGTCAGTACTATGATCATAGTCGATGCCCCATCCATCTTTCCCATCACTTTTGTAGATGAAACTTAAAACTGGCGATAAGTAACGAGCACGATAAGGCATCGTCATCATCGTATAAGGTGATAAAATCAATTTATCCATTTTACATTTCTCCCATACCAAATAAGTATGATATTAAATGACGAATAACAACTGCGATAATCATGATAAGAGCTGCAGCCGAAAGTAACATTGCGATGACGGGTGCCACTTCATCCATGATGTATTCAGTAACCGACATGTCTTCCTGATTTGCTTTACGGGCAATAAGACCTGCAATCACTACTACAATCAGGAATGCAATCCCACCGCTAAGTAGATCCAAATTTGGACGAATAAATTCCATATAAAAATACCTCTATCTAAGATCTGAACTCACCATTCTTGAAAAAATCTCATTGATCTTCTCCACACCTGCACCATTTAAAACTGCATCACGTAATTCAAATGTGATAGGCTTTTCACTTTTAATAAGGTGACGGCGCAAGAAACCTGTTATACCCAAGTGTGCGGTATAAGCTTCTTTCGTATTGCGATCGACAATATAAAGTAATGGGTAAGGTTTAAAGAAATCATGGTAGAAAGCGATACTAAAGTTAGAACCAATATTGATACTAAACTTCGCTTCACGCCCACCGGTATTTTTCTTCTCTGGTTTAGTTGGATTATACAAGAACGCAGAATATAATCCATTCATACCGATACGGAATGCTGTATCCCATCTTTTCGAACGTGGCACAATCGTTGTCTTAAACTTATAGTAATCACGGAGCATCAAGAAAACATCATCTTGATTGGCTGCACCAGAGACTACTTTGTTAAACTCAGTTAACCCCGCAATCAATCGATTAACCAATCGTTCGTTTCTCACCTCATGACCAAATAAGCAATCAATACGATGTTTCGTTATTTGACCAAGTGGGATATCTGAAGTTGGAATCAAATCAATTGAGAACAACGGCCATTGCGTTAATGAATCAAATGCAATGAGTTGATTCTTAGCATGATTATAGTTTAAAGTAATCGTGGATTGTGGATCTTCTTCGTTAACGTAAAGACGAAGTGAGATGATCGGTGCTTTATAAGGAACGCACTGGATCGGATCTTGGGCTAACTTTAATATCTTATTTCGTTTCGTCATTTTTCACTTCCTCTTTCTTAGTATAACGACCTGCTTTATTCTTAGCTCTATAAACTTCAAACTTATTACGGAGGTTATAGTACGCATGATCTTCATTGAGTTGGTAAGCAAGATCAACGGTGGTTTCATTTACCCAACGCATGAGTGCACCAGCAAGTGCTGCACTGGTTACTGCAACGGATGGCTCATATATCGTGAATGTTTTACCGTTTAATTCATCCACTAAGAACGCAGCACGAACAAGACTACGTGGTACAACAGTCAGATTACGTTCACCAACAATTGTCTCAACATCTTCAGTAACGAATTTAGCTTTCACGGTGATATCAAGGTGATGACCTTCTTTACCTGCAAATGAAGCAGAGACCTCATAGGTCACTGTCTGACGATTAAACCAATCGATAAATTGTGCTTCGATACCACGGTATTCACCTGAACCATAGCGATTGAGTAAACAATCGATGATTACGTATGCAGATACTTCTTCACGTTGTGCCACCTCATTAATCACATCAATGCCGCCTGCTTTACCCATAATCCATTCAACCATGATCTGGTTGTATTCGATATAAGTATAAAGCAATTGTGCTCGGATACCAGTTTCTGGATCACGTAAAGTTAAACAACCAGAAGCAGGTTTACTGATACCACCGATAGTTTCATCACTACAGATAACTCTATTACCAATTACATCTACCGTATATCCTGGTTCAATGATGTTCCATTTGATACATTTGGCTTTGAAATATGCTTTGATTTTGTTTAATAGTTTCATTTTGTTTTTCTCCAATAGAAAATTAATCGATCACAAATCAACCCGCCTATCAGGTCGTCACTTGTGATTGTCGTTAAGTTTAAGTTAAGCTTCAACTCGCTCGGTTGCGAGTATTAGTGTATCGTCGATAAAGACAAGCTCCTGTTGAAGATCTTTATGCACTCGAACATCTTCACTGTAGAATGATTTAGATAGTACGGAGACAATTTCTTCGAGTGAATGATACTGACAATCGTGCCATTTTGAGAAACTGATATCATGGATCTTGCAACCATCAAGACAACTAATGAGTACATCGATGGCAGCCATTGCGCTGTCTGGTACTCTCACTTTGTTGATGGTGGTCACTACAGTATCCCCAATCAGATTACTCAGTTTAAATGTGACGACGTTCTCATCTGATTTATCAATTGAGATAGCGTATTTATTATACTGAGATAAACGCCAACCTAAGAATACACTCGTAATTTGGTGATACTTGTTAGGTTCATCTCTATAAGCCGAACCAAGTCTGTTAAGTAAATATGGTACGACTTTAGATGGATCTTGATTAGTGCGTGTGCAGTAATCATTAACCACTTGCATACCGCCCGATGTAGCGAGCCAATGCATCATCCATCTTGACCAATCACAGGCACGATAGTTACCTTGACTTGAACCACGTGTTGGACTGATTAACGTATAGCTGTTTACTGTACCGTGTTGTACGGTAAAGTAATCACTATTTGCATAAAGAGAATAATCGTATTCTCTCTTTCCTGCATTTACTGCTTTCTTGATTAAGTTTGTAAATAACTCTATCATGCTTCCTCCCTATGGGGTATAGTGTTTATTGATGATCATCGTACCATCACTTGAAGCAAGTGTAGTGGTGTCATTCTTACCTAGATCAATCACTTCAGCACCTAATTCGATGAGACGTTTAATCCGAAGTGCAATATCCTCAAGTGAACAATAGCTCTTATCGTTATTGATCGTAACAAGACCCACCTTTTCAGAGTGCATTAATGAACGAGATAGCTTATCCGCTGTTTCTATTGAAGACTCGAGTAGTGGTTGTGCGTCGATCGCAACCATATAACGATTGCCATATGGATTGCATACTTGTACCACAATAAACTGCTCTTCTTCAACGTAATCCACACGGATACCACGTTTACACCCACCAAGATCCATAAACCATTTATTAAAGCTCTCATAAAGCTCAGGGGCTTTCCATTTACGATAATACGACTTAGGACTAAAGATTTCATTAAGTAGCATGTATGGTGATATACGGTGCGTTGTGCAGTATTCACCGATATTCTTCATCTGTCTTGTTGCGCTAATCCATCTTAATACGAAACGATTATGGTCGGTCAGTTTAATGCGGATCATATCGCTTGTACCTGAAGCATGATCAATAAGCTTTGCTTCCGTTAACTGTTCACCCACGGTTGAGGTGTAATCAAGATTGGTTGGTAGTAGCTGAAGACTATAGTGACGTTTACCATCAATAAGATCTTTGACTGATTTAATGAGTTGCTTGATCATCTTTCTTTTCCCCCACTTAACGTAAGCTGAATGTTGTTATCGTAATCCAATAAAATATTACTACCTACGATATCAAACTTCTTAGAGTACATTGAACTACGGATGCAGTGCACGACTTTGTTAAGATCCCAGTAACCTCGCTGTTGTCCATTAACATTAATATCATCAATGATCTTATCTTTAAATAATTCATTGATTGATTTAGCTCTATTGAGTAACTCTTCAGTAACAAGACCGCCAGATGTGATGACTTCATTTTTACCATCACCGTAGATAGTATCTACGATAATGACAAGTCTATCCCCTGACCATTTCTCAATCTTTACTTTAAGACCTTTTGATTGCTTCGTGTACCAATCCATATAAGCAGCTACAAGTGGATTCGATCTTGAACCACTCATTAATGTAGGCAGATCGCTTGACCATGCGCAACCCATATCGAGAAAGTATTCCACCGCACTAAATGGATTACCACCATATCCACGATATAGTCGGTTGATGACATCCATCCCACTCGCTTCAGTTAACCATCTGATCGCAAATCGTGAAGAGTTGCCGATGCAAATACTTCCTGATCTTGAACCACCCGTTAGACTACTCACGGTGTACTCGCAGTATTCGCCTGCTTTCATCTTGGTGTAATCATCCTTTACAATAAAGACAGCATCACCAACTGGTTCCTCCACCTTCACTTCAGTAGGTTCACTTTTACGAAACAATCTACTGATCGATTCTAAAATTGTTTTAAACATGATTCCCTCCTTTAGAAAATCAGTCAAGTTGATATTAAATTAAAACTCACATTCTGCTATACTTAAACCACCTATTGACTCAAGTACAACATTTGATCTGTCAGCTTCATAAAGATAATATACACTTATAAAATCGATAAACGGACATAAGCGGAGGGTAGACCTAAGCCTACCCTCGCTATATCGCTTAACTTATCGTAAAGTAAACTTGACGATTATTTATCAGCAACTAATTGCGCTGCAGATACGTTACCTAAAGTGATGAATGCTTTCAATACACGAATCACGTAGATAGATAATTCAACTTCACCACGTAACAATTGAACTGGTAAGTTGTATAAACGTTGAGCTACTTTATAAGCATGTTTTTGCTCTGCAGAAACTTCTTCGCCAGCGCCTTCTACTTGTTTATCTAATTCTTTACGTAATGCATCGATAGCAACGTGAGCTTTCTTAGAATCAGTATTGTAGAATTTATCTAAAGCATTAGCTACAGTTTTAACACCTTTCACTAAGTCATCGATTTGTGCTTTAGTTAATGCAGCAAATTCAGCTTTCTCAGGTTTAGCATCGAAATCTTTATGCGCTTTAGTAGAGGCTACACGGAAGCTATTGATCAATGCTGCTTCATCACCTTGTTGGTCTAAAGTTGCATTGTAACCGTAAGCAAGAGCGAAATCACCGAATGCGAATTTAGCTACGCCGCCTTTGTATGCTTTACCGAATACGCTATCCGCTAATTCAGATTTAGCACCAGATTTTTCAACGATAGTTGCTAAGATACCAGCCACTGCTTTACCTAAATCATCAGCAGATTTAGTTGTAACTTGTTCAGCACCGCCTTTGATAGATTCAAGAGCTTGTTCTAAACCTTTACCAGCACCTTTAGCGATTGCTTCTAATTTACCGAATGATTTCACTGCTTCTTGTGCATCGAATTTTTTACCTTCAACTGCTAATAGAGCGAAAGAAGAAGCCCATTTGATTTGTGCATCTTCACCATCTTTACGATCTTTTAATTTTTCAGTTAATTTAGCTGCATCTTTAACGATACCAGCTGTAGTGTTGAAGAAACGTTTCCAGTTAGTTGCGATACGACCTAATAAGTCATCAACGAATGCTTTTAAACCTTCCCACATGCGTTTTAAAGTTTCTTTAAAACCTTCCATTGAGATTACTGGACCATTTGCAGATTCAGTTGCAACAGTTTCAGTTACTTCTTCAATTACTTCTTCAGGTGCATCAGTTGCATCTAAAGTGTTTGCTACGCCAGCTTGTACTAAAGCAGCTTCTTCTGGAGTTGCTTCACCACGTTGTTCGATAGCGTCACCGATTTCAGCAACAACTTCACCGTTGTCGATTGCATCAGCAGTTTCAGCTACAGTTTCAGTATCTTCAACGATTTCAGCTGATTCTAATACTAATGCTGCGAACTCTTCGCTGTAGTCAACTAATTCACCAGTTTCTTGGTCTTCGATAAAACCTTCTGGTGCGTTTTCGATTGCATTTTCTAATGATAATGCTAGGGTTTTCTTAGGTTGATTAACCCAAATACCAACAGTACGTGCCATTATAAATATACCTTAATATGGAATTGTGATTGTATTAAATAGGTGCTTGTATAAGAAGTAAGCACCTATAGATTATTTAACGAATTTACGACCAACAGATAAGTAACGTTGTGCTACTTTGCTGATACTTACGTACAAACGTAATACTGCTGGAGATGTGATTAAACCAGCACCTTCGCGAGTAATTTTTTGCATGTTTTTGATGGTTGCTTCTGCTTCAGGAGAATCAATTTTGATTTCTTGACCGATTGATGCACCCATGCGTTTCGCTACATCTTCTGCAGATAAGTCTGCGAAAGCATTTAATTCTTTAATTGCTTTCTCATCAGCTTCTTTAGCAGCTGGTACGTGTTTAGTTAAGATTTCGTAAAGTGTTTCAGCACGTTTTAAGAAATCGGCTTTGCTTAATTTCACATCACCAGTCACTTCAAGAGCATCGAATTTATCATTTGAAACGCGGCATTTCATTTGAACTGAAGAACCTTCACCAGTGATCTCAGTTTCTGTTGCGATACCAATGCCACCCAATGCAGGAATCAATGAACGACCGTTGCCGTCTGAAATTACTTCATAAAACTTGCTAACTTTGTCCATCGCTTTGGTTACGTTATCACTAAGCGCGTCCATGTTACCATCGAATGTTGCTACTTTAACACCAGCTTCTTGTAATGCTGCCATGCCAGTGGTGTGAGCAATAGTTGATTCAAGAACATCATCTGCTTTGAATGATACTTCTTTACCTGATTCAACCCATTTACCTTTACCATCTAATAAACCAGCTGCTACCCATAAAAGAGCTTCGCTTGATACATCACCTGCTGCTTCGTTAGACACGCTAGTTGGAGCAACTTCTTCGATACCTTTTTCTTTAACGGTTTCGATAGCTTCTTTAACAGCTTCTGCAGCTTTAGCATCATCTTCTTTTGATTTTTTGAACCAAGCTGCAACTTTAGCTAAAACAGCTTTAATAGTTTCAGTGATTGCTTTCCAGATTTTTTGAGCTGTTTCTTTAAAACCTTCTAAAGAAACTACTGTCATATCCATACGGTCAGCAGAGCTACCAGCGAAAGATTCCATAGATGGCATTGCTGCATCTAAGAATACACGTTTGGTTGCGTTTTTAAGTGCGATGTTAGCAAAGAATGCTGCATCTTTCGTTAAGCCACCACGTTCTAGGTAGCTTTCAGTTGCAACGATAAGATCACCGACTTCTTCTTGAGCGGCTTCTAACTCATCAGTTGCTTCATGTAAACCTTCAATTTCAACTAGGTCTTGTTCAAGACTAGAGATACGTACTTGTGCCTCATTTTCGAGCTTCAATTGACGGACTTCAATCGTTGCATCAGCGGATTGACGTACTTCTTCTGTTTGTACGTTTTCTTTAGTATCATCGACGCCTTCCATCGATACTACCTTATTTACCACTTGTTGCACGAATCGTAATTTACGACTCATAATAAAATTTCCTCTTAATTCGTGATGAAGTAACAGTACTATTACTCCATCGGGATTAATTGAGTAAGATTAGCTAATCATACTCCTATCGATTTGCAGGCTCTTCCAGTAAAAAGATAAAAGTATTCAGTAAATCCATAAAGCCATCTTCGTGTTGTAACCAAGATTGTAATAGATCACTTTCATGGTTGACTAAGATCTCGATACATTCATCGGATAGTTTACGGAGGTATGCATCATATTGGCTATCACCAATCGATACGTTTCTTGGTTTAGCTACATCGTCAATACCACTGTTAAATTCCACTAAAGCTTTATAACCTGCTGCTGGGAGTCTGCGGCGACCCGTAGAAATAAAACTTAACGTATCATGAAGGAAACGTAAGTGACCATCACGATGCTCGTGTTCTTTTAACATGTCACGGAACCAAGTATCGAGTGGCTCATCTGCTTGGGGTTGTGAAGATGATACTAAGCCTTGGATGTGACGTAGGATGTCTAATCGATCTTTGTTACGAATTTCCTGACGGATTTCTTGATCGAAGTAACGACGTAATAAACCATAGTGATATGAAGCACCTGCATTATCGTCCTTAGTATAGAAACGAAAGCCTCGTGCTGAAGTAAAAGTTGGTTTCATATATTTGCTATTTAGCCTCTTTTTATTTCGACAACCCGATTAAGATGTTTCATATCAATAAAGGGGTACTAACATTACCGTTGTATGAATTGCTCATTATTTCATCACATCAGAAATAACGACATAAAAGATTACCAAAACCAAATTACTCTACGCACCATAATCGGCAGAATAACTGGCTTCCATATCGGCAATTTTCTTGTTTAGTTTCTTAAGTGACTCTTGAGCATTGTTAATGACCTGATCCATTTTCGCATTGTCAGCACCGTTACGTTTCATGATGTATTGCTGAATACGCAATTCCAACAATTCACGTTCTTGTTTTGCTGCTTCGATGCGATTGTGTCTCCACTCTACAATTTTCATACGAACATGGTAGATTGGGTTTAAAACATACGGTACGAAACCAAGACCTAAACCATCTAGTTTATCACCGTGTACTTTTTGGATCAAATCTAATTCTTCTTTATTTTCTGGTACTTGGATATCAGGGATTTGTTTTACAGCACGGATAAAGTTTTCTTCATCCACACTATAAATCCCTAAGATACCTAAGAAGGCTTGCATGTTCATTTCCAACCACTTGATATCACCTTTGGTAAAAGGTTTTTCAGTAGATGGATTTTTCTCGATCTCTTCGTATTCATTTGATACGATATAGATCGCTAAACGACGTGCATAAATAAGGAAGAACTCACTCATTTCAACGAGACGCAATAAGTTAGCTTGTTGATATGAAAGTGCACTACCAATAATATCACCACCGAATGATTTATCAATCAATGACTCAAGGTAGTTTAATCGTTGTCCTAATTGATTTAAGACGTTGTATACAACCAAAATCATGTTATCAGATTTCACCGTGAATTGACGGTTTTTGAAATTGATAGTACGAGAAGACATTACTTTGTCGTTATATGCCTTATTCCATTTACTCATAAATGGATTTGGTTTTGTAAAACCTGCTGACTCATCGATTAAAGATGCGTAAACAGGTAGGGTCTTTGTCGCTAATTCATTTTTCAATACATCAATTTGTTGAGAAACAGTTGATTTACTGAAAGATGGTAAAAAGGTGCGAACAAAGAACGAAAGAGGAGAACCAGGTAATAGTTTCATCTTATTTCTTTTATCCTCTTATTTATATATTAAATATTTGGGGTTTGACCAGCTTGGAAAGCACGTAAGATTTCCATGACGTTTGGACCATTACCTTTAGAGACGGATTTACATTCACCGAATGTTAATTCCATACCACGGTTCTGACCACGGTAGTAAACAGTAACAGTTTCATACATGTCATCCACAATCAGTAACATGATAAGACCACTTCTTGCGAAGATATCTTCACGTACTTTGAAATCACTAATACGACCGCCTACGGCTAACTCAATTTCAGGAAGACTTGCTTTGCTGATTAAAGAGATAGTAGAAGCAGTAGCTAAAGAAGTTTTCTGTGTTAATAAAGTCGAGATTTTATTAGCACGACGTTTCTTCTCAAGTTGTTCAGTGAGTTTAAGTTTGTCTTGTTTGATCAGACGAGCATGATCTGCGATGATGTCGTTGCAGAAAATCATATCTGATAAGGTTTCTAACTCACCATCTTTCCAACGACGGAGACGATTCCAGAAACTGTTGTTTTGGTTAGCACGTGCGTACATTGATTTCAACATTTCACGGTTAACTGAAACTGGATTTAAACGAACGGTTACCGGGATAGATGCAGTCGCACCACCGTTTTGGATTTTCACATCAAAAATTTTACCTTGAGCAAGTGTTGGGGCATCTGCCATCCATTCACCTGCACTACCATTCTCAGCAGATTGACCACCATTTTTAACATCACCATCTTTTTTCATTGGTGTGCCATCATCCATGGTTTTAACGTTGTCTACGACTTTACCTTTTACTTTACTAACGATATCACCAAATGATTCAAGTGAAACCACTTTTTTAGCGAAGTTAAATTTAGGGTAATCCAAGAATGATTCCTGTGCAATCCATTCTACAGTGTCTTTTGCATTTGAGCTCACACTGCGATTGGTATTTAAACGGTCTAATACTTGACGTACTGATACATCACCGATGGTGTTCAGTAATGCAACAGCCTGTAAGTAATAGCCGATGTAGATGTTCGTGCAGAACTTCAAAATCTCAGGGGTCACGGCATGATGTGTCAATGTGTCTTCTACCGTAACTAAGATGATATTTTGCGTGGAGCTTGCGAATTCAATTAATGAACCCTCTCCTCGTTCTGAGAGCACATTTGTTGCAAGAGCTGCAACATTAAACAGTGTTTTAACACCATCTTTACTCATCTTCTTTTCCTTACTTCTTATTGTTCTTTTTCTCTAAAGAAGGATAAGTCACTCTTATTTCATCTTCATTATTATATTCACTTCTCATGTCTACGTAGATTATCAATATTAAGAAGTTAGACACATGAAAAATTTTTATATTTCCATTTATCTTAGAATAATGCAGGATAAAGTTAAGTATAACTTATTTCCTCAGTTAAAAAATATTATTAGCTAATAACGTTTTTAAAACGTGTTGGTAAAAATAGGATATCACATTTATGGCAAACAACAAAAATGGGAACGATGAAAAACTTAGCATCGTTCGAAGTATCGATGATATCGTAAGGATATCAGGTCGAGGTACGCGTTCTGCTGCTAACCGTGATTTGACCTATGGGTTAAATTTAAGTGGACAGAGCCAACAACTGGTCATCCCAAATCGACAAACGACAGGAATGGTGTTCTTTACTCGGCCTTTACTTAATTTAACATATGGTAATCTCAGTAAGAATAGACGATTCTTTCCGTGGCGGGATTGTGCACCAAATAGTACATTAGGCATATCAAGAGCCTATCTTGATCCATGGAGTAACTACAGTCGATTTGCAGTGAAAAATGCAAATGGAACTTACATGGAAAAAGACTTGCATACATTCGCTTCTCCACTTGTAGATAGTAATAGTGCTTTCATTAATATACTGACCAATAACCTAATGAGTTTAAGTGGTTGGCCGGATATGCGTGGTGATGCATTTATTTCTGATCGTGGGATACGTAACGAACAATGGTTCATGTATGATGGGATCGCAGAGATCAATGAAGTCTTTGATATCGATGCGACATTTAGAAATACAGAAGGGGATACGACACTTCTCATCTTCTTATTATGGCAGATGTACATGAGTGAACTTCGTAATTCAATTGATCCTTATCCGGAGTTTATTGCATGGCGAAGATTGGATTATAATACACGTATCTATGATTTCGTATTAGATTCAAATCGTCAGTACATCGTACACTGGGCAGCAACAGGTGCGAGTGCACCAATGAATACCCCATTTGGTAAGATCTTCGATTACGATTATTCCTCTACGGTTAATCCGGGTATCGATCAATTAAATATCAGTTTTAAATCTGCTTATGCGGATTACAATGATATCATCACGTTATATGAGTTCAATCGTGTAGTGGGTAAATTTAATCCATCACTTCGTCTTTATAATGAATATGGTGTAAGTAATGGTAACTTCAAAAATATTACGGATGACTTGATTGATAATATTCCTTTTGCTAATAAAGGAAACAATAATACACCGAATGCACCTTACGTGAAGTTATTACCAAATGAAAAACTGAAAGCAAATTACCGTGCTTATCCTTTAATCAATCTCTATACTAAAGAAATGGAGTGGTGGGTAAGACGTGAAGACTTCATGAAATACGTCATCGATGTCAACTTCAAAAATGAAGATCTCAATAATCCATCCGAACAATTAACTCGTGACGTGCGTGATTATTATAATGACACACGTAAGAGATAGGAAACAAATAACAAATGAGTACAAATTACGAAAAGTTAGAAGATAACGTTTCTGATGCGTATCTTCTTAATCGCCAAAAATGGGCGACAACTTTAGAGAATGCAAAACGCAATCCTGCTTTAATGATTAAAGCAGGTCTTGATTATCTTTCTGATGAAACGGAAGGAAGATTGGATTTCGTTGATGCCTCTAACCCAGCGACTTTACTAATGGAGTTTAGCTCAACATTAGCGGCTAATAACTTCCGTTACTTTAAAGCAGCTGATAAGAAACACTATCCCGTATTAGCGACTCGTATGGAAGATTTATATCCGCATATGAGTTTGACTTTATATGAAGGGATGTATACGGTACCAACACGAGCTAAATTCGTTTTAGGTTATCGTGTCGTGGATATTTTGAAATTGGCTGAAAGAAGTGATATCGATGGAATCCGTAAGATCATGATTCCACGTGGCACCTTATTACAAGTGGATGGTACGGATTTTACTACCTTGCATCCGATTGAAATCCGAGTAAATGATTTTGATGCGATTCAAGTCGTTTATAATACGGATCGTTTAGATCATCTTGAAACCATCAGTTCTAACATCTTGAACTATTGGTATCGTAAAGATACAGCCATCAATCCAGAAGACACCCATGAAGAATGGCTGATGATTGAAGTGCCTGTATTACAAGTGACACTAAGCTACCACAAGTTTGGGTTAACGCATTTAGCTGAACCATTTAACCAAATTATTCCATTTGCGCACAAGTTTGTAAAAGCACGTGTTTATTTGGTGAAAGAAGATGGCACTGAAACGGAACTGAAAACCACGATGAGTAATCTGGTTTATGATCCAACCACACCTACTGCTGTCTTATCGGTATTAGATGATAATAACTTACGTGTTCATTTACCACTTATTTATTATACTTCTGAGCAAATCAAGCAAGCTCAAGTGAAAGTGGAGTTGTATACTTCATTAGGTGAAGTACGTATCAATACTGAACACTTAAGTCAACAAAATGGTGTTGGTGTTAACTACAATAGTGACGACTACACACCGAAAGAAAGTTTCTACGTGGCACCGCTTGAGCACATGGATACCGTTTGCTATGCGATCAGTGATACAGCAGGTGGTCGTGATGCAGTGGACTTCTCAACTATGAAGCGTTGGGTAATTAATGCAGGTCGTTATGAAGGTGAAACCATTACCCATGCTAACTTGCGTGTGAATGGTGAGATCCTAGGTTATAACATCGTAACCGACGTCGACCACTTAACCAACCGCATCTTCCAAGCAACACGTGAAATCGAACCGAGTCCAGATGGTGATTTTAAACGTGGGGTAGGTTGTTCAATTGAATCGGTTCCATTTAAGATGGCCGATCTTGAGAAACACGATTTCGTTAATAGCCATGGTGATCGTTTAACGTTGTTACCTGATGCGTTATTTAAAACAGTGGGTGGTGTAACAACTTTATTATACGACAGTGAAATCCCAACACTGAAAAGTGAAGGGACGATTGATAGCTATATCCAGCGTATTAATACATTGGAATACATCAAGACACCATTCCATTATTGCTTTGATGCAAGTCGTACTTCATTTGAAGTGAGACCTTATTACATGATGGACCCAACTTATATGAGTCAATCATTTATTCAAAGTAATAACAAGACTGACTTATTAATGGTTGTGGATAAGATTACGGTTCATTATCGTGATCATGGTTATACGATTCGTATTGTGACTCGTAGTAATAAAGAGTTAAAACAACTCGATCCTGAAAACTTGTTCATGCAGTTGGCTTATATCCCACCTGAACAAATTGATTATGCTTACTTAAATGGTGAGTGGGTAGGGAACGAGGATAAGAACCCAGTATTTGAGTTCCATATCAAGACTACGTTTGACTTTAATAGTAATCACCAATTGATGTTAAATAACTTTAATATCTTGACTCGTGAGAAACGTGTATTGCCTTGTCAATTAAAACAAGACTTCCGTGTGATCATGGGTGCGTATGATTATCCGAAAGGTGTGGATGAAGATATCGAGATCAACCAACGTGCTGGTACTTTCTTATTAGAACGTGATCGTACTTATACAGTGATTGCAGAAAATGAGATCGGAATTCATTTTGGAGATAACTTAAAGAACTTATGGCATAATACCCGTACGACTTTAAGTACCATTGAGTTTGAGGAATATGAAGAAGATGTTCCATTAACTTATAATGCGGATGTTCCTGTTATCGATACTGCAACTGGGTTACCGAAATACACTATGCAAAATGGTCGTATGGTCTTCGAGCTTGCGCATCAACGTGGTGATATCATCTATAACTCAGAAGGTCAACCTCTATTAAAACATCGTGCAGGTGATGTGAAACTTGATGAGAAGGGTGAACCTGTACAGAAATCACCAAAACAAACGTTACGTATCGTGGATATTTTCTTCTATGATGGGATCTATCATTTTAGTAACCACGAAGATGATTTAGCTTATATCAAAACGATTCCTCGTTTAATTGTAAACTGGTTAGAAACTGATATCGACAGAATGAAACGTAACTTACTTGAACACAGTGAGCTTTACTTCATGCCTAAACGGACGATGGGTTATATTAACATCATCGCTGAGAATGGTATCGAACGTTCAATCTTCAACCGTCTACCGTTTAAAGTTAAATATTATTTAGCTGATAAAGTATGGCGTAATGAAACCTTAAAAGAGTCTATCCGTAAGATGACCTATGAGGTAATCAATGAAATGCTCACTAACCGTACGGTAAGTAAAGATATCATTGAAAATGCATTACGTGTACGTGGTGGTGTAGAGAATATCCTGGGTGTAAATATCATGGATATGGGTCTTGGTGGGGATGTGAATACCTTCACCATGGTTGATGAAGGTTCTCAATGTAGTGTGAGACGTAAGATCTCGTTAACGGAAGATAACCATTTACGTGTTCGTGAAGATATCGAAATTATCTTTGTTAACCACGATAAACGAATTGGTAAATAATCTTCATTTCTTAAAAGGAATAAATCAAACATGATTAGTAAATATAACTACATCAAAGTGGCGATGGAATGTGCTTCTGATACGATCGATGCAGCACAAGCTGCCGTGATGGATGCACAAGGTTCACGCATTAAAGGTGAATTGATCGCATCTCATGCTTTCGTGGGTCAATTGCTTGATTCAGTCCGTCAGCATGAAGGCATGAATGAACCTGAGACTGAGATGTTACTTCAAGCAGTACAACCTGTTATTGATAAACACCAGTTAGAGATCGAAGCACCGGCTATCGAATCTTTAGTAGGTACCAATAACGCATTGACATTCTGCCGTCATGTAGAAACTGCTTTGATGGAAAAGATCAAGTCTTTTAAATAAAAAAAAAGATTTGGATAAAAGATGGAGGACTCAATTGAGTCCTCCTTTTATGTTGTTAATAATGACGTTCTACTGTAGTGACATCCCACCAATCATCGCCTGGATTACGGCGATACATGATGATCTCATGACTACGCCAGTCACAATCATCATCGATTACGACCAAACAACTTTCGTCAAGCATATCCAATAACTCACTTCTTAAGTGGGTAGCTTCGATAATACTATCCTCGATATGGTTACAGCCATCGGTAGCTAAGCCGTCTAAACAACTCACGCGACTATTGTTGCCAATGCGCATGAAGCAACGGCGATTTCCCGCGCTACTGTCATAGGTAGTCGGCTCAAATGTCATCACCACTTTACCTAATTGATCGGTTGTGATTTTTTGGCGATACGCAGTATCGTTATCTTCGTAGTCGCTGTCTACGACTTCTTTGAATTGATCTTCTACGTAAGCCACTAAGTCTGCTGATGGTAAATTTAAGATGCTCATATAAATCTCCTATTAGATTCTAATTATGATAGTTAATGTAATGTAGCAGTGCTGGTAACACTGCTACAGTTTATCTATAGACCAGTTAATTGTCGATAGATATTATCTGCCAGTTTGAAATGCCAGTAGCATAACTGGTGATCATATCTAGAGTAATCACCTAAAGTTAGAGCAACAATATACTTGGTGCTATCTTTTAACCAATGGTGGTGATGGTTGGGTCTAATGACATAATGAAATTTATTAGTTCGATTGAACGATAAGCATTAATCATGGTTTACTCCTTGATTATGTAAATATTAAACAAGAGGGGTTGTTCGCGCAACCCCATCGCTTTGTGTCGTATCAATCACTGTTTTGCAATTTCATATTTTTTTCCGATTAAGATAAATCGAATTACTTCTGTTATCTCAATTAAATTCTGATTATTCTTATTAATATAATGTGGTGGTACCTCAATACCACCACAGTTTGTTTATCTTTCGTACAGTTGACGATAGACAATATCAGCCAGTTTGTATATATGATAACAATACTGGTATTCGTAATTAGTAAAATCATTCTTAGCCAGAGCAATGATATACTCGTCGGCGTTCTTGAACCATGGATAATACCAATTGTTCGGGCGGATAGATCTTACAAATGCAACTAATGTTGCGGCGCGATGAAGATTAATCATGGTTTACTCCTAGATTAATTAGTTATTAAACATGAGGGATTGTTTACGCAATCCCTCGCTTTATGTTGTAGTAAAGTACAACTGCGAGTGTCACTCCCTATATAGGTAAATCGACCCATGTTTTAACAAAACAAAGCGCACATTCATAATTCTCTCTTTTAAGATAAATCGAATTACTTCTATTATCTCATGTAGATTATATACACTTGTAATTTTAATAGAAAGGGTTTTAGCGAACACAAGTAAGGAACCACCCTAAAGTGATTCCATTGTGTTATTTATCGTTATATCGCATTCTGACTAGCATTGCATCCCATCTTTCATCATCTACGCTTTTACGTGTAAATACTCGCATCTCTATTCCTGTCCAATCCGTATTATCATAGAAACAAACAAAAGTATCATTTGCGATCAATTCCGCAAGCTCATCGTTACTGTGCGTCGGTTTGATGTCAGTTGGTACAATGTCTAAGCTACCTGCAGAAATTCCTTCTCTGGCGTTTACACGCGCATTTCCGACACGTAACCAACGTGATCTTGATCCCATCACAAAATCACCCTGATATGGCATATAGTTCAGTGCGAGATTAACAAGGCATAGTGTACTCATATCCGTACGAATCGCACGATTATAATCATCTTGTTTATCTTTTACCAGTTCAAAGATCTCATCTGCTCTTTTAATCAGTTCTTCTTGGGTGTAATCTCTCATTTATTCTGTTCTCCTTAAATAACAACAAAAGTAAGAGGCTATCATAGGATAGCCTCTTGATTATGTCAGATCAGACTAGACAAGGAAGTTACCTTGTACTTTGGCTGATTTCATTGATTGGAATTTACGATCGTAGTATTGAACAAGACGAGCGTAAGCTACAGTGTCTTGTAAAATATCTTTGATCTCAAATAAACTCCAACGTTGGTTAGTTTCAGGATCACCCATAGAGGCAAACACGTTGAATACTTCTAACAATGCTTCGCGATCATCTTTGGTTAAATCTGCATCGGTTGCATATTGTAAGAAGCGAGCACGGTTGTCCATTGAGAATAGACTATCTTTATAAGTATAGAAGAAGTCTACTGCCGCATCCATCGCATCCATGTATACATCAACATCAGGATATTTTAGGATATCCATCAAGTCGCCGTATAAACGGATTTGCCATGATAAACCAATTGCTGGTGGTGTACGGTTAACCGGTTGCATCACGTTAGCATATTGACGGAAGTTATATACTTTCAAGTTAGTGAAAGTAAAATCACGACCTGAATCAGCATGCGGATCGTTTGGATCAACGTGAGTATTACCTGTATTAGTACCAGTGTTATCTTCAGCTTTAGGCTCAGGGATCACATCTAAGTAAACTGAAGCTGAACGTACTGGTTGACGAACACCATCAGATACTTCAACGTAATAGTGACCTGCATCAGATGCTTTAAGATCAGCAATTGATAATACAGATAACTGTTGAGCTGGAAGTAATGCTGGTTGACCACCGTTTGGTGTACGGAACCATTGATATACAGTATTCTCGCCAAGGTTAGTCACAGTTGCGACTAATTGGAAGCTACCACCAAATGGACGTTGTACGTTACCTGATAAGTCTAATGTTACAGCCATTGGTTGTAATACTTCTTTATCAGTCACAGTCACTTGAGTAATGAGTTTCTCGACTTTCTTATCGAAACGTGTTGCGACTAAGTAGTAGTTACCTGCATCAGTTAATGCTAATGGAGAGATGTACAAGCTTGATGTAGTATTACCTACCACTGGTACACGAACACCTGATACTTCACGTTCCCATTTTAAGGTTAAGTTACTGTCATTTGGTGTTACCACTGCAGTCACATTTAACTCACCATCCACTTTAAGATCTTTAATACGATCTTCTTGTGAACTTTCAATAGTGATGTCTTTATAACGTAAGTTAGAGATCACTGCTGTTTTAGAGGTTAATTGTGAACCATTTACAATAGCAGATAAGTAGAACTGTTTACCGTGTTCTGGAGAGATCACGATATTTAGGGTATCGGTATTTTGACCATCGATTGCAACAGCGATACCTTCTTTAATTTGGTACCATTGGCAAGAAGTTAAGGTCGCACCAGATTGAGTTACTGCATGAATCTCAAGAGTTTCACCTTCGGTGATGTCACCGATGTTGGTTTGAGATAACTCAATGCTGAATGTACCTTCAGTATCATTACCTGGAGTTGGTGCAGCTGGTGTAACCGGTACTGGAGATACTGGATCTACAGGAGCAGGTTGGTTTTCACCCGTACCTGGTGTAGGTACGACTGGAGCCGGCTGTGTTTCATGGCTTTCAGGTGGAGTCACTGTCGTGTCACCATTATTACCCGGAACAACTGGTGCTGGATCTGTTGTATGATCACCACTGTTTTCTGGTGGTGTTACAGAATCAGCCGGATGTGTATCATTGTTAGCTGGTGGGTTTACAGTAGTATCACCATCAGTATGACCTGGGTCAGCCGGAGTAGGTTCAGCAGTGTGACCGTTGTCTTCACTTCCGGTACCTGCGTGGCCAGTGTCTGCATTTGAGTCATTGTGACCGGTTTCAGTGTTTCCTGTATTTGCATCTTCACCAGTGTGAGTTGTATCTTCTCCAGCTGGTTTATGTTCGGTATCACCCGCATGGCTATCCTCACTGGATGGTGGCACAACTGGTTGATTAGTGTGCGCATCTTCAGACGGTGGAGCAACTGGTTGGTCGGCATGAGCATCACCTGTACCAGGTTGTTCAGTATGAGTATCTTCGCTGTGAGGCGGTTGTACTTCATGGCTATCACCAGTATTACCTGTTACTGCTGGATCTGCAGGTTGTACAGGTGGTTGTGCAGGATGAGTTTCTTCTGGTAAAGAAGCTAAACCACGTGGAGAATCAACTGGTTCATCCATTGCTGGTAACGCAGATTCAATACCTAAAGCAGCAACTTCGATAGTATCGATTTTACCATAGTTACTGTAGTCATTTGCGATCATGTCTGCAACTTTAGTCGCTGCATCTTCACTGTATACTGCATCTGCTTTTACAGCGATAGAACGCATAAATGGATTAATACGGTTAACGATTTCTTCACTGCTTAAATCACCAGAGCGTTCTGACCATAGAGCCATTACAGCACCCGCTACATTTTTAGCATTTTCCACAGTGTAATCACGAGTTTCATTGCTGAACTGATTTAATGACCAGTTTTTGAGTGCATCGCGTGCAGCGTAGTTAGCATCACCTTTATATTTATCTTTATCACCAGTTGGTGCATTGTAGCAGTAGTAGCTATTAGCGTTGTATACAGGTTTACCTGTAGCCATGATTTGCGCTAATGTAGCACGATCTGCTTTGTGTTGCCAGAAGAAGAAACCATCAACGAACTCAGCAATTTCATTTACGTTGTCTGAGCTTACTGCATCGTTCCAAATAAAGATTTTACCTTGTTGACCGAATGATTCAACTGAGCGTAATGTATCTTTGATTGATTTGAAGAATTGGATTAAACCAATTTTATCGTAACCTTCAATTTCATCGCCACCCATGTGGAATACAGTTACACCAGTACCTAACAATTCAGTTAAGATTGGTGCTAATGCATCAGCGGCTTCTTTAGTTTGTTTTAAATGGCTACGTCCACCTACTACAGACGGGTTAGTACCATTGAAGTAACGAAGTAATGCTGCAGCATGAGATGGCATACCAACTTTAAGACCCACTGAGAATTTAGTGTCTTGATATGCATCAACGATACCTTTCACTTCTTCTTTAGTGAGGTATGCACCAACTTTATCGTTGTAATCACCTAATGCATTTAATTTAACTGCAAAAGTTTCATTATCACCAACGTGTAAGATCGCACCACGGTAACCAGCACGTTTCGCATTTTCTACGAAGCGTTTAATCGCAGCTACGGTATATTTTTTACGTGCTAGGTCGATCATCGCATAGTTTTCAGCGTGATCAAATACTGGTAATGCTTTTGGTTGCGGTGGTACTGGAGATGGAGTTACAGCAGTATCACCGACTGGAGCCGCTGGCACAGGTTGTTCAGTGTGTTCACCTGCAGTTGGTTGACCGCCTTCATGAGTTTCAGCAGCTGGTTCACCAGTATGCGTTTCACTACCGTGATTTTCTCCGGTGTGAGTTTCAGTTGCATGCGTATCTTCTACATGATCAGCACTGTGATCTTCAGATGCTACAGGTGCTGCTGGTGTAAAATCAGATGCTTCTACTGTTACTGCATCAGAAGTGATACTGCGACGTGCTTTACCACGACGGATATCTGCTTGTGCTTTAACTGTATAACTACCTTCTTTACCTGCTTCTAATACAAGTTCAGCTTTATCTTTGCTTAGCTCAACTTCTACATCGTCTTTATACCAAGTAAATGTTTTATCTTCAAAGCGTGATTCTACGGTAGCACGTAATACTACAGTAGTACCAGAGACAGTTTTAGCAATTGTTGCTTTTAATGCTGGTGTTTCACCTGGTTCTACTACAGTGATAGTCACCGGATCAGATTCTGCTGTTGCATTATCATCACCTTCTACAGATGAGGTTAATTTCACCTTGTAGGTTTCGGTAGGACTAATCTCCGCAGTACCATCTACGACTAATACATCTGGGATAGTATCGCCAGTGTCGTCAGAGAAGGCAGATGAAATTACTTTACCGGTGCTGTCCACTAATTGAAGTGTTAAGTTGGTAAAGTCAGTAACCGGTTGTTCATCTTTGGTTACTGTGACACCAATGTAACCTTTATCATCTTTTGGTAATGATAAGGCCAAACTGTCTAGTGTAAGTTTGTAATTTGGCATTTATTTTTCCTTCGAAGTTTAATTTGTTTTTGTTTAACGTAACGTTGTTTGTGGTAAACACCCATTAACATATTAAAAGAGAACAGGGTCTACCACATAAGCTTTTTATCGAGAAACTCTAGGAAATCGCTTCATCTAAGATGAGTTTTTTCGTATCACCTGAGGTACCGTGCATCGATTTCATGAAACGTGTATTCATCACAGAACCCACCATCGCACCATAGGATGCCAATGATTGTTCATAGCCACGCATCTTCTCACCAAAACACTTACTACAATAACCACGACCACCTTCACCTGCTAGGCAGAATGCTGGAGAACGACAGATAACTGTTTTACCAACGTAGTTATTGATATTGTCTTCTGTTAATAAGACGAGTTTACTTCCTTCGATAATATACGTCCCAATGAAAGCAGAGGCTTTAATATTTGGACTGATATATTTCGGGATACCTAATTTCGTTCCGCAATCTTCTTTAATGATTTCAGAAGCCCCATAAATACGATAAATGAATTTAACAGATTCTCCACCTAATGCAGTCGCTGCACCACGGTTAAATGAACCCTCACGGGCACCGTCGATCATCGCTGGGATATCCGCTTGGTTAAGCTCACCATTTAATGCACCTTTAATCAGCACAGCAGGTTTCGTATCATCCATGCGTTTTTGTAAACCTTGCATGATGTGCAATTTCTTACGAGAAACGTTAAAGGATTTCCCTTTAATATAGAAACCTTTATTTGGGTCTTCATTGATAAAGTCTTTATCGTGTTGGATAAGCTCTTTCTCAATCTTAATGATGGTTGCTGGATCATCGAGGTGATCTTTATACTTCTCAAATAACTTAGCTTTCAGTTCTTCCGTACCTGGTGCTTGTTGTACGGTAAATTCCGTTGCAGAAGGACTATTGATAATCGTAAAGCCAGATAAGGATGCCATCGCATTTAACATTTTCTTAAACTGATGGACGTAGATCTTATCTTTCTCTTCCTGTTCAGGTGGAACATCATCTACCACATGAGAGGAGAGTTTCTGCGCAATCTTACCCACTGAGATATTCGGTCCTTTCTCAAACGGATGTTTCGCCCCAATCGTATCCATAAAACAATACCAGTTTACAAATACTGTACCTGGTGTAGTTTCAATTGATGGTTCGGTAATACTATCGATATCATCCGGTGTGACACGAATGGTCTCATTAACATAAAGCAGGGGCTCTGTTCTTCCTTCAACTGGAATTGGCTTACCGTTAAATAAGATTAAGGTAAGTTCCTTTTCCATTGGGTCGGTATCAGACTCATCCATCTCAAGATTGAAATCTGAGGTCATGAATCCTACGTAACCATTAGCATCATAAAGGCGTCCTTTATAGTGCTTACCTTCACCAGGTTTTGGTAATGTGGTCACCATGAAAACAGATAACACCCATTCCCGATGAGGATAAGCATGTCTTACTGCTTCCAAGAAATAATCAACATTATTCATCTTTATTCATTACCCTTGTTGTTCGAGTTGTTTTAAAATCGTCATACAAGTTTGGACGAAGTTACGAAGTTTATCCTGATCATCGATGATATCATAATCAGGTACCCCGCTATAATCGATCTCAGCTTCGCTATGCATCGATTTAACTGCAGAGAATAGATAAGCATACGTACAAGCATAAAAGAGCACTGTGCGCTGATTTAAGCCGTTAATGAGTTCATATAACGCTTCATTAAGGTAATCTTCATACTCATCACTATCGGTGATATTAGTGAAGAAATCACGAAGCACTTGTTTTAAGAATTTACGATTGACACCTTGTGGCAATTGAATACCATAGGTGTTAAGGGTTTTCTCGTAGCTTTGGATGAATTTTAATTTAGCTTGATTTTCTTCACGAAGATCATCTTCATCTAACTCTTGTTGTTTTAATACCGCATCTTTGATATTAGTACGAATGGTATCCATGAAAGTCGCGAAGACTTCTTTTAATAAAGGAAGCACTTCTTCAACTTGGATATTCGGATAAAGAAGATGAACGAATTCACCAAAAAGCTCATTGTTACTATTTCCGAGTTCTAAGAACTGGTTGATTGCCATTGGATCTTCATACGTATCGATCGTCATCGCTGTACGGAAGATGGCGAGTAAAATATCAAACTTACTGCTGTCGATTGGGGTTTCAATTAAGATCCCGTATTCTTGGATTGCGGTAATGCAATTGTCGATCAAGTAGGCTTGAGCTTGTGATACCATATCAACGGTATCAAGTTGGTCTACCTGCGAAAGTAGATTATCATTGAAGAGGTTCATGCCCTCATCAGTATTATAGTGGTTAACTAACAACAATTCTGCTTCTTCAAATAAAGCTTGGGCTTCTGGAAGCATCACCGTTGATAACCACTGACTAAATAAAGGATGCTTATATGGATGTAGCATAGTTAATTCCTTTCTGTTTATTTGGATAGTTACAAATATGGACGAAAATATGTTTTAAATGAAAAACACCTTATTCACAAAGCGTGTATGAACAATGTAGCAATATGTTGCTATTAGACGCTTTATTATCCTCAAACAATACTTATATAGGAGTATTACTTATATGGCTCGAAATAAAAAAGCCCGTAAAGCGAAAGCTCGTCCACTATCAAACCACGCTAAAGAAGCCGTGAGTTTGATTAATACATTAAAAGAGACGCTCGATAATTTAACCAAGCAGCAATTAAATCTTGCTTCTTCTGACCAACTCCAACGTTGGGTAGGGTTATTTGCTGGTGCTTATCTTTTAGATGAAAACAGTGAAGTAAGAAAACGTATCTTAGGTGAGAATCCAGTTAAGATCAACTTCAGTCAAGAAGACTTTGAAGATGCACATCTTAATCTTTATGCGTTCCGTTTCTCTCGTATGGAAACCGTAACTAAACTCAATGAGTTCTATCGTACTATTCCACATGAACTAAAAGCATTAATGGATACGATTGTTAATGTTGTTAAGGCTTATCGCCGTAAAGAAAATACTGCAGATACTTTAAATGAGCATACCTTGTTTGAATGGGGTGCAACATTAACTGAGATCTTTGGTAAGTGTGATCCGATTGTAGATGCATCGGTTGAAATGGGTCTTAAAGTTCAAGACTTCTTCGATGATCTTAAAGATATCTACGGTGAAGAGTGGTATCAGTTTGCTAATGAACAAACTAAAGCGATTGCTGAAGATGAAGAAAAACGTAAGATCGATTATCTCAACGAACTCGAACAAGCGTGGATCAATGAAGTGCTTCCTTACTGGCGTGAACATGAGAAAGAGTTTAATGATCGTCTTATTAAGATGGCAGAAGAGTACGAAGCAGAGAAAGCTAAACTTGCTGAACAGGTTGAACAAGAACGCGCAGAAAAACTCGCTAGTGCAAATGAAGGATCTGATGAAAATGTAATCGATGTGGATGAACCTGTTACTGAAGGAGAAGTAACGGAAGCTCACCATGATGATGCGGAGTAATAATAATGGCAGATTTATATGATGAAAACAATGAAGATGTAGCAGTAGCTCCTCCAGTAGAGGAAAAACCTACACCTAAGAAACGTGCTACTCGTAAGAAGGTACAAGCAGTCGATCCAGTAGAAGAGACCAAACCTACTGAAGAAGCACATGAAGAACCTGCTACTAAAGAAGTCGTAGAGCCAGGTGTGACTGAAGAACCAACTGATGAAGAAATGACTGCAAATGAAGCAGCCGAAGAAATCCTTGCTCAGTCTGGGTTTAATATCGAAGTACCTGATGTGGGTCATGATCTTGAAAGCGATGACATTCCTGACTTTGATTATGGTTATAAAAATACCATGACTGAAGAGAACTTGGATGTTGATCTGAAAAAACTCTTTACAAGTGATCGCATTAAAAGTACTAACCCAACCATCTTCTTAAGTAATGGTGGGATGCGTAGTATCGGTGAGAAAGTATTGGCTCAACCGAATCCTTTAATCTTTGGTGAACGTGCACCTCAGAACATGAAGGAATTGGATTGGATTAATAACTACCAATACGCAACGATTACTTCTATGGTTCGTTATGATCAATATCGTTATTTAAATAATGATAATACAGCGAAATGGCGCAATGGATTAACTCTACCAAATGGTAAACCTCGTGGTATCCGTAGCCCATCTCCAACGTTAGACAGAGCGAAGACAAGTCAGTCTGCAGCAACTAACTTATTTAAGTCTGTACTGAACATTGGTAAAGATATTGATCTCTTCTTATACCACAGTGGTTTTAGTGTGAAACTTCATGCACCAAGTCTATCTCAGTTCATGATGGTTGATCGTAAGATCAGTCAAGATAACGTAGAGCTTGGTCGTAAGACTCACGGATTAATTGCTTCTGCTGATACGACTTATGCTCAACGTGCGATCATGGATCTTTTCTATGATTGTTTATTTGAGACTTCGATTGGTGTGATGGATCGCAATGAATTACAGCACGCGATTAGTGTATTAGATATCCCAGTGATTGCTTGGGTATTGGCTTGTGCGAAATATCCTACTGGCTTTAACTTGGCGATGAGCTGTTTAGCCAATCCGAATACCTGTCAGCATAGTTGGTATAGTATCATTGATCCACGTCAGATGTATTTGGTTGATGAAAACAAATTAACTGAACGCCAACGTCAGATCGCCTCTATCATGCGTAAACAAACGCCTGAAGAATATGAAGACTACTGGAGTGAATTCCATTATGATGGTGCTGAATTCATTAAGTTCCCAGTAAAAGACGAAGGTCGTGAAGTCATGATTGAACTCGCTAATGCACCGGTTGATTATGCGTTCCAATCTGCAGATAAATGGATCAAAGCAATTACCACTCAAGTAGAGACTGGTTTTGGTTTACCACTAGTCGGTAAAGAACGTGCAACGTATATCCTCGAACAAGCGAAAGCTACTACTTGTTTGAAATATGCGCACTTTGTTAACCGCATTATCGTAAAAGATCTCGATACAGAAGAAAGTGTTGAGATCACCGATGAAAAAGAAATCTTTGGTGCTTTAGTGGATATCAGTAATGATGAGTTACTCACTAACGTATTTATGAACGGTGTGAATAGATTTATCAACCGTGCAACCAATACGATCATTGCAATTCCAAATGTACCATGTCCTGAGTGCGGTGGATATCACGAAACCGATAAGGTGGAAGAAGTAGGTCGACATGTTGTGCCTATCGATCCAGTATCGGTTTTTACGATCCTCTGCCAGCAACAGACAGCGCGTTATCAAAGCGAAGCAGAGGCGATCCTGCAGTCTATGACTCCGGCTTCTTCGAACAATACCTCGAACGAGTCGAACGAGAAGGAAGAGTCTTAGTTGATCCTCCGGTCGATAATTTAGTGAAGATGTTAAGTTATCGACCTGCTTTGGATAATCCTAATTATAATGAAATGGAAACGGTGTTATCATTAGATAATATCCCTAAGGAAGATTTGGATGACCCGTTTTTCATGCACTATCTATTGAATGAAGCTTATGATTTATCTTACGGGATATATGATGGGTATCTTGATCCCCATCTGAGAGATCAGTTTGGAAAGATTGGCGTTCACCCTAAAGAAGAGATTACGAGTGGTAGTCTGATGGATAGATGGCTTAAGCACTTTACTCAATATGGCATGGCTGAACTATTTGGCATGTCATTTCAAGAGTTTATTAGTGCGGATGTACTGACTTGTGTGAACATGTTAGAAACAGCTAAAGAAGCCATGCGAATTAAGAAGAAACTCTACCAAGAGTTGGAGAGTCCAAAAGGATCAAAAAAAGATAGCGGTAAAAAAGAGGGGGGGGAAAAGATGACCCCCCATCTTTTTCTTTTTTTTTTTTTTTATAAAATTATTATATATATATTGACATTAGCCACGATATATTCGATATCACGCATATCGATGCGACTATTCTGGCGAAGGATATCCGTAAGATTGTTACCCCTCACTGTTACCATGATGCCGCTGTAGTCTGAGAACGATACGTTATAACGATAGTCGTTTTCCTTATATGGTTTTACTCGGATTACTAATGGCGTATAAGCATCTTCAGAAGCCAATCTTGCCTGTAGTTCCGATTGAACTTTAATACGAGCGCATTGGGTAGGTTCAAACCAACTCATTTCGAATCGGTATGATTTAAGGTTACCCATGTCATCACGCAGATAGTTAAGTAAATTATCGCAGAACTGCTGCACTGGTTCAGATAAACCCATGCGAGCAATTCCATATTCATGTGACTCACCAGATCGACAATTCGTAAACTTATTTACTGAAATGTTTTCTCTATTTGTGATATCATAACGATAATCTATTTTAGTCTTGTTATCTCTGAACTCAACTACAGCATCATCGATACGGTTAACTAAGAACCGATCATCGATATTAGTGAATAAGTGTCTTACAGCCATACTAAACCTCCATTAATAATCGATATATTCTTGATAAGCACGAAGTTGTTTTACAATAAGTTTAATCTGATTTGCATCAAGTAAAGCATTATTGTTTAATACTTCCATGATATTATAACCACCCGCACTGACCTTATCATGGTATCCGTAGCCATAAGTTAATTCATAATAACATTCACCACCTGGATCTCTTGAGACGAGGATCGTAAACGGATAGTAATCCGGACCACCACATAAACCCTTCTGAAGCTCAGATTGAACCACCATACTAAATGACTTGGATTTACGCATGTGTTTGAACTCAACGCAAAGCGATGTCATATCACCCGTATTGCCGATTGTCTTCATGTGATTTTCGAAAGCTTCAATGAAGGCATAGACATGCTCTTCAAGCTTATCTGCACGACGACTCTTCGTAATGGTCTCACCACGTAGACCATCGATTACCACACCATGCTCATGACGATTATCATCATAAGAACGATAAGTGTATTCGCGTTCTGTGAGGTAATCGTAAAAAGTCATCCCACTGCCACCTGCAGAACGAATTAAGAATGTTCCATTAATAACGGAGAACGGGCTATTCTCTGAATTGATTTGTTTATATGACATATGCACCTCCTATTTAGTGCTTAATAAATTCTTCAAGTTGTTCAGCTTGAAGACGTGGTAGGGTAATACTGATTGTTACATCACCATCAGCGGTTTTCTCAAACTTATAGTGACTTGCCATGTCGAAGAACGATTTATTTTCTTCTGACTTTTTCGTTTTAAGTTTGATTGTATTGTTAAGGTTAGACGTAATTTGATTGGACTGACTAACCAGACTTTTAGCATCAGTGATGCCAACGAGTTTAACTACTGGCCCTGGGTTATCTGCACTAACAATCTCAGTTTTATCATTGATACCACCGATGATATTAGAAAGGATAGTCTGGAGTGTTGACTTCTTACCTTCATCACCAGACATTTTTCTACCATACTGACTGATAATTTGCTTACAGATTCCAGTAAAGCTTTTATCTACCATGTGATTGTACTTTTTAGTGATACCATCATTACCGCTTTCATAATAAATATCCTCGATCCATCTTAAGTATCTAATGAAACCAATCGAGTCTTTAATGTAGACACCTTGTATCTTCAATAAGTCATCTTCGATACTTGTCATATGGCGTAATGCACCATCAGCATCACAAGGACCGAAGAACTCTAACTCAAAGTTACAGAAGAACAATGGTAACGCGTTATCCGTATCCTTATCCAAGCAAGCTACATTATAGAACGCTGCTACACTGTTAGCCAATATAACACCATTGTGTTCTGGTTTAACAATAAGTGGAATCGTCATGTTAGTTTGTTTACGGTATTGCTCAGCAAAGTACACCGCAGCAAACAGATTACGATAACGGATGTTAACTGAGTTGATGATAGCTGATCCAGACTCAGATTCACTGCCTTTGTCATAATCAGAATGATTGGTGTCGATCTGATGTGAATAAGGATCTTCACCATCTGGTTTGTTGACCTCTACCGCAATATGATTTATATTGCGGTTGAATATAATAAGCATGCACTCGTCAGTTAAACCATTAACTAATTTATAGCTTGCTTGTTTTTCATTGTATCCAAGGTCATCGAGTTCCATTGTCCAATTCCCAACGATTTCATCAAGATTTGGATACGGTGATTTCTCAGGGTCTAAGTCCATTTCTCCATCCTCATCATCTTCAAGTGGTTTAACACTATAACGTACATCAAATACTTCCGGAGTCATTTCACAGAAGTCGTGATATGCACCCATAATGAATTTATAGAGTGCTTGGTTATTGGTGATGATCCCTTCTAATTCAGAGATATCATCGAATAAACGAGAATCCACCACATCACCGTAAGCATTCGATACTTTGAATACTTTGAATTCCTTATCAATACTAAATGAAAAGAAATCCTTCTCACTATCCTCTTCCATTAAAGATGTCATTCTCGCACCATTCGTATTAACATGTAAACGATTAACGATACGCAGTACATTGGTATCTTCATCATCTACATGAATAGCGAGTGGCAGATAATTATTTTCAGGATCTTTCGTTTCACCTGTTAACATCCAATGGTAAAGACCGATTGTAATGCGAGCAATAGCTGTTGGGATCTTACCATCACGAATGATCTCTTTATAAAGCATGTTGGAGATCTCACTGGGATCTTTTTCATGCATCAATGATTCAGCAAATTCAAATACCGTTTTGGTCTCCCAATTGCCATTGTGAATTATAGTCGCGCCCACTCTTTTTGTGGTGGCGTTGACATGTAACTCGATACTGTACTCATCGTTTTTGCTATCATTACTAACTAATATTACTTCGCCGTAATGATATCCAACATCCACTAACCCATCATCGTTGGTCATGATGCAATAACCACCGAGTACATCTTCCAGTAGATATTTGGTCTGGATGTTTAATTTGCATTCTTCTGTGAAATGTGTCATGTTATTTCTCCTATAGAAATATTATTTATTAAAGAGGGTAGATATCTACCCCTCGATCATATTTACCATCCTTCTACTTCAATTGTACATTTATCAATACACGTTACTGCGTAGCCCTTGTCTTTCAATGCCCGTTGGATTCTTTCATCGGTGACACTAGTCGAAACCTGATATTTATCCGATCCAATCGTACGCATCATGTCATTCAAATCTCGATTACTTATTTGAACGCTACTACCAAATCGGTATTGAAGTACAATAAGACCTAAAGCACGTAGTGCTAGGTCATATGCGATATCGCATGATAGTTGATTTACTTCTTTAGCATGAGGTAATCCAATGTTATCATAATCAATCATTTTATTTCTCCTGTAGAAATTATAAAGATAAGAGGGCAGATGACTACCCTCTAGTTTTGTTGATCCATTCTGATCTTCTTACTTTCAAGCAATTCACCAAGAGATTTTAACCCTTCGACCATCTGGCCGATGTCATTACTGCCGAAGTGTAAATATAGCCCATCCTCAGAAGTGAAAGTTAAGTTAAACTTCTTATTTGGTTTTGGAGTTGGAACTACATGACGGAGTTCTACTTCTCTTTGTTTGACCAAACCACCCGTTGGGTCATTGTTGTAATCGAACTCTGGACTACCAAGTGCAGTGCGGGAAGTACTAGGATTACTATTACTAGCTGCAGGATGAAATTGGCCTTCGCAAAATTCCATTGGTTTATCGTTTGACATGATTATTTTCTCCATCCACTGATATCAAGTGCCATACCCGCTTCAGTGTTAATAACTTTAACATCATACCCGCGATCTTTTAAAATCATTAAGATCACTGGGTCGTCTATTGTAAGGACTGGACCACTGTCGCGTAGTCCAGGTAATTTGTTTATGACATTACGAGTTACGGTAGATTGTAATACAATAACTCGTGTATTGCTTAGTGAGTACTTTTTAACGGCATCCGCAATGTGTTTTAATATAGCAGTAAGCTGAACTTCAAATGTCGTTCTTACTAACTCATGAGCATGCGGTAAGAAATCAAACATTCTCTTTCCCTCCCTTCACCATTTCTAGTGTTTTCCATCCCGAGATACGAATACAATCTACTGCGTTCATGTTATCGAGGATTTCTACTGTATAGCCAAGACGTGTCAATGCATCAATGAGCTTCTGATCATGTACGTGAACCTTATGCTCACCATGTCCAATAAACTCACTATCAAGTACCATACAGACATCACTCTGGCTCACGTTGATATATGGATTATGGATACAAGCAAGTCTTAATCTGCGACCAATCCAATCTAAGATGCGTGAGATGGAATAGTGTTGTGGGTCTGGGATAAGATCTTCACAGCGAGGAATATCGCTGTCATACTTAACGCGATAACTTTTAGTAGCTTGTACTGGCACGTTATCGATAGTGGTTACGGCAGTAGTTGATTCCTCAACTTTATTCTCTCTTACATCCTTGCCATGTTCATACATCACACGAGCAATTCGGTGGATGATCGATGTTAATCCAACCATTTCTTTTACGTCTGTTTCGACAAGTTTAACGTAGATATTAGTAAGTAACTCTTCTTTTGTATTACCCACTTCACCGTTTAGAACGATAGGTCGGTAGATTTCTGGATCATAATCAACCATTAACATCCAAGTGTTATCTGGTTTAAACAATATCTGAATATGCACCAATACCTTGGCCTTATCATTAAAGACCATGATGTTAGAATACACATCCCCAACAACAGCTGGGTTGTCTTCATCTTCCAGCTGTTTCCATCCGAGTATATAATTACCAAATAACATCTCTGGTGTCATCTCGAATGTATTATTAATTTCATTTCTGTCAATTAGCATTTATTATCTCCTATAGATAATTAACAATTAAAGTATCTGCTTACTACTACTTAAGCTTCATAGTTATAATATACACTTGTAAAAATAATAAGAAGGGTCAAAAGAAAAAGCGACAGAAATAAGAGGCTACCGAAGTAGCCTCATTGATATTACCAATAGTATCTCACTGTACCGATAAAGAAAGTCAGATAGATTGTTATAATCACAAATCCAAAATTAAGTAGCTTACCATTACCTTCTTCTCTATCGTAGAGTTTATCCATTATCACATTAAAATTAAAGCAATTTTCATAAGTTCTACCGTAATTTGATTCACCTCTTAAAGTTGGTTTCATCATCAGATCAACTGTATCACAGTACGAATAACACATCGAGCAGATCTTATAGATCAACACGAGGATATAGACTGCGAGTAATATCGATGCCAATACCATCCAGGTTAATCCATCATGATAAGCTTTTGCTCCGATCATATAAATCGACCATACCCACAGTAAACCAACTATAGGTGTGAAGAGCATATGCATCGCTGAGAAGTAAATGGATTCCATAGTAAAGCGTTCGAGAGATTTATGGCTTATCTCTACCACGACATTACCATCATCCTTTTCTTCTTTCTTAACAACACCTTGGTATCGCTCAAGCATATCTGCAACTCTATCATATACACTGGTTCGCCATTTCACTTGGTTAACGAACATCAGAAAGAATGTGATGACGCAGTGAAAAGTAATTTCAAGATGACTCATTTATTACGCCTCCTATTTACGTAACACTACGCCAGTATCTACTTCATCTAATGAGATGACACGATCTTTCAGTAGTTGTTTCTTCTTAAGATGATAATCCCAAGGTTTACCCAAGTCTTTACCAACCAGATAGATGAACAATGGATTTTGTCCAGGCCATTGTTTGAGTTCACGCAGACGACCCATAATCTGAAGGTTAGCTTGGCGTGAATCAATACTAATCGTCATGATATTAAGGATCAATCCAGGAATATCAATCGCTGTACCCGCACTACCTGTAGTCGATACAATAATCTCACCCTCTAAGATGTTATCATAATCATCCTCACCTACGTAACGTCTGATATCGACATCTTTTACTTTAGACTCCAAGTAATCCACGAACATCGAGCACATCTTAATTGTGGTGAAGAAGATGATTGCTTTCTGTCCTTTCTTACGGATATCTAAGTAATTCTCTTTAAGTTGTTCATAGATCATATCGAAATACTGAATACGAATGGTTTCAGCAATACGACCTTGCATGAAGTTTGCTTCATAGGCGATATGACTATAAGCCCCTTTGAGAATATAACGCCAGCGTTCAGGATTCATGTGATGGTAGATTAATGCCTTTGCCTTGATATAAGGTTTATACAAATCACCACCCATGCGTTCGTTTTTCGGGAACATGGTACGATACATCTTATCTTCAAAACTACCTGATGGATCAAGTGTTGCAGATAAGTAAAGTGTCTTAGGACAATGCGTGAACAAATCAATCGTATAATTCAGATGGAAATGTTCATGAGTTTCATCGGTGATCCGATATCCGATACCAAGTTTCTCCCAGATTTGTTCTGGTGGAACTTGAACTGAATTTGGATCTTCACGATACGCATCGATATAACCACGGATGGTTGTTAGAGTCAGTACGATAACCGTGACATACTCAGGCACACCACGATCAATGTATTTATCTAACTTCGCTGTCGTATCAATAACGAGTAGTTCATCTTGTCCAATTGGGTTGTTACGAATACCTTCATAGAACTTACTAATATCCTCAATCCACTTGTCTTTGTATTTTGGTAATACGCAAACACAGACACGTTTCTTAATGAGCTCACCTGCTTTTAGTGCAGTAGAAGTATTATGCGTTACGATATAGTCATTGATGATGTAAAGCTCATCTGGATGATCTACTTTGATACAGCGTACTTCCTGTTCACCGTGTGGTTCAATTGATTTGATCAATAGCTTAGTTGGGAGTTTATCAAAGCTTACCTGTACACCCATTGGGCCAATCGTATAGCTTGCTTGATAACCAAGACCACGTATAAGTTCAACAAGATCTTTACCAAGTTGTTCTGTCCAAGTCACGAAACAACCTTTAGAATCGGATTCGAACTCATAGAGATCAGTAATCTTATCTAAAAGTACCTTCCGTTGACGGAACGAACTATTCAGCAAGTTAGTTGGGATCTCATCTGATGTGGCGTGTCGATACGATTCAATGAACGCATCGATATCACCTTGCGTAACAAGATCAACATCCGCTGAGTTATGGCGAGCAATCATTGGAATATAGTAATGACAGAAATCGGAATTTTCATTATATTCGAAATTCAAATCCTCTACATTCACAATAGACCACGTACCACTTTTCTTATCGAAGACTTTCCAAAGGTGATCATGACTACAAATTGCTTCACGTCCATCCTCAAAGGTGATCTTATAAAGCGATTTAACACCATTATCAAATACATCAACGACTTTTGTTGTCCCACCATTTGGTGCACTGATTGTATCGCCTACCTTTAACTCACCAATCGGTTTCCAGCCATTCGGAATGCGGACAGGTGTATCAAGTGGTAAACACTTACCGTAACCTGTTGCCAGGTTTAAGATCTTACGGCGACCACTTTCTAAGATATATTCGATCATATTGACTTGATAGTCATATGGGACGAAGGTTGGCTGAGCATGAAGTTCAGCAGGATGTTCGAAGTAATCCTTGAAGGTGTGCACCGTCTTATCAAAATCATTTTCCACATCAACACTAAACGATCTCAAGTGTTCGGATAACTGAGCGAATACATTGATATGAAAACGGATTTCTCTTTTGTCTTTTGAGGTAAAACAAAATAGTTTACCATCTTTCTTCACCCATTTTCCCATCTCTTTCACTAATTGTTTTGCAATCAGCTTCTGTCTTAGGAAATAACGGAATGCTTCACGTGTTTGTTGGTCGAAATCATAGAACCGAACAAAGTGACTATAGATATCGAGTTTTCCTCTCTTTCTCATATCACTCAATCCTCCAAAAAATAAAATGCGTCATATAACAAAATATAATACACGTCGATAGCAACATAGACCAGAGGGATAGGTTTACTATCCCTCTTCTTAGTCTAGACTACTTAAAATGCATTATAACCTCGTTAAATCGACCGTAGACGAAGTATCGTCATCTTTAGGTACTGGCATGAAGTCATCATGATAAGTCCCTCTCTCGAGCGCTTTATTCACATCCTCGTAGATGTTATACGATTCAGGGAAGAAGAGCCCATCAAACGGATGGTTAGCACGAATCTTAGCCAGTGTCATGATCGGTGATTTGAAGTACTGTGGACGTTTCTCATAAGCCAGTAGTTGTGATAAACTACGATAGCCAAAGATATTACCCATGGTTTCAAAATCACGGTTACCACCTGGTAGTGGTGGACGGTAATCCATGTTCTTCGCATCACGGACTAATAGTGATGAAATCATCGCACCTAAGTGAGATACTGGAATACCTACCACACCCATAACGATATCATAACACATGCGCATCATATCACTGATACCGACTGGTTTATTCGCATCGATACCATGACGACCTGCAGATTTAATCGTTGATTCAAATGACTTCATGAAGTCTTCAACGGATGAAATCTTGTGCGGAATCGTAAAGAGGATCGATTTGTTATCCCATTTCTCTGGTGATAAGATGACGGTTACCTTATTAGTACGTGTCGTATCAACAAGATCTCGGTTCTCTGCAATATAGTTAACAAAGTCACGAGATAATCTTGCACAACGTGAACGGTCAGATAGGTTAAGTGGCTCGATAATTACTTCACGTGATTTATCTGATAATGAAATCGAACAGCTTGCGATCTGTAAGTTAGATACCTGAATATCATCCACGCTGATATTGGATTCCAAGTCAGCCAAGAATGGAATATCACGACTATCAAATGTTAAGCTGATTTCTTTCCATTTCGGATTATTGAGTAACTTCGTTTGGATAACAAGTTCATCGATAACGTCTTTACGAGGGAATCGTAAGTATTTCGATGTGGTTGCATCTAATTCGAAAGTTTCTACTTCACGTGATACGATCAAGTGTTTCGCTGATAATGATTTCTGTACGAAGTCACCTAACGCACCAATGATCGAGATGTGTCCAATCGAGAAGTCTTTTGGAATACTATCTGATACTAAACCAAGACAGGTTTCACAAACACCATATTCATGGAGCTTATGGCAGCATGCCATCGTACGCAGTTCTACCGTTGTACCAATCAGTTGTTTATCTTGGCCGGTAATTGGTCTAAAGACTGTACCATCTTTAATAAAACAACCTGTTGCTGCATCCAAGTCATCCTTGTTATTAATTGCCCAAGGAATCGTTTCAGTTGTACCACAGTCACCTGGGTAAACTTTATCAAAAATACCTGTCATGATCTGCAAACGACGGTTTAAGTAGTCTGAAGATTGTACAGGGTCTTTTGCTTGGATCGCTGCAATAGAAGCACCACGAGATTCTTGTGCTGACCAGAGGATATTGTGGATACCCCGTCCATATGAACTGAGTACTGGGTCTTTGAACTGTACGTTATCAATATCCGTACAAACCCCACGAGCCATATATACTTGGTTAAACTGCTTACTATCTACGATACCATATCTTGCTTCACGTGCTAACGTGTTATCTTTAAAGATCGATGAATTACGAATGATTTCATCACCTTGTTTATAGGCATCTTTAATTCGGATCTCTCCGTTTTTCAGACGCTGATAGATCTTATCGATCTCGGGATGATGGATGATCTCACGTAACTCACGTGCTCCCGTTGATGGGATATAAGGGGTTAGATATTTGATACTATCATTGAACACCTTATTGATCTCTAGATAAATGATATTCGCAATAGTTGGTTCATCGACATCATGACGTTCTTTAAAGTTTCGCATATAGCTTAATACTTTATTGAACATCTTTTCTAATGAACTTTTACCCATTGGGAACGGGATCACGAAGTCTTTGGTTAAATGGGGTTTTAACCATTTGAATTCACGGAAAGGTTTCCAGCAAGGAATCGATAATACTGCTTGTCGCCAATAGCAAACAATCGGTTCACCTTCTGGAAAATGGAGAACGATCTTTTCGTTTTCATGTGTCCAAAGATATTCTTTATCCATTTCTGCGAATTCATAAACATCAAATTCTCTTAAGCTCATTTCTACTGCTCCTATTCAGTATCACCAAAACTATAATCCACTTCATCAATGTTGACATTTGAGATCTTATCGAAAGTATGCTGACGTTCATCAACATATTCCAATTTCAATCCATAACAATATAAGAAGTGCTCAATACGTTCTAGAGCTCTTGATTTATAATAAGGTAACTTACTATAGTCGATCAATTCTGGAATCACCGCTGGGTTCTCAGCACGTAAGATTGTAAGTACCGCATCATTACACATCACGTTGTTATTAGCAAGTTGTAGTAAGCTTGCGACGTAAGCGGGATTAGCGGCAGCCATTAATAAACGGACTTCAGTTTCACCTGCAATACGAATTGATTGTGCACGATAAGGTAAACTGTCTTTCGTTGTTGCTGATAACTTAGAGATGATACCGTGTTGTTGACGTTTTGGTACCGAAGTAGATGCCCAGTTACTACCCACTTTTTCTAGACGCATGTAATACATCGGAATAAAGCAGATATCATTTTTACTTTCAACTGGATTTCCTTTCGGATCGTATAACGTCACTTTACCAAATTTAAGTGGGAAGTGTTCCTGTAATCGAACTGACATCTCACTTCCAGTAAAGTCTGAACCAATCGGTAGAATAGGACTGATTTCATGCTCAATGAATTGATGCACATGATACTCTTGGGATTCCTTATCATCCAAGCCTTTTGAGATAATCTCATAATAGCTTCTAAACATGATTTGGTAATACCCCAATAGGTAATCATAAGCTGCTTCCCATCCTCTAGCCTCAAGTAACTCTCTAACGAAAGCACGTTGTTGCTCGAGTGATTCAGCTAGTTCACCTTCCCACAACCTTCCAGAATTCATGCGATGCACCGAGCTAGAAGCATCTACTAGTACGTCAGCTCTTCTACCATAACCATCTAGAGGCATTTTATCATCTGGAATAATCGCAGTAATAACCCCTTTATCGGCAGCTAACGTACAAAGTTTGGAACCCATCGTCATTGGAAAGTCTTTACCATAAGCAATCGTTACACGATACTCTTGAATCTGTTCTTTACGATAAGTTACTTGAACAGAGTTCTTAAGTACTTCGTGATCTTGCTGATACGCCATAGTAATAAGACGATGTAGTCTTGGTGATAGGATTAAACCATCACCTTTAACACGTCTTAGCTCACGGTGGTATTTACGTAACGCTTCCATTGTATTGGTATGGTTAACCCAATAACGATGGGGTTGCTGGTTCATATCAGTCGGTGAATGGTACATCGATGGATTATGAGAATGCTGTACTGTAATATCTAAGACAGTTGCGCCTGGTTCCGCATAATGCAGTTGGTCGAATCCATAATCGATAGTCATCAATGCTTTTGGTGTCATTTGTACTGGGGATAATTCTTCGTCCAAATCACGTAAAGCAAAGAGTAAACCATCATCACGAATTTTCTCACCGATATCAGGAAATGGCTTATAGTTATTCTCATCGCCATAAAGGTTTAAGAGATAAGCTTCCTTACCATAGTTCACTACCATTTCACCGTATTTACGAGAAGTGAGTTTCTGAGCAAAGGATTCAGAGATACCGATACCGTCCTCGATTACCTCTTTAAAACTTCCCATTGCTGTGATCCCTACTTTACCGTAACAGTAAGTACCGGATGTTTGGTTTACACCTGGTGTGGTTAGGAGTACTGTTCCAGCAGGATAAATATCGCCTTCACGTAAACGTTGACAAACTTCAGTTGGGATATAATCATAACCGAAAAGCATGTGGTTAAAACGATACTTCGGTAATATTGCTACCCCAATGACGTTGGTTGATAAGTTTTCATAAATCACGTAAGTTTCAGGACAAGTCTCAACGGATGTGTCCCCACCTGTACGTGTATACTTCTTGATTATCTTGAGGACTTTAACATCCTCATCCGGTTCTCCCTCAAATCGAACATCGATAACATGTTCTGCGTAGTTGTAATCCATACCACTACTCACACTCATGATATCAGGTTCTTTTAACACTACAGCTTGTGCCACGTGCGATGCGTCCATCGCTTGTCGTGACGCTGAGTTATTCAAATAAAACGGATTCAGTCCAGTAATACTTCCTGCTAGCCGAACATCTGGACGGATATGCTCTTCAGGTTGTGTATAATTTATCTGATCAGACATGGTAATTCTCCTATTGAATCCTTGTTTGATTTTTGTTTGTTGTTTAAAAAGTTAATTAACTTTGCAATGGATAACACCACTACAATAGGATAATATAGGAATATAATAAATTATAAAAGGGTAATAAGAATAAGATGAGTACAAGATTAAGTGATTTATTTCCTGGTCATGTCTTAGAGACAGGTCACTATGAGGATGATGGATGGGATGCTTTCTGTCGTGATCATACAGGCGGGTTAAATAAATTAAGAAGTGCTTCTTTAAAAGAAGTAAAGAAAGATGAAGCTTGGCGCTTTAGAGGGGATTTCTTTGGTTATCTTCGTTTCTTGGGTTATAGTAATGAGACCGATTGGATTAATTTGATTTTAAATGGTTACGAACATCCAACGGAATTCCAAGAAAGATCCATGCCGTTAAATCTGATTAGTGATGAAACACTCAGCCAATGGTTTATTCAATATTATAACCATCTTGGTGAGAACTAAAAAAAAAACAACACATGTCGAGGGGGGGGAGCCCAGGGGACCCCCCCTTTTTTTTTCTTTTTTCTCGTGGTCACCCCCTAACAAAGACGGTGCATCGTTACGATAGAAACTTCCACGATCATCATAACGAGAATAACGATTACGGCGATCATTGTAACGATCTACGTAACGGTCTTCATTTAAATGACGTTCACGGATTTGGTTTTCATCTACATCGGATAAATCGATGTTGTCATTGTAACGACGGCGATTACTCCCAAGGAAACGACCTGAGTCTTGTTCACCACGACTACCACGTAATCCACCGCGACTTAACTCAGCACGACGTTTTTGGATGTCAGCCCAACTTAACTGATGTTTAAGTGGAGATTCATCTACAGCAGGTTTAGCCGCTTGTGCTGCACGTACTGCTTCTTGACGTACTGAACGAAGTGATGCACGTTCTTCACGGCGTGGTTCACGCACTTCCGTTTGGATGTGTTTACGTTCTTTACTTTCAGCGATTGTAGGTTCACCCTCATTGCCTGGTAATGCTGGAATTAAACCACGATACACTTCAAGTTCATCTAATCCATCTACCCAAGATACATCAACTGATGAAATTGAGTGGAACTTATCCTTAAACAAGCTATAGAACTTGATGATCTCAGTTTTAAGACCAAGATAAGCTTGAGTCAATGCCGTAAAGCTTGGTGCTGTTGGTGTATTGGTACCAGTTTCAAAGATACGATTATCATGACGAGAGATCGTATCGGAGAAGATCACGTTTAAGCACATCAGGTATGCTTCAAGATCTTTCTTACGTACTTTTACACCGGCTACTTTGTGATCACCAGTTGATAGTGCTTCTTCGATCATTTTATGAAGTGGAAGACGCGCTACACCAACACGGTTGTATTTTTCACCACCGATAGAATGGCCGCGTAATACCGTGAAGTCTACCGCTTTATTTTCACCGTTGATATCAATCTTATCAAAGATCGCTTCAAGATTAGATTTGGTTTTTGCATCGAACTCAGTTAAGTTTGCAAGTAACGCACGTTGAGACTTATTCAGTTTCTTTTGTTTACCTGCATCCGCTGAGAGTTCAATTAAATCCAACATGAGGTGTTGAAGATCAATGAAGATGGAAGCACGATATAATTTCTTTAAGAAGTTAAATGTTGCGCTATCTTTACGCATCACGTTTTCACATGCTGGATGGAATACATGGAATGCTTCACCTTCTTTATTGAAGTTCTCTAATACTTCAGTGGTTGGAAGGACGAGTACTTTACCTTTAATGGTAATTGGAGTTGGGTCAGAGACAGTTAAGAATCCTAACCCTTCTTTATTCTCAACGAGCCCAGTTGAGAGTAAGAGGCCACGATAAAAATCGACAGGTTGCATAATTATGCTCCTTACTAAATTTAGTTTTTGATTCATGTACATGTACGTGTAGAGATATTAGTGTTATATCTCTACATCACCGTTTATTACGGCATTAAGCATTTACTGCTTCATCAACAAGATTAACTACTGAGTTAGTGAACTCATTATAGTGATCAAGATCAGATGTTAATAATGATGAGGTTAAACTACCAGCAAAGGTTGGGGCAACGAAACGATATTCACGCCCACCACCTAATGATACCACAATCTTACAGCTACCTTGAACATCACAGTCTACCATGAGTGATACATCAATTAACCCATTCATGGTAATTGGTGCAAGAATCACCTCTTCGAATTTGAAACGGAATGCTTCTAAACGTTGACGTTCAATTTGAGATGGTAGTCTTGGGATTAAGAATACCACCGCATCACGGTTATCATTACTACTACGACGGTGATCACCAAATAACCACTGATAACGTTCTTCTAATGAAGAGTGCGTTTCATTTGTTACGGTAAAACGAATCGATTCGATTAACTCAGATAACAAGAGATTCGGTAACTGTTGTGCAATCATAGTTGCGATGATGGTTTCTTGTGTTGAACCATCCCAGCTATCACTATCGAGATCTTCTTCACCTGCAATACGTAAACGACCCTCCAAGCTACCACCACGAGTCTGACGAATGCCGGCTGGTAAGATGATAGAAAGGATATTATCGTTTTCTGCATCTGGGAAGTACTCGATGAGATCACCCCATGTAAATGCCGCTGCAGATACGATATCAGTATCTTCAGATAACAAGTTAGTTAATGGGTTTTCACTAAAGTCATCAATACGTAAGAAGTTATTAAGACGTTTAGTACGATCCATTTCACTGTAGCCTAAAAGACTTGATGAAGTATCGTGTAAATCCCCTTCACTATCCGTTGCACGAGTCACATTCACAAGCTTCGTCAAATAGAATGCTGGAATGTGATGAGCCCGTTCGATATTACGAGCATAGGCACCAACAGTTGAATGATCAGGTGTAAATACGGGTTGTGTATCATACTGCCAATCATCTTCTTGATGAGTTGAACGAGTATAGGCTGCACCTAACACCGCTGCACGTGGATCAATTAAATAATCTTTTGGTGCTTGATAACCAAAACCATTTCTATCACGAATGCTGTTATCTTCATAATAACGAGAAGAGACCACAACCGTATTATCAGAACGAACTGAACGAGTACGGTTACCGTTACGACCTTCTGCATTTGAAATCACCATCATATTGGTAATATGAAGTGGCATCGCAGGATCGATACTTCCGTTTTCAGATACACCCGCATAATCAGTATAACCTGTATAACAGTAGATCAAGTTCATTGAACCCACTGGCTTAACAAACTCTAGATAGAAACGACAACGTGGTTCAGCCCACCCATTGGCGATACCCACATGTCTATCAATGGTAGAACTTGGCATGATGATACGGTTAGCGACATTACTCATTGAAATGATATCAGCTTGTTCATCTTGCTGGACGATTTTCGTTAAATCGTTTACTGCACTACCCCCTACGTTCGCGGTAAATGAACGACGTACTTGTTCATGATAAGAACCTGTTGCAACAAAGATCGCTCTCGTCAAGAACATGCCACGATTAAACTGAAAGTTTTGGCCACGGCTTACGAAGTCATCGATCTCACGATTCGTGTGATAGATGTCAGGCTGTTGTGATGCGTTTCCACCACGTCTGGAAGAAGCCACATCAGATGTTAAATCGATAATTGACATTTTATACTACTCCTATTGAAATATAACTTGTCGTTAAAAATACTAAGCTTAGTTTTCTAGATAATGGGACAACTTTCTTTAGCGGATTGTTATCCCATTAAGATAATATAACCTCGTAGATTATATTAGAACCGTTATGGGTTGATGAGCTGATGTTTGTTCATGTAAATCAATAACTCCACTAAGATATATTTTACATGATAACGGTTACACCAACGCCCTTCATAATTCACCCCTTCAAACCACGCACCACGTACATCATCTTCCATCTTAATACAAGCTAGAATCGGATAACTGCTGCTACGTCTTGATTCACCTTTAACACGGTTACTGGTGATCGTGTGCGGGTAGAACTCAGAGATCTGTTTAAGTTGATCTGCGGTTACATCAGTGGTATCGAAGATTGGTTCTGGTTGGATGTCACGTAATAACTTGCCATCAAAGATACGAGCAAGTTCATCAAAACCCCAGTGTTTTAATAATGCCATACAAACACGGAAACAATTTCGATATTGTACACCTTGTTGTACTTGAACACCTGGTCCATGCTTAACAGATGAAAGATATTCAATATACTTCGGTGATACCGCAGATGCCATTAACCATTTCATGAGTGTCGCACGGAATGGATGATAAGACTTGTGATAGTCTTTATCATATTCGATTGCTTCTACCTGTTCAATGGATAAAGTCGGATCAAGATGCGGGATGATGTTAGCGACATCAGACAAGAAGTGGTTATTGATGACCAGATTCATCTCTGACATCTCACCTGCAATCTTATAACGCTCTAACGTTGAAGCTTGGTTCTCTTCCCCTTCATCCGTTTTACCTGGTGCATCTTTATTCATGAAGAATTCACTGCTACCCCCACGACCATCACGTCCTTTTGTTAAGAACTCTGCATCACCTTGTACGTAATAGAACAAAGATGAAATCAGAGATGGGCGTTGAGATGGTTCAAGGTTCTCGTATTTGTGCGATACCCCAATTGGTAAGAGTTTCTTCATGAATACATCTGCCATGATCCAATCTACTGCACCATCTTTTGCAAGACCGTGTACTAAGATAGGTGGCGCTAATTCATAATCACTTTTACCTGACCAGAATCTCACGATAAATTCACGAAGTCTTTGATAGCCTTGTTCATGAATGAATTCTGTTTTATCTAATAATGAAACGGTTTTCATACAACGGAAGAAATCTAAAACATCATCGCCAATTAGCGTATAGTAATGTGCCAATACTGGCATGTATAACTTAGAGTAAATAATCAAGCTATTTAAACCATGATAGTCGTGTTTATCATAAGTGAGTGATAATGACTTTTGATTCTTTTCTGCTTGGTCAGTATTCTGAGCGATACGAGATAATGGCATTCTGGTATCTTCACGTTCAGGCGGAGTCCAAATGGTATCTTTCGCAACAACATCTTTTAACACCGTACGATACGGAAAAGTGTCTGAGATCACTTTAAGGTTATCACGGATACGATTCATTAATCGATCTGGGTTATGGATGTTGATAAAATCCTCATGGATTTGTTTATACGCATTCCAGAGGATGTCTTGCTTTTCTTTTGGAAGTTCAGCAAGCAGTCGGTTAATATCCCCAAAGACAAAGTGATCAGCTTTGAATTTACGGTATAGCTCTATGATCCAATCGAGCTCTTCACCATTATGCGCCATGGTGACCGACTTGATTTTTCCGTTAACTGACGGACGTAAAAGGAATTCCATTATTAACTCCTATTGTTAATACTTGTTAGTTGTTTTATTTCGAAATAAAGTACAAAGATACTTTCATATCTCAGTACAATAAGATAATATAGGAATATAATAATTGATACGGACATATATCGAGGCATCCGAAGATGCCTCTTAAGTATGTTTGGATTAGATCCAGTTATCGTCATTAAAGCCCGCATCAGCCGCTGGTGCTGGAGCAGATGGTTGAGATGGTTGTTGGTTGTAACCACCTTGACTTTGATATCCACCATTGCCACCGTTGTTATAACCACCACCATTGTTGTTGTTATAACCACCGTTACCACCTTGTTGTGGACGTTGTTTTGGTTCTGGATGTTTATATTCGTTGATATAAACACTTAATGAGATATCACGCACTAAACGCGCCCAAGATCGTGCTAGTAACGCTGAAACATCTTGTGCAGGGATTTCATTACCTTGTGCGTCCACTCGTTTAAAACGGAAATAAGGACGGAAATTGAAGCGTTCTGGTTTATCCCAACCAAAACCAGTTGCACCGATGTAGACTAAACCATCTTCACCACGACCCGCAATTAAAGTACCGATAATACCTTTCTTGCCTTGTGCCACGAAACCATCAAGGTTCCAACGCACCTGTTCTGGTTGGTTACGACGAGCAATGTCTTCTAAAGTAGTTAACACTTCGTTTAGTGATACTTGGTCTAATTTAAACTCAAGCATTTTACCATCAGTACGGTAAACGCGGAAACGAGGTGAGTTATTAAAGGTAGAGAATACCATCGTAGCAGGTTTACCACCTGGTTGTGCAGCGATACCATATAGGGTTAATTCACGAGCATCTGCAGCATTCTTTTCACGTTGTGGCGCTTGGAAACGACCGCCACCTTGACCATATCCGGACATAGGGAACTCCTTACTATTAAGTTAATTCTGTCTGTTAAAAATAAATAAAATTGATTTTGTCTTGATACACAAAATAGACTAGCATTTAGAAAAATTGCAATAAGGCATCTTGGTCTGCTTTGTGTTTGAGTTTACGGATACTATTACGAATCGTGGAGTCTGTTGTCATCACAGTCCAATGATTATCCTGACTCATTTTTACCACTAAACGTTTTACGGTTAAGTTTTGCTGAATAAAGAAGACATTATCCCCGAAGACTTGCAGGGTAAATTTATTGAACGGCATATTCTCAATATCTTCTTTCTTATGGTAATTCAGTTTGGTGTTCCAACTCCGTCTTAGTTTTACTGCACCTGTATGGGATTCAACGAGATTCATCTTAGGGAATCTATATTGAGAGAGTAAATCTGTTGGGAACGAGGTTAATAAAGAAACACTTCGGTTATCCTTTTCTAATTCCCATCCACGTATAATACGAACAGGAAGAAGTGGTCTACCTTGTGCTTGTCTTTCTTTATTAGTTTTATCTAAGAGATCTTCAAGCTTATCTCTTACGGTTAACATCATGGTCTGCACGAAGATCTTATTTTTCGTATTAAACTCACGAGGTTTTGCCATTGGGAAATCCAAATAAATCTTCTTATAATCAGGAAGATAAAACTCAGCGACTGTATTTGGGTTTAACTGAGGAACGGCTTGAATCAACACATCCATTTCAGCAAGTATCACTTCTACCACGTCATCCGCTTTCAGATTGTGCTGCTCAGCTGCGGGGATCGATTGGATAACGTTACGTGATAATGTCAATAGGTTAACAAAGAGGACATCATTCCACATGGATGGATTAGCCGCTGGACCATCAGCGATGAGTGATGTCCCGATCGATACGGGTAGTACTTCACCAAGTACTCGACCATATAACAGGTCTTGAGAAGTCTTTGAGGTATCACGCTTAATCCCAAACCACTTCTCCAGAAGTTCATCAAACATGGCTGATTTCCTTTACTTTAACATTGGTTAATATAGTGCAACGAGAGTTTCTCCATTTCCGTTTTAATGGAATCATCTTTGACTTCATTAAGGATTAAAGATAAGATATTCTCTCGGGTTAATGCAACGTATTCTTGCTCATATCCCTGAGTGACTTCAAGGACTGGGGTATATTGGCTTTCTTTTGACACGTATTTCTCAGTGAATCGGTACTGATTATACTTGGTTCTGAAATAAGCCAATAATGCTTTCATATCGATTTCTTTATCAGTATAGATAAAACGGATGTTTCCACTATCTCGATTGATAGCTTCGACTTGTTTATCTAATTCACGATACGACTCGATATCTTTACTATCGAATTTCTTCGTTAAAGTGACTGAAGTATAGACTTCTGCATCTTTATTTTCAATAAACTTCACAACACGATTATCTTCACTATAATAAGTGACATCCAAGAAACCTTTCGGCTCCTCTTCACCGTGTGCTAATCTATCAAAACTTCCTGCCACTTCAATCTTCTTATACGTACTTCTTTTATGCACATGACCAAAGAATGCATTATATCTAACCATCTCATCCCAATCATCTTCTTTTAAATGAGAGATCTTATCTCGGATACTCTCATTAAATTGATAACCGAATTGGTTATGACCTAAGATGATATCCACTTGATCGAGATTATGCTCACGAAGTAACTTACGTGCAGTCAGATACATCACGTCACGTTCAGCCCATTCATCCGGTACGTACATGATACTTAAATCATATTTCTCGATATACTCAATTTCCATATCCGTAATGTATTTAAAATCCACATCAGGATATAAAGTCTTGGCTATCGTTTCAAATTGTTTTCCTTGACTACCATCATGAGATGGGGTACCATGGAGTAAGCGGATGGAGATACCAAACTGTCTGGCTAAACTTAGAACACGATGATAATGCATATTAGCATAACCGACACGTTCATCACTGTTTAATAAGACTTGGTCTAATAAATCACCCGCATACAAGATAAGATTAACCCCTTTAAGATAATCAGGGTTAAATATTTGGTTCTCCAATCTATCAATAATCTTTTCCGTGGAGGTCTTATCATGAAAAAGATGGATATCATGGAGACTGACTAATCTTAAAGGGAACCGCATAATCTTCTCTATTTAGTTAAAATGGAACACTACTCCCAATCATCCGTAGACTCGTAATCATCGTGTTGAGTTTCAGTTTCTTGGGATTCTTGTTGTACATCAGATTCAACAGGATCTTCGACTTTCGTGTAGAAGTCATCCGTACGACCTAAATAATCACGGATCGATTTATCCTGTACCCAGAATTGATAGAACCCATGGTTTTGTTCAGTCAACGTACGGAAGTTGCGATATACACGCTCATCTTCCATAGGAAGTGGTCCAAAGAAATCCATGATCTCATACCAAGCGAGGATATAAAGTCCTTTAGAATCCGTTAAATCAAGGATATTTAAAGCATTCTGCACCATGCTGTTAGTAAAACGTTGGCGATTGATTGGAATGCGTGCTTGTTGGGATTCCATGAATCGACGATACTGGTGAGTAAAGCCAAATTCATATTTCTCTTCGACATCAGTAATATATTCATGCTTGAAGCTGACTGTAAGTGATGGAACATTAAAGAGGATTTTATCGAGATCTAAATCATCGACGATTAAAAACCCGTTCTGCTCTCCACCTACCCATTCAGACATCTTCTTATAGTTGTACTCACTGTGGTCTTTGTTCTCACTGATCAAACCAGGATAGAAACGATGTCTAAACTCACTTACTGTGATACGTTTAGCTTGAATAAGTAAACTTTCATTCACCATACGAAGCGCTTCTAGGGCTTCGCGTTCACCATCGCTGATCTCACTGTTAGCGAGTTCACGTAATTGATCTGGTGTCATTTCATCAGGCGATTGATTTCCACTCATCGATTAGCACTCCTTCGTTATTGTATTTTAACATTCTAGCAAGGCGTGTTCCTTCAATCTTAATAATACGATTGAAGTTAGCGCGTCCACTATCTTTATCTTTTACCTCGATACGGATATCCAGGTCATATTTACCATTGCCTGATGGGTCATCGATATAATCGACCATGACTTCACTGTCTTGGAAGTATCGACCGCATAAGGTTGCCAAATCAGCACGGACTGCATCTGCACAACCTACCGGATTATGGTTGTATTCAGAGACCGTATACAGGAAGCTGATGATCTTGCCTGTAAATACCGTAGATTGATCATAGTTGGTTGTAAAGTAATCCAGTAGCATACTGCTTACTTTAGACTCTAATGTGATCGTCCAAGCATCAAGATTTGGATATGGCGTCGTATAGGTTGTTTCTCTTGCCATAGAAACCTTCTAAAAAAAAAATAATAATTGTGATGAAAAAGAGGACACCCATCACAAGTGCCCTCTTTATTATTTAAATGATTTCATGAAATCACTTGATGTTACTCAAGCATTGCGCCCCATTTTGAAGTTGGGTCATACTTATTTGCGATTGCGTGGTCAGCGAACTCCCAACCTAAACGGATATCGAAACGTTCACCATCGGTTAACTTCTCAGTATCACGTATTTCGTCAACGAATGAATCAATGAATTCCACAAATTGGTCATCCACAATTTCACCGTTAACAATATATTTATAGTCAGGGTGTTCTTCTGGGGAGAACTGTAAGTCATCTTCGACTTCATTGTCCCATCCAGATAACGTTTTCTCACGCACACCTTTACGGATCACCGGATTTGCCATCATCCAACGTCGCATCTTAGGTGTCGCTTCGACGATATCTTCTAAAGACTCGACCACACGGATGTCATCGTAGTCTTTTACTGCACGCTTACGCATACGGTCTACGTGATCACGCAGATCAACTAAGGTATCAAAACCAGAACGACGATATAAGTCTGCAGCTCGATCTGCAAATCGTCTTCCGATATCACCTAGTCTTTCCAGTGCACGTTCGTTAGCAGAGCTGATAAATCGACTTAAGCCTTCTGACATCGGCGTGTAGATTAAACCAGATGCAACGTTATCGTTACCGTAATAGACACTAGCCACGAATTTCACCTCCAATGATTTCGTCCCATTCCATCCCTTCTTCTAACCAACATCCCAGCATACCCCAAACTTGTTTAGGTAATGCCACATCACCTGATAACTTATCTGGGGTCGCATGGGACAATACAGTAGTAGCTGGATGCAAGTGCACCGCTGATGCAGCTTGGAATCCATCTAATACACCCAGCTTGTTGGTCTCATCCGAATATTCGACTGGGTGTTAATTTATTTACTCGGCATCTCCTAGATTGAGAATATAATCCCATTCCAAAGCTTTACCATTAAAATTACTGATAAGTAATCTATATCCCTCAGATAGTTCTGATGTTCCTATACGTGTATAGATATTAGTGATAATGGATTTTCTATCGAATACGCCAGTGTGTCTGAGCTTATCCAATATCGATTGGTCTCGATGCGCAATTATCACATTCTTGGTATGATCGAATAATATATAACCAACAGTTGGTTTCTTATTATGGAAATCATACAAGCGAATATATCTTGCAAGCAAGGCCTCGCCCAACGTCATCAATCGATTCTTCGTTGGTTTTTTATCAAGACGATAGTATCGATAACCACGGCTGTAAGGTGCATGTTCTCTTTCTACGGAGATCATCATCTCATTGATTGATGTTCTTGGTGTACCAGTGATTGTTGCCGCTTCTGTAACAGATTTAACAATAAATCCGGTTCCATCAGTACCATCTTCCACGTATATTGGATTCTTATGAGAAGTAGTAACTTCCGTATCAACTACATTAATGATGATCTTACTATCATAGTACGATCCATCGTTATCTAAGAGTTTCTCAAGATGTCCTACATCAAGACCGCTAAATTCTGCGACCTCTTCCGCAGTATCGTACATCGATGAGGCGTGTATATCTTTAAAGAACACATGAAATGCTTTCATCTTAACACGCTGTCTCGTCTTACAACCACGTTTATAGTTCTCGGTTTTAGTGACCCACTCAAGATTTTCTAATCTCAAGTCTGTTCTATCTGCATTAATGTGGTCAACTTCCATTTTCTCACCCGTACCTGGATCAGGAATAGGTAAGAATGAAAGTGCCACAATACGATGTAGATCAACAGCACGTGCACTGTTCGCATCGTCGTGACGCAGTGAGACACGTGGGTAATCATTACCAGTTCTAGTTACTGTAACTGGACGATTTCTTTCAATATTAATAATGTTTAAGTCTTTATCAATAACATATCGACTATACCCAGGAATAAGATATTTACCTGGCATTACTTCTATTGGGCCATCTTTTACGGATAGAATACCACTTACTTTAGTTAATTTATCTGCATATAAGCTTTGGTTAATCATAATGATTACTCCTTAATATTAAATTGGAACAGTTAAATAAATATTTGGAGTAATACATGCCGGTAGTGTTTCTTTTTTCAGAGCACATCTTCTTCTACCATTGCAGGTAGACACCCCCATTTTCTGGATAACACTAAACCATACTCTACTCACCTCACTTGGTATCTCAACCAAGCTTACTTTCACCAGTTAATAGGCTTGACTAGTTCCTAATGCTTATCAGCCTGGGTATAGCTTTCGATGCTCGTTGAAGCTTCATCTCTCTGACTCTCGGAGATGAGTGCTTGCGGATTGCCCGACCTTTATTGTTTTTACCTTACCTCAGTCATTACCTTCGCCACTATCTCTATCACTAGGATAGCTTGGTAAATAAAGGTTATCGGGGTTTCCCGCAGTTAACGGGGTTTCACCAGCATTGTATTACATACTATAATACAAACACTGGTAGGAAATTACGCCAACATAATCTGTATTCCATCAAAATCAGTATTTGAGGACCCTAATATCAAAACACTAATAGCTGTAGTGATATCAGTAGGATCAGTTTTTACTTTGGTTATTAAAAGGGATTTCATTGAACCCATACGCAATGAAGGGTTTCGGTTTTCTATTTCCATAAATCCAGGTTTACCCGATAGACGAGTACGATGAGGTGAGGATTCAATAATATAATTGATCATCTCATGGATTTCTGGATCATAGTTGTTTACGGCATGAAGTATCCGTCTTTTGATCTCATTTGGTTTTAACCCTTTCTTCATGAAGAGGTTAGTTAAATGGACTTCAAAGAGTGGGATCGCTGCAGGCCATGAATAATGCATTTCTTCTGCATCATGTACACCATGGATGGAGGTAACCACCATACGTGATGTCCAAGGGATACGAGAACCGTAGACATGTTTACGGAATTCACCGGTTTTCTTGTTATAGTCAGAAGCGAACTTAGCACTGATGTAGTCTTTAAGTTCAATCAGTACATTAGCCATGATAGACTCTTTACGTTGTTTGGTTAAACGACGCCCGAGATTATTCATGGTAGTGATCGTATTAATCACGTTCATGTAAGGGTTGAAAGCTTTAAAGTCTACGTAACTTCCGAGTTGAGCACGTTCGATGATGTTAAATGACTTATGAAGTAATGGTACAGCATAAGGCGTACAAACATCATGATAGGTTTCATAGAACTCATGAAGTTGAGCACATTTGGATTCACTGATTCTAAATACACTTGGGTTTAGAATCACTGACATGACAAGGTCAAGGTGTTCAGTAAAGAAGGTAAGGCCCCGTTCGATTTTATTTTGTTCAAGATAAGCGATACCTGCATGATCCGTATAGTCATTATAATACGGGTCTAAGAGATAACGGATAAGGTGACCTGTGTTACCTGAACGAGTGGTACCTGCTTTGAAAGCATCCATCAGGATATCCAGGAAATAAATCGATAAGAGTTTACCACCTTCATCTGGTGCACGAATCCACACGATGGGCTTGAGCTCTTGAGAAGATTGAAGGTTGATTTCCGTGTGGCAATACGGACATCTGTCACCAATTTCCAGCTCAGGGTTAGAAGCAAGTGATGTCATCCCACAACTACAAGATGGGATAAGACTAAAGCTTGCACCATCAAAGATACTGATAGTTAAGCGTTTGATGAGTTCATGATCTTTGATCGGATCAAGGTCATTTAGGTAGACGACTTCACCACCTAAGTGTTCCAGATCTCGGTTAAGATCGGGGAGTATTGCATTTACACCCATTTAAACTTACTCCTTTAGTTAGTTTCTGATGAGAGAACATCCTTTTAATTTTTTAAAATAAAAGGACAAAAGAACGGGGATGTCCGAAGACATC